ATGGACAGAATCCATAAATGAAGATAATATTAAATTTTCCAAAGAAGAAATGGCACAATTACATAAAGATGGTAAAATAGAAAAAGGTGGTCATACAATAGAGTTTGGTGAATCGGTAAATGAATCACCAATGGCACCATTTAGTTCTTCAGAAGCAAAACAACATATTAATCAAGACATTAAAAAGATGTCAAAACATTTAGGTAAAGCATCACAACAATCTATTAAAATTATGATGGATGGTGTAAAGGGTGGTAAATATACCGCAATGGATATTTCAAGAGGTATAAAAGAAGGACCCGCAGGTAGAGCACACTTTGGAGAACTTGGTTTTCTACAACAATTGTGGAACAAAGTTCGTGATGGGTTTAGAAGATACACAAAAGACCGAAAATTAAGTTAATGTATATTTATTAGAGATTAGGAGACAATAAAATGGCTAAATTAAAAGATTTATTAAGTGAAGATATAACCACAATGGGTGGAGTTATATCTCGGAATGCATTTTCGGGAATAGATATGGGTTTTAAAACTCAAAAAAATACAACAAGTCTTACTGATATTGTAGAAGATGTTTATGGTCAATCTACCGAAAAAGTAAATGTAAAAGAATTTATGGGTGAAGTTTCTAATTTTAACTCATTTGGGGGTGAAATTTATCGTGAAGGTAATTTAAAAGATTTAGCAGAAAGACTTTCTAAATTAGCAATGACTGCTAAACAACACACTCTTCAAGAAACTGAAGATTGGTTTGATAAAATCACGGTAAATCGTAATATGAAAGAATTAACAAGTCTTTCTAATCAATTTAAGAAAGTAGCGACAGAAGCACAATCATTACAAGAAAGAATGGGTGGTCTATATGAAGATATGGGACACATTCTTGGTCGTTATTATGAAATCCACGAACCTGGACACGAAGAAGATGAATCTCCAGCTCCTGTAGAGGGTAAATCATACAGAGATGGTGAAGAATTAGAAGCAGACACAGTTCAAGAAGGTTCTTATGAAGCATTTTTCAAATCAGCACTTGAAAAATGGGGTGTATCTGAACCAGATCAACTTGATGATGAAGAAAAATCAAAATTCTTCAATTATATTGATGCAAATTGGAGTGGAGAAAACGAGTCAGATTAATATGGAGGTTACTTGGAAGTAAAAGTAAAAAAGAATAATGTAGAGTTCGCTCTACGGTTATTAAAACGAAAAATTAAAGATAGTGGTTTAATGGTAGAGTTGAGAGAAAGACAATACTATAAAAAACCATCACAAAAAAGGTCTGAAGAAAGAAAGTTGGGAAAGGTTCGTCAATGGATTCGACAACAACAGATGAATCCTGATTGGTGTGGAGAACCACCAACGAGTGGACTTAAAGAAAAAATTAAGAAAGAACGATTACAATTTAAAAAGTAATGTTTTTTCAATTTGTGTATATTTATATACACAAGAATATGTCATTCAATCGTATATGACATACCGACAATGTAAACCGCATTAAAGTTCCTAATAACTTTATTAAATCCAATCCAAGTATTTATGCTTGGAGATAAACTCTTATGGAGAAACATAATGGATGATCTTTTAAAAGACGCAATAGCAGACGCTAAAGCAGTCAGAGAGACCGCACTTGCAAACGCTAAAATAGCTCTTGAAGAAGCTTTCACTCCCCGTATTCAATCCATGCTTTCAAACAAGATTCAGAACGAATTAGAAGGTGATGAAGAAGCAGCAGAAGAAGCTCCAGTAGAAGGTGAAGAACCCGAAGCTGAAGAAGAACCTGAGATAGCAGCTGAACCTGAAATTGGTGAAGAACCTGCAGCAGAAGGTGAAGAAGATGTAGAAGATATTATCGCAGCACAGGATGAAATTCCTGGCGAAGAAGCTCCTGCAGAAGAACCTATCGTTGCACAGGATGAAGTTCCTGGTGATGAATGGTCTGAAGAAGAACCAGCAGCAGAAGAAGCAGTGGAAGAAGAAGGTGTGATTGAAATCAACGGTGTAAAATATGCACCAGTCGTTTCTGAAGAAGAAGATGAAGAAGCTGAAGCTCCTGTTGCAGAACAGGAAGATGAAGCAACTGAAGAAGAACTTGATCTTGAAGCAATCCTTAAAGAACTCGAAGAAGAAGCTGATGATAGTGAAATCTCAGAGGAATATGAGGAAGGTGAAGTAGGTGATGGTCTTGATTCGTCAGAAGCTGAAACAGCTGATGAAGCTGAATTAGCAGAGAACGATGTATCTTCTGATATTGGTGATGGTGACAACAAAGTCGCTGATGACGCAGCAGATTCGTCTGATATCGGTCAAGGTTCGGAAGAACCAGCAGCCGCAGACGCACCCGCAGCAGGTCATGAAAACGCCGAAGATGAAGAAGTTGATGATTTAGTTGAAGTCAATGGAGTAACATACTCTAAAGTTCAAGAAGAAGAAGGTGATGATGACGTTGCCGAATCTACTGAAACTGAAGAAGATATTGACCTTGAAGAAATCTTGAAAGCACTTTCAGAACAAGATGATGAAGAAGCAGAGAAATCTGAAGCGAAAGTATCTGAACTTACTTCTGATCTTGATGAACATCGCAAAGTAGTGAAGTATCTACGAGGAAAGTTGAATGAAGTTAATTTATTGAACGCAAAACTATTGTTTACTAACAAATTATTCCGTGCACACGGTTTAACTAATGAACAGAAGTTGAAAGTCGTAGAAACCTTTGACAGAGCTAAGAACCTTAGAGAAGTTAAGTTGGTATTTTCCACCTTGGCAGAATCTTTTGGTAGCAAAACGGCAAGTCCGTCTAAACCAATTAAAGAGAGTAAAGGCCAAGCTTCTAAAGCAGTAGCTTCTACCAAACCTAAATCAGCACCGAAGGTGATTGAAGAAGGATTTGATATGAAACAACGCTTCCAGAAGTTAGCTAATATTCTATAACAATTAACAAAAATCTTAACGATTTTTTGGAGAAAAAAAATGGCAGATAATTTACAATCCATCGAACAACTGATGGATAGCTATGATTCCAACCGTAGTCGTTTAGCCGAAACCCAAAAGTTAGTCAGTAAGTGGGAGCCTACTGGTTTACTTGAAGGTCTTGAAAGAGATAATGAAGTTCACGGAATGGCAGTTCTTTTAGAAAACCAAGCACGCCAGCTTATTGACGAAAGTTCAAAAACTGGTACTGCTTCGAATTCTGAAGAGTGGTCAGGTGTTGCTTTACCATTGGTTCGTAGAATCTTTGGTGAATTGGCAGCACAAGATTTCGTCAGCGTACAGCCGATGAATCTACCAAGTGGTCTGATTTTCTATCTTGACTTCAAATATGGAACGGTTCAATCTGGACAACATACAAAAGGGTTTGATATTCATGGTAACACTTCCGCTTCTAACGCAGACGCAAGTGGTGGTCTTTATGGAGCTGGTAAATTTGGATATTCGGTGAATGACCAAGAAACTGGCACTATAGCACCAACCGCAGCTTCTGCTTCTTGGAAAGAAGTAGAATTCGAACCTTCATTGAGTTCGTCAATTGCAACAACAGCCGCAGATCAGGTTGTTAAACTTACTATCGCAAGAAGTAATTTTACAAGACCAGATGTTGAAGGTTGTCGTGCATTTGCAGTAAGTGGTTCTGATGTTTCCGCACATTATCCAGCATATACATCTTATGATGCTACCAACTTTTACTTTTATGTAAAATCTACTAATGGTACGCTCGCAGGTGGTGTTGGAGTAAAGTATCATCAGCAACCATTAGATACATCTCGTGGTGATTTTGAACAATCTACGTTCACTACACCATCCCCGAATTCAGCAGATGATGTTGATATTCCTGAGATTGACATTCAGTTACGTTCAGTTAGTATAGTTGCGAAAACTCGTAAGCTTAAAGCTATCTGGACTCCTGAGTTAGCTCAAGACCTTAACGCTTATCATAGTGTTGATGCAGAAGCAGAACTTACTTCTATGTTGAGTGAGTACATTTCAATGGAAATTGATTTGGAAATCCTTGATATGTTGAAGTTAAACGCTAATGCTAAGACCGAATATTGGTCAGCAAAAACTGGTTTTGAGTATGATTCCGCAAATACCGTATTTAGTGAAGTGAGTGGTAATTCCAACGCTTACACTAAGGGTGAGTGGTTCCAGACTCTTGGAAACAAACTACAGTCAGTATCTAACACGATACATCAGAAAACTCTACGTGGTGGAGCTAACTTCATGGTGATTTCACCTGAAACAGCAACTATCATAGAAAGTATCCCTGGATACGCAGCAGATTCTGATGGTGATTCAGCTAATACATCCTACGCAATGGGTGTTCAAAAAGTTGGTGCATTGAATAACAGATATACGGTTTATAAAAACCCATATATGTTAGAAAATGACATCTTAATGGGTTTCAGAGGAAGTAATTTCCTTGAAACTGGAGCTGTTTACGCACCGTATGTACCGTTAATCATGACTCCTCTTGTTTACGATCCTGTTAATTTCACTCCTCGTAAGGGTGTAATGACAAGATACGCGAAGAAGATGGTTCGTCCTGAATTCTACGGTAAAGTCATCGTCGCAGATGTCAACTACGTTTAATTCATAGTAATTAAATAGATCAAATAAAGAAGGGGAGTATTAAACTCCCCTTTTTTATTGCCGTTATATTTATAGTTGAGTAATAATATCTTTTTTAAGGAGATCACAATATGGAAGCTATATGGCCAGGAAGTGGTTCAGCGGTAAGTGGAAATACACCTTTTGGGTTGTATGATAATGATTCCACATTTCAATCAGATGCACCAAAATTTGCTAATTGGTCAGCCAAAAGACTTGGTTATCCAATTATGGCAATAGAACTACAAGACTCACAATTTTATACTTGTTTTGAAGAAGCAATTACTGAATATTCAGCACAAGTTAATCAATTCAATATTAGAGAAAATTTATTGTCCTTACGTGGACAAGCAACGGGTTCAAATGTTACCCATAAACGAGTAACACCAAATTTTGCAGATGCAATTAGAGTTTCAGAACAATATGGTACTGAGGCAGGAGTTGGTGGAACAATAGACTACAAAAGTGGTTCTATTAGTGTTAATAGTGGTTCTCAGGTATATGATTTAAATGTATTATTGGCAGATGTTTCTGAAAGTGGAGCTGCTATAGAGATTCGTAAGGTCTATTATGAAGCAACACCAGCAATTCAAAGATATTTTGATCCATACGCAGGAACAGGAGCAGGTTCTTATAATATGATGGATGGTTTTGGTTGGGGGAATATGACACCAGCAGTTCAATTTATGATGATGCCAATGTACGCAGACCTTTTGAGAATACAAGCAATTGAATTTAATGATCAAATGAGGAAATCGGCACATACATTTGAATTGAGAAACAATAAACTTAGAATTTTTCCAAATCCAACAACAAATTATAAATTATGGGTTGAATATCTCAGAAAATCAGATAGAGATAATCCATTACAGACTGCATATGGAGAAACTTCTAATGTAGTATCAGACTATTCCAATGTACCATATAATAATATGGAATATCAATATATTAATGATGTTGGAAAACAATGGGTTAGAAAATATGGACTTGCATTAAGTAAAGAATTACTTGGAATGATTAGAAGTAAGTATGGTTCTATTCCAGTTCCAAACGCAGAAACTACTCTTGATGGAGATACATTAAGAGGGGAGGCACAGACGGAAAAGGAGTTTCTCGTTACACAATTAAGAGAAAATCTTGAAGCATCAAGTAGAAAATTAATGTTAGAGGCGGATAGTGAAGAAGCAACGAGATTACAAGAGAAATTACAAAAAGTTCCTTTACCAATTTATATAGGATAATATTATGGCAGGAAGATTTTTACCACAGAGGGATTTAAATGTCTTTGAACGGGTAAATAAAGAACTTATTGGTGATCTAAAGACAGGTAAAGATGGAATAATCAATCAACAAGTAGTTCTTTATAAAGTATCAGTTCAAGATACACAAACAAATATGTATGGTGAAGCCGCAGGTGGCAAAAGATGGAAAGATGGTGTAAAATTTGCTTGTTTAGTAGATGCGGCAGATTTCGATTGGAATACTGATGAATTTGGTCCCGATGAACAACAAAACGCAACATTTAATATATTACGACAAACCTTGATTGATTTATCATTGGTTCCAGAAATTGGTGATGTGTTTGAATGGAATTGGGCATATTTTGAAATTGAATCTATTAATGAAAATCAACTTGTAGGGGGACAACAAGATAATAATTGGACTGTAAGTTGTAATACATTCAGAGTTAGATTTTCTAATCTTAATATTGAACGCATACGGAGTATCTAATGGCTAGAAAAAAACCATTACCACGAAGTCAAAGAAAAGTTATAAATAGAGCACTTCAACGAAAACGAACAGATGAAATACAAGATATATCTGTAAGTTTAATGGACATGGATAGTGCAATTATGTTCTATTTTGAAAATGTTATTAAACCTACGGTTGTTGAAAATGGTGAAACTGTAAAAGTTCCTATAATGTATTCTTCTCCAGAAAGATGGGCCGCAATTCAAAAAACTGGTTTTATGAGAGATTCTAAAAGACAAATTATATTACCTGTTGTAGCGTTCAGACGGACTGGAATGGAAAAGGATGATACGATATCGGTTGATAAAATGGATCCTGAAGAACCAAAACTTCATTATTCTTTTGAAAGAAAATATAATGCAAATAATAGATATGATAATTTTTCTGTTCAACAAGGGTTAATACCACAAAAAGAATATTATAATGTTGCAATGCCAGATTATATGGTATTGAGTTATGATTTTATTGTTTGGACTCATTATATTGAACAAATGAACAAATTAATTGAGAGGATTAATTGGTCAGCAGGTTCGTATTGGGGTGAACCGAATAGAATGAGATTTAGAACTAATATTGATAGTTATTCAGATGCTACAGAAGTGGCCGATAAAGAAAGATTAATAAGAACAGAATTTAGTGTTACATTAAAGGGATATTTGATACCAGAGGCATTTAATGAGTTAGCCGGACCACATACAGCAGGAACTCACTTAACTCCTAAACGTGTTATCGTAGGAACAGAAACTTCTGCAGATGTAGAGACTATGATGGATCAAATAGGTGCCGGATCAACCTTATCTGCAGCCGCAGCAACAGTTGGATCAAGTCCAGCTCAAAGTATTACTTTAGCAAATTCATTTTCATTAACATCTGGTTTAGGAATAACACTTACAAATGAGGGAGACGCTTTCGATGGTTCTTCTGATGTATCACATACAATTGCAATTCCACAAGAAGTTGCAACGACATCAAATGTTCAGTTTAACGCTGTAACTTCTTCTGCATTATTATTAGGTGATAATACTATAACGAGTGGAGGGGTAAATGGTAATTGGTCTGTTACGGGCTCATTAACGACAAATGGTAATTTAACAGTAGATGGAAACACTACAATAGGTGGAACTTTAACAGCACAAGAATTTCATACAGAATTTGTATCAGCATCAATTATGTTTTCAAGTGGTTCTACTCAATTTGGAAATAATCTTGTAGATACACATTATTTTACAGGAAGTATGTATGTTAGTGGTTCATGGACTATAAATGGATATAGTGTAAATGAAATTTCTAACGATACTTCCTTAACTGATAATAGTTCAACTGCATTAGTAACTGAAAGGGCAGTAAAACAATATGTAGATACTACTGCAACAGATGTTGGTGGTTTTTCAACTTATTTGAGAAAACAATATGTAAAAATATCTACAACCTTAGTCAATAGTGCAACAGCAAGCTTTACTGCAGTAACAGCATCTGCTCCAGATGGGTTAACATCCACAACCGAACACGATTTTTTATTTTTTATTAATGGTCAATATATGGAACATGATGCTATAGCAATTCAACAAGCTTCATCAACTTTTTATCTTAAAGTAGATACAGATTCTATTGGGTATGAACTTGAAAGTGATGATGAGATATTGGGTTGGGGTAAATTTAATTCATAGGAATAGATAGTGGCTACGACAACAAAACAAAAATTGACATTAACTTCAGATGAGGGGGTAACATTATCCAATAGTGGATTGGGATTTGATGGTTCACAACCTATTAATCAAAATATAACCGTTGGAAATGATATAAGAACAACTGGTAAAGTTGAGTTTAATGCAGTAACAGCAAGTGTAGGATATGACCTTAGTGGTTTTACTTTAAAGGCAGACAGATGGGAATCTAATTTTTCTGCAGGTGGTAACTTAAAAATTACTGGAAATTTAACAATACCTGGAAATGCATCAGTTGGTGTGAGTGTTACTGCAGAAAAAATTACTTCAGAATTAACTTCTTCTGGAACAATATTTCAGAGTGGTTCTACATCATTTGGTGACACATCCGATGACACTCATTATTTTACTGGAAGTATTTATCAAAGTGGATCATTTTCTTTATCTGGATATAGTGTAAATGAAATATCAAATGATACAACTTTTACAGATAACAGTTCTACTGCGTTAGCAACTGAAAGTGCTTCAAAAGCATATACGGATGTTGAATTAGGTTCAAGTGGTGAACCTACTACTACTGATTCATACATAAGAAAAAGTTATAATAAAACTGCCTCGTCTGTTTCTAATAATACGGCCAGTTTTACAGCAGTTACGGCATCGGCACCTGGAAGTGTAACAGCAACAAGCGAAGCAGATTATTTATTTTTTAATAATGGACAAGTAATGGAACATGACGCGTTACAAATACAACAAAGTGGTTCAACTTTTATGTTGATAGTGAATCCGAGTACTATAGGATATAATTTAGAAAATAGTGATGAAATAAAAGCGTGGGGTAAATTTAATGCTTAAACTTAAAGATTTATTATTTGAAGGACATAATGATTCTGATGATACTGGTGGAGTTTTATATTATTGTAATGATAAAGTATTATTGTGTTTAGGTTCACGCTCAGGTGAGTGGAATATACCTAAAGGACATATACAAATTGGAGAAGAACCATTGGCTGGTTCAGTTAGAGAATTTACAGAAGAAACACAAATAGTATTAAATGGTATTCCAGAATTAGATAGTGTTCATAAGAAAGATAATGGTGGAGAGTTCTATTTATATGTATTAAAGGGAACAAGAAAATTTATTCCAAGAATAAATCATGAACATACAGATTGGGGATATTTTGACGTTACTGATTTACCGAGTCCAATAAAAGATTGGGTTAAGGAGACTATTGAGAATGATTAAATTAAAAGAATTATTAAAAGAATGGACAGATACTTCATTTAAAGATTTACCAAAAAGGTGGTCTAAACCCGTGATGACTTTTAATGAACCAGATGGTCTTACCGAATTTGAACGATTGGGTGGCAAGGATAATGTTAGTCTTGACGAAAAGATGAGTGATGAAAAAAGAGCGTTTCTAATGTTAAGAATTTATGGAGATAGTTGGAAAATTAATCTCGGAAAAGTTTTTTCAGGAATTAATAAAGGTAAACCTACTTTGATTAAAAAAGGATTAAAAGAAATAAAAATTCTTAATAAAAAAATTGAAGAAATGATTGAAGATTTGATTTAATTTATAAAAATGTATATATCCACTTTTCTTTTACTATTACCTGATATTTATTAGTATGAGAAAAAGACATTGGAGAAATAGAAAAAACAGAAAGTGTCCAGATTGTAATAGAATAATCTATTACACTCGTAAAGACACTTTTGACCGTGCAGTAGGAAATAATGCTGTATGTAAGTCTTGTGCACAAACAGATAGAAAACTTACTATGGAAACCATTGAAAAAATGAAACAACCAAAGAGTAATAAACACAAGAAAAATATTTCACAAGGTATGACTTTGTATTGGCAAGAAAGAAAAGAACAAGAAGCACTAAAATATAAGGAATTTAAATGGCTTACATCGGATTAAAACAATTAGATCCCACATTAACAGGTTCAATGAAACTTTCTGGTAGTTTAGAAGTTACTGGTTCTGTTGGATTGACAGGTGTATCCACAATTGGTCTTGGTGATACTTATATTGATTATACACAAGATGATGAAATTAATTTTTGGGCTGGTGGTGAAAGGTTATTAAAGTTAGATGAAGCTGGTGATGATGAAGTAGTTGTTGGAGATAGTGGTCATGTAAATTTTAGAGTTGCAACATCTGGTGTAGGATATAATCTTTATGTAAAAAGTGAAAATGCTGGTGGTGTTGATAATTCAGTAGGTATTCGAAATAGTTCACCACAATCTGTATTGGATGTTACTGGTGATTTAAAAGTTTCTTCTCATATTACTTCCAGTGCAAATATAAGTTCAAGTGGAATAGTAACCGCAGAACATTTTTATTCAAGTGATGATATTGAAACTGTGGGTACTGGAACGGTAACTTCTGGATATGGAGTTGTGGGTTATTCATTACTTGTAAATAATAATGCACATGGTGGTGGAGATTTTAGGGTAAAATCAGTTAATAATAACTACCATATATTTTCAGATTCGAATCAAGATAAAGTAGGTATTGGTTTCTCTACATCTCCTACATTATTATCATCATTACACGTAGGTGGAGATATAACAGCTACTCATGTAACAGCAAGTGGAAATATAAGTGCAAGTGGTACAATATATGCAGACAATTTTACATCAACAGGGAGAGATGTAGCAGGAATTTCATTCGCTGATGATTTAAATATAACAGGACATATTACTTCGAGTGGTGATATAAATACAACTGCAGGTAGAGTTTTTGAAGCAGGAACATCAGTAATAGACCACGCAACAGCGATGGCAATAGTTTTTGGGGGATAAAGGAGAATAAAGTATGGCAAATACATTTACAAGTGCAGCAACAGGGTCAAGGACAGACTTATTAACTTTATATACTTGTCCAGTAAGTACAACTGCTGTTGTTCATGCAATATATTTAAGTAATGTAGATGGAACAAATGATGCTACAGTTAATGTGGCAGTTAGTGGAAGTGCAAATTTTACTGATAGACGGTATTTACTAAAAACAGTTGATGTTGCAGCAGATTCTACGGTAGTAGTTGAAAAACCAATTAATTTATCAGCGGGTGATAAATTGGAAACACAAGCATCTGCTAATGGTGACATTGACGTTTTTGCAAGTATATTAGAAATGACATAATATGAAATCTATTGGTAAAGAGATAAGAAGAAGAAGAATCAAGATAAAGGGTAAACCTTTAATTGTTACTGGTTCATATATCAATATTGATAGAGGAGCGGCTTCTGGTTCGACTGCAATTTATACCAATAATGTTCAAAATGGATATCCAACTTCTAATCCTTGGGGACAGGGTTTAGAAGGTAGTTATTTTAATAATTTTGATAACACAACTCATGTATCTGAAGTTTTAAGATTTGTGGCTGGAATAATTAGTCATTCAATAGATACATCATCACCAACTGCAAATACAAAATATTGGAATACACTTTCCACTACTCATACACAAGGTTCAACCACAAGTAAAGGTTCATTGTTAGATGGAGTATTAGGTTCAACTTATGAAGATGCAAGGTTATCACAACATTGGACTTCATCAGCATTTATAGATATGGGTGAAACTGGTTCTTATAAGTCTGTTCAAGATTATTTAACATTAAAAGGTTGGGTTGTATCGGGTGATTTAGGTGATTTTGGAAACGATACAGGAACAAATCCATTTCATGGAAGTTACGCTTCTCGTATACCATCAACAATACAGACACAGGCTACTCTTGGAACAAATAGTTTTACCGTAACAGCAAATGCAGGTGGTTCAAGTGCAGTTTATAGTAATTCTAACTATTTTGGAATGGGTGGATTAACAAGTGGTGGAGCAACAGCTTTTCATGTAAGAGTATTGGCATCACATTCATTTAGTGATAATTACGCAGACGCTACACCAGATGAAGATTCAACATACCACACTTCTTCAAAGAAAGATTATTCTGTATCTTCATTTGGAACTACAGATGGATTAGTATTGGCAAAAATTGAATCTGCAAATCCAGCAGTTATACCTGCAGCATATCAAGATGGAGATTTTAATAGTGTGACGGGTACAATTAGTGGAAGATTTTATACTGGTGGAGCAACAAGTGCAACAAGTATTTCTGCAAGTGGATACTATGCAACACACGATGTCGTAGCAGGATTAAAATCAGGTTCACAAGGAAGTTATGTATATAAAAATGGAAGTGATTCAACAACAAGATTTTATTTATACGCAGGAAGTTTACCAAGTGATATTACAGATAGTCAACCTACTGCAGTAGTAACAAGTAGTGCAAAAATAACTGCATATGCAGCAACATCAAGAAGTTTAAGTGGGGCCCCTTATTTATTAACAAATACATATACAGTTACTTTTGATTCAGAAGTTAGTAAATCATTTGATCCCGCCTACGGATATGCATCTTCACCGTTGGTTAATAGTAATACAACTGATACTTGGGAGAATATAGGTTCAACAACTTTATCTAATACTACTGTATCGGTAACTAATAGTGGAGTTCAATCCACAGGAGTAAATACTTATGTTATAGATAGCACTAAAAGTACAAAAAGAAGCTCAAGTGGAATTCCACATAGGTCAGATATAGCAGTAATAAGTTCTTCTCTTTCTTTTACTTTAGATAGTAATACTGAAAATGTAGGACAGAATCGTTCATCGAATAATACTTTAAATTATAATTTAATATTTAGAGCAAGAGGTAGAAATTGGAAAAATACTTCAGCAGATTCTACTTCAGGTACAATATCATTATGGGATGCAGCAAGATTTGGACAAAATTCTGATAGTGGAAGTATGGCAGTTTATAGTAGAGCACAAGGATATGATACAAATACCTTGCAAGATACAACTGAAACATTTACGGGTGAAGATTTTAGAATAGTATTGGCAGATAATGTTCAAACATTTACTGGAGCATATTTTACAACCGATAGTTTTCAAACTAATGATGAAGGAGATAGTACATTAGGACAAAATGATTTACAAGTAAAACCAGGGTATTTGGTAGATCCAACTGGTAGTTATGGATATTGGTTTACGAGTGATAGTTTACCAGCAAGTAGTGCAGGGTATAGATATTATATACGAAGATTTCAAACAGCCGGTAGTACATATTCAAGTATGACGGTTAATTTAAGTAGTAAAACATTAGTGGCTTGGAACGCAACTACTTCTGATAGTATAGCCTGTGCTATATTATTCGAGAGTTCGGGTAAAAATAGTGGTAATAATAGTTCTTTGGGTGTAGCAAGAATATATGACCCAGTAAAAACCACAAGTAACTTGATTGAAGCGAACATATCACAGGATAATTTTAAAAATCCATTTTCCACGGCAATTAGTTTATATGGGAATAGTGGTGGTAGTATTTCAAGTGGAACATATACAGTTCCAATAAGAAATGCAGATGGAATGTATTTAGATAGTAACGATAATGAACTTTATGTAATAGTTAGGTATAAGGGTAATCCAGCTCCAATATCTGCAATAACATTGAGTTTTAGTTAGGAATAAGAAATGGCAAAAATAGATTCAGGGTCAAAATCCAGTCGATTATTAGCATCGCGAAGATATACTCACGATACACTTACAAGTGCACAAGAATCATTTACAAATGTACTTGATTTACAAGCATCTGAGATTTATACTCAAGCAAGTTATATACCATCTTCAGGATTACCATTTAGTGGAAGTTCTCAACAGGGTGTAACACATACTGTTTCGGGGTCAGGTGTATTAAAATATTGGTACAGACATAAATTAACAAAATCAAATACCAATAATGAAGTTTGGTTCTTTTTAAATCCGACAGGAAGTGATAATGGAATTGGTGCACAGTTAATTAGTTCTGATCAACAAGTTAATTTTGTATCACCAAAATATTCCACAGCTGGATTAGCAACTTCTACGACAGAAGATTCTACTCCAGGATATTTAGCAACCTTACTTAAATCGACATCACTTAATTCAGGTTCTTTATCTGGTGATGACATAGTTTCAACTAATGATTATATATTTGATTATAAAACTGGTATAGTTCAATTTATGAATTCTTCAGTTGATCCATCTAATAGTGATTATCTTTACATGACGGTTAATCAATATGTTGGGACTACTTTAGAAACAGGACTTGATATTCGTGGAAATGTTACAGCTTCTAATATGTTTTTAGATGGTACTATTAGATTTGGGGATTCAGATACAGATACAATTGAAGTACAAGCAGAATATAGTGGAAGTATGATTCCAGATGTGGATAACGCGTTTGATTTAGGTGAAACTGGAAAAGAATGGAAAGATTTACATATAGACGGAACAGCTAACATAGATTCGTTAGCTGTAACAGATGCATTTACATATGGAAGTACAACTTGGAATGAAAACGCTGGTGCAAATAGTATAACTGGTTCAGATTTCTTTTGGAAATCAACTGGAGGTGGATTTGATATCTATGATAATAGTGATGCACTAATGTTTAAAATTGAAAATAAAGTAGCAGTGTTGGGATCAGTAACAGGAGCACCACCTACGGCAGTAGCAGGTGGAATTTATTATTCTGGCTCTGATGATTTTTATTTTGGATATGAAAATGAAGTTTCTTAATAGTTTAAGTAGAAGAATAGTAGATTAATTTAGAAAGTATATATTTATTAATGATAAATCATATGGTTTATCTAATTTAGGAGAATTATAATGGCACAATGGAGAAAAGTCGTAGTATCGGGGAGTTCCGCGGTATTAAATGAAGTATCGGCTAGTGGAAACATAGTTCCAAAAACTACAGACGGAAGTTCATTGGGAACAGCTGCACTACAATTTAGTGATTTGTTTTTAGGAGAAGGTGCTGTAATAAATTGGGATAGTGGTGATTTTACAGCAACTCAAACTAATAACCTATTAGCTCTATCTGGTGGAAACACAAGAGTAGATAGATTAGAAGTAGATTCAGCAAATGATTATGTTGATGTAGATACAGATTTAAAAGTAGTTGCAGCAGCAGATATTACATTAGACCCAGGTGGAAATAATGTTAAACCTGGTTCAGATAATGCTGATGCACTTGGTGTTAGTGGAACTGCATGGAGTGATTTATTTCTTGGTGATGGAGCCGTTATTAATTTTAACGCTGGAGATGTGACTGCAACACATTCATCTAATTTACTTAGTATTGCTGGTGGTAATACAAGGGTTATTAGATTAGAAATAGATAGTGCATCTGATTATTTAGATGTATCTACAGATTTACAAGTAATTGCAGCAGCAGATATTACATTAGACCCAGCAGGTGGAAATGTTAAACCAGCTTCAAATGATGACGCGGCACTTGGTGTTGCAGGAACTGGTTGGTCAGATTTATTCTTAGCAGAGGGAGCAGTTATAAATTGGGATAGTGGTGATTTTACAGCAACTCAAGCAAATAATTTACTTACCCTTTCTGGTGGTAATACACGAGTTGATAGATTAGAATTAGATAGTGCATCTGATTATTTAGATGTAGATACAGATTTAAAAATTGTAGCAAATGCTGATATTTCTTTAGAACCAGGAGGTTCAGATGTTTTAATTGGGGGAAATAGATTATCAGGTTCAGCAGCATCTACAGGATCATTTGGATACTTAAATGTTCATGGTGATGGTGTTTTTGGTGGTGATTTAACATTTGGAGATGCAGCAACCGATTCTGTTACTTTTGGAGCAGATATTAGTTCTAATCTTCTTCCAAATACAGATGATACATATGATTTAGGTTCAGCATCACAAGCATGGCAAGATTTATTTTTAGAAGGTGATATAACCTTAACAGACGCTGGAACAATTGCAACAACTGCAGGGGCTTTGACATTAACATCGGCCGCAGCAGCCACATGGTCTACATCAGCAGGAAATCTTACTCTTGATTCAGCCGCAGGTACTTTGGTATTAGATGGACATACAGGAGTAAATATAGACGCTTCAAATAGTGGTAAAGTAGCTATTGATGGTGCAGGTGGTATTGATATTGGTGTTGCAGCAGATGTCGCAATAGATGTTGATTCATCTACATTTGATTTAGATGCAAGTGGAGCATTAACAATGACATCTACAACTATGGCATTTGATCCATCCAGTACATTTGATATAGATGCAGCTGGAGCAGTTACTATTGATGGTAGTTCAATTACTTTAGGTGGAGATTCAGATGTAGCATTTGATATTGATACTTCCACATTAGATATTGATTCAAGTGGAGCAATTACAATTGATTCTACCGCTGGTGTTTCTATTGATGCTGGAGCAGCATCCAATCTTTCAACTACAGCTGGGGCATTAACATTAGATGGTGCTGGTGGAATTAACATAGGAACAGCTGGAAATGTCGCAGTAGATTTTAACTCATCTACATTTGATTTAGATGCAGCTGGAGCAATAACAATAGATGGTACTTCTACTTTTTCAGTTGATGCACAAGGTGCTACTAATATTGATACTACAAGTGGTGCAATATCTATTGGTACTGCAAATAGTGGAATAGCAATTTCTATTGGTCATTCAACATCAGAAACTACGATTAATGATAATCTTACAATTACAGGAAATTTAACTGTAAATGGGGATCAAACTATAGTTTCTACAACTAATTTAGCTGTTGAAGATAAATTCGCAGTATTTGCAAGTGGTTCAACTTCAGCTACAGATGGTGGTATTATAGTAAGTAAACAAGCCAATGGAGCAGGATTCGCGTTAGGATATGATACTGGAACAAGTAGATGGGTACTTGATGATGATTTAGCAGTAGCAGCTACAAATATTGTACCAGATGCATTTGTAGGAACGGTAGAATTGGGAACTACACACGGTGATTCACAAAGTGCACCTACTTATGGTAGTGGAGTCGGGTCAATTTATGTAGATACGGATGATAATGAAATTTGGATTTACGCATAACATTAGATAAAGATAAGAGGTTTCAAAATGGCAATTAATGTAAAAGGCCGTATTAAAATTATAGAGGGAAAGGCATATGTTCATCCATTGACAATCCCTGAATTAGAATTTTTATTAAAAATAGTAGCAGAAGCAGGACATAAAATGGAAGATGTTCCAAAGGTATTACAAGTAACTAAGAAGCTACGAGAAGAATATAAATCAGTTAAGGAACATCAAAAGACTTAATGTTGGCCCATCTCTATGGTAGATGATGGGAAGTGGGCTTTGAGAGAAGTAACCAACCGCGATTAGGAGATATATTAAATGCCAAGTTGGAAAAAAGTATTAGTATCGGGATCCAATGCGATTCTCAATCAAGTAACAGCAAGCGGTGGTTTTTCGGGTGATGGTTCTGGGTTAACAAGTATAACTGCAGACACTGCAAACATCGCGGTCAAAGAAGAGGGTTCTTCTCTTACATCTCAAGTAGCCAGTTTAGATTTTGTAGGTAGTAATGTAACTGCCACAACAAGTGGAAATAATGTAACAGTAACAGTTTCAGGAACAAGTGGTAATGCATTAGATAATGCTTGGGATGAGGATAATAATGAAGATTTAATGCCAGCCACAAGTAATCAAGTTGTGGATGTACATTATGAATTAGACAGTAATAATGATATAATGCCTCGTGTATAATATTTATAATGAATAGGATAAAATAATATGGCAACGAAAAATTTAGTACCAAGAACTGGTAGTCAAGGTGGTATTGGAACAGATACTAAACCTTGGAAAGAGGCAATATTTTCTACTGGTAGTTTTCAACTTATTAGTGGATCTTTAACTCCAGATGCAAAAGAATCTTGGGACTTAGGTACTGCAGTTAGACCTTGGAGAGAAATTTATGTCTCAACAAGTTCAATAAATTTTGTAAACCCAACAACTGATACAGTTATACAATCATTTTCAGCAACTTCAGATGGGTTTTCTTTTGGATCAAAAGGTGACGCTATTATTAGTGGTTCAACTATTAGTGGTTCTAAACTTCATATTACAGGAAATGCTTTTATAGGTGGTAATTTAACTATTGGAGATGCAGATACGGATTCTGTTAGTATATCTGCGGATTTAACTTCCAATTTAATTCCAAATGCAGATGCAACTTATGATTTAGGAAGTACTTCAAAGGGGTGGAATGATATCCATTTGGGTTCTGGAGGAGTTATTAATTTAGATGGTGGTGATGTAACTCTAACACACGCAGCAGGTAAAGTTACTTGGGGTGGTGATGGAGCAGTAGAAATAGATTTTAACAACCATGAAATGACTAATGTTGATATTAATAGTGGAACTATCAACGGAATTACAGATTTAGCAGTAGCAGATGGTGGAACAGGAGCTTCAACATTCACAGATGGTGGTATATTATTAGGTAGTGGAACTGATCCAATTACTGTAACAGCCGTTCTTGGTGATGGAGAAATTTTAATAGGTGATGGAAGTGGAGATCCAACTACATTAGATGTAGGTGCAAGTGGTGGAATTACAACTCTCGGAACTATCTCAACAGGTGTTTGGGAAGGAACTACGGTAGCAGTAGATCAAGGTGGAACAGGAGCCACTTCTTTAAGTAATTTAATTACACTTTCAACTCACACGACAGGAAATTATGTAGCAACTCTAACTGGTGGAACAGGAATCACATCAACAGGAGCTACAAGTGGTGAAGGAATTGCACACTCAATAAGTGTAGATGCTTCACAAACACAGATAACGGGTGTCGGTACAGTTACAACTGGTACTTGGAATTCTTCGTTGGGGGCCAACACAAATTTAGCAATTAGTGGTTCAATAGATGCAGCAACAGGTTCAATGGTTGGGAATACCAATATTACTACTTTGGGAACAATCGGAACTGGTACTTGGGAAGCAACAGATGTTGCAGTAGCACACGGTGGAACAGGAGTGAGTACTTTAACTGATGGTGGTGTTCTACTTGGTAGTGGAACAGGAGCAATTACCGCAATGGCAGTTCTCGCCGATAGTGAAATAATAGTTGGGGATGGAAGTGGAGATCCAGTAGCCGAGAGTGGAGCAACATTAAGAACTTCAATCGGAGTTGGAACGGGAGATTCACCACAATTTACAGCAATAGAATTAGGACACGCCAGTAATACAACGATAGCCAGATCAGGTGCTGGAGATATTACAATAGAGGGTAATCACATTTATAGAGCAGGTGGTACAGATGTAGCAGTAGCCGATGGTGGAACAGGAGCAAGTTCATTAACTGATGGTGGTGTTCTACTTGGTAGTGGAACAAGTGCAGTAACTGCGATGGCAGTTCTCGCTGATGGAGAATTTATAGTTGGTGATGGTTCAACTGATCCAGTAGCAGAAAGTGGAGCAACTCTACGAACTTCAATCGGAGTTGGAACAGGAGATTCACCACAATTCACCGCAGTTAATATTGGAGCAGCATCTGATACAACTTTAGCAAGAGAAGGAGCAGGTGACCTTACAGTTGAAGGTAATCATATTTACAGAGTAGGTGGAACGGATGTTTCAGTAGCCGATGGTGGAACTGGAGCAAGTTCATTAACACAAAATGGAGTTTTGATAGGTAATGGAACAAGTGCTGTAACCGCTGTAGATTTATCAACTGATGGTGTTATTGTTATCGGTGATGGTTCAGGAAATCCAACCACACTTGATGTTGGTGGAAGTGGTGGAATTACAATTCTTGGAACTATTGCAACTGGTACTTGGGAAGGTACAACTATAGCAGTAGATCAAGGTGGAACAGGAGCCACTTCTTTAAGTAATTTAATAACATTAGGAACACATACTACTGGTAATTATGTAGCTACAGTTGCTGACTCTGGAGGTGGTGGTATAACCGTCGCCAATAGTGGAGCAGAAAGTGCAGCAGTAACTCTTGAATTAGATATTAATGGATTAACAACAGATACTATTGCAAGTGGTGATTTCATCGCATTTTCAGATGAAGGTGAAGGTGGAGATCCAGCAAATAAAGATACAATTGATGATGTAGCATCATTATTCGCAGGAACAGGATTATCTGCAGCAAGTGCTGTTATTAGTATAGACGCAGCCGACACAACTACTACTTCCATTATAAATTCTTCACTCGGTAAAATCGGAACAGCAGCAGACCAAGAATATATTACATTTGGAACTTCTAATGAAGTAAATACTTTTATAAATAATACAGAAAGACATAGTGTAACTGCAGCAGGTGTTGATATTACAGGAGCATTAACAATTAGTGGCAACTTAACTGTAAATGGAACAACTTCTTATATTTCTTCTTCTGTACTTGATATAGGAGATAGGATTGTAACTTTAAACGCGAACAACGCAGCAGGTGATGGTGGTTTATATGTAATTGATACTGATGCTACAGAAACAGGTTCATTACTTTGGGATGTAAGTGCAGATAGATGGATAGGTGGATTGAAAGATAGTGAAGTTAATTTAGTCACTATATCATCTACAGATACTTTAACAAATAAAACTTTAACAACACCAACTATTGGTAATTTTTCAAACGCCACTCATACCCACGCAGATTCAGCTAATGGTGGACAGATTACTCTTGGAACTGGAACGACAGGAAATTATGTATCTACAGCAGTTGCAGGTACTGGTATATCTGTAAGTGGAGCAACTGGAAATGTAACTATCTCAAGTGCAATTACAGCAGGAGATGGTTTAACATTAAATACTGCAGACATAGATATAGATGCGGCACAAACAACTATTACTTCAATATTAGCAACAGATTTAAAAATTGGTGAAGATGACCAAACAAAAATAGATTTCGAAACTGCAGATACAATTAACTTTTACGCTGGTAATGAAAAACAATTAATCCTTACAGATGGGGCTTTAACTCCAGGATCAAATGCTATTGTAGATTTGGGTACAGATTCACTCGAATTTAAAGATGCGTATTTTGATGGTACATTAGAAGCAGATGCTATAACAATTGCTGGAACTGCCTTAAATACAGTTATCGCGGGAGTTACTGTAACAAATGCCACAACCGCGGCAGTTGCAACAACAGTTACTATTTCAGATAATGAAAGTACAAACGAAGAAAACGCTATTTTATTTTCAGCAGGTGCAGATGCTGATGGTGGAAATCTTGGAGTAGAACAAGACCACTCTGGATTAACATATAATCCTTCAACTGGAACTGTAACCGCTACTGGATTTAGTGGAAACTTAACAGGAACTCTACAAACTGCAGCACAAGGAAACATAACATCATTAGGTACACTTACAACATTAACAGTAGATGATATTACAATTAATGGTTCTACCATTTCAGATGGTGGTGATTTAACAATTGATGCCGAAGGAGATATTACAATAGATGCCAATGGTGCAGATATAATTTTAAAAGATGATGGTACTGCTTTCGGTAGATTTAAAAGAGATACATCTGATTTTGTAATTAAATCAGAAACAAACGATAAAGATATTCTATTCAAAGGAGTTGATAATACTTCTACTATAACTGCACTTACTTTAGATATGTCTGAAGCAGGTGCTGCTACTTTCGGTGGTGGTATTGCAGATGCAGGAACAATAGGTGCAGGTACTTGGCAAGGAACAGATGTTGCAGTATCACACGGTGGAACAGGAGCCTCAACATTTACAGATGGTGGTGTTCTACTTGGTAGTGGAACAAGTGCTATTACAGCAACTGCAGTATTAGGTAATGGGGAACTCTTAATTGGTGATAACAGTACAGACCCAACCGTAGCAACTCTAACTGGAACAGCCAATCAAATAACTGTTACAAATGGTGGTGGTAGTATTACACTTTCAACACCACAATCTATAGATACAGGAGCAGATGTAACATTTGGAACGGTAAGAGTAGATGACGCAACAGCTGCTTCAAGTAAAACGACAGGAGCATTGATAGTTGATGGTGGTGTAGGTGTTGGTTTAGATATTCACGCTGGTGGTGATGTTGTAGCATATGCATCTTCTGATGTAAAACTTAAAGATAATATAGAAGTTATAGAAGATTCATTAGATAAAATAAGTGAAATTAGGGGTGTTAAGTTTGATTGGAATGAAGAATCACCTGATTGGGCACAAGAAAGAGGACATGATGTTGGAGTTATAGCACAAGAAGTTCAAAAAGTACTTCCCGAAATTGTAACAGAAAGAACAAATGGTTATTTAGGAGTTGATTACAAACGAATCATTCCATTATTAATTGAGTCAATTAAAGAATTAAAACAAGAGGTAGAAGATCTAAAGAAAAAAGTGAATTAGAGATTTTTACTTTATATTTATAGTACAGTTATAAACAATAATAACAAGGAGAAAAAGTTATGGCCGATCAAGAGACAAAATTCTCGGAAGAAGAATTGAAATCTTTACAGGAATTACAAAACTCATATCAAGGAAAACAACTACAATTTGGACAATTAAGAGTTCAGAGATTGTTAGTTCAACAACAACTTGATGCAATTGATGAGACAGAAGCTAAATTAGAAGTTGAATATAGTGAAGTTCAAGAAACTGAACGGAATTTGGTTAAATCATTGAATGAGAAGTATGGACCTGGAAATTTAGATCCAGCAACTGGAGTATTTACTCCAGCACCAGCAGCCGAAGAAACTTCAGAAACTGCTTAAAATAAACTCCCTCAAGTATATCGTTTGGGAAAGTTAGGCTATATTTATAGTAAATATTTATAGTCTAAAAACGACTAATATAGTTATTTAAATTATAACATAACAGGAGAAAAAAAATGGCAGAAAGAATCGTATCGCCGGGTGTGTTTACGAGAGAACGTGACCTATCTTTTCTTCCTCAAGGAATAGCAGAAATTGGAGCAGCAATAATTGGACCAACTATTAAAGGTCCCGCTTTTGTTCCAACTGTAATCAGAAGTTTTCCTGAGTTTGAAGAAATGTTTGGTTCAACAGACAAACGTTATTATACACCGTATGCGGTAGAACAATATTTAAGGAGTGCAGGATCTGTAACGATAGTTCGTGTTCTTAATACATCAGGATATTCGGCAGATGCAGTAACACTTTATGTTAGTTCATCTACGAAAGCAAGACAGGATCTAGCAGTATTGTTACCATCACGAGGTGGTTCAGAAGGAACTGCAGATTTAGAAGGATCGTCTGTTACTGGAAGTTGGAGTTCAGCGACACTTACTTTAAGTGGTAGTAATTGGGGAGCAAAAAGTCTAACATCATATACATATGCAATATCATTTGATACAGGAAGTGCAAATTATATTGAAAATGTATTTAGTAAAGATGCCCAAGTACAGAAATCTGGTCAAAATACTGTAGCAGCATATTTGTATAAAAGTTTCAAATATGCACAAAGTAGCCAGGGATATACTGCAGGAGCAGCAATAACCGCCAGTCATTCGACTCATAATTTAGGTGTAACATATGCAAATGCTTCAACACCATACATTCAATCACAATTAATTAATAGTGCACGGTATAACTTGTTTAAAGTTAAAACTCGTTCACACGGTAGTGATGTAAATAACAAATTTAAGCTTGTTATTTTGAATGTTAAGGCAGCCGGAGCAATCGCAGGTAGTGATTTCGGTAACTTTTCATTACAGTTAAGACAAACTGGATTAAATGATAACAATTTAACAAAAGATAACATCTTAGAACAATGGGATGGTTTGAATTTTGATCCAACAAGTCCTAATTATTTTGCAAAACGGATTGGTGATAGGTATGTTACTATCGCGAGTGATGGTAAACTTACTTACAATGGTGATTGGCCAAATATGTCTAAACATATTTATGTATCTGATTTTTCAGCAATTGCTGATTCAGAATCACCAAAGACGATTGTTCCTATGGGACATGCAGCAATTAATAATCCATATGGTAGTGATGATTCATATGTTCCGATGTGGGTAACTTCATCTCAACAATTGAATGCACAAGGTGAATTTGATTCAAATGAACTTTATGGACATGATTACAGTAATGCAGATACACAAGAATACTTAGCACCAAATAATAGTTTTGGAAATGGAGCTAATGTAACTATGAGTTTAGAAAATTCATATGGACATGGGGATGCATCTACTTTGGGTGCTACATACTCTAATGCATCAACGAAGATTACTTTAGCTGCATCTCATATTAAACAGAGAAAGTTCGCTGTTCCATTTCAAGGTGGATTTGATAGTGCGAATCCTGCAGGAGCAAAATATACAGGAGCAAGTATTGTTAATACCAATACACAAGGGTTTGATATTTCAACTTCATCCACTGGTGGTACAACAGCTTACAAAAAAGCAATTAACGCTATCAGTAACGCTGATGAATTTGATATCAATATGTTAGTAATACCAGGTGTTATTCATGACTTACATCCTAAAGTTACTAATCATGCAATATCTAAGGTAGAGGCTCGTGGTGATTGTTTTTATGTATTAGATTGTGGAATTCAAGGTGGTACAATTGCAAGTGCAACTTCAGCAATTTCCGCACTTGATACTAACTACGCAGCAACCTATTATCCTTGGGTAAAGATTGTAGATAGAAATACATCATTACCTGTATGGGTTCCGCCTTCAGTTGTGTTACCTGGTGTAATCGCTTACACAGATAAAGTAGCACACGAATGGTTCGCACCAGCTGGTCTGAATCGTGGTGGTTTGACAACGGTATTAGAAGCACAGACAAGATTGACTCATTCTGAAAGGGATGACCTTTATGAAGATAGAGTTAATCCAATCGCTTCATTCCCAGGTCAAGGTGTGGTTGTTTGGGGACAAAAAACACTCCAAGCAAGACCATCGGCACTCGATAGAGTGAATGTTCGTAGATTGTTAATTAAACTTAAAAAGTTTATTGCATCTTCAAGTAGGTATTTAGTATTCGAACAAAATACAGCAGGAACACGAAATCGTTTTATGAATATCGTGAATCCGTTCTTAGAATCAGTTCAAGCTAATAGTGGTTTATCCGCTTTTAGAGTAGTGATGGATGATACAAATAATACTGCAGATGTAGTTGATAGAAATCAACTCGTTGGTCAGATATTTATTCAACCAACACGAACAGCTGAATTTATTGTATTAGACTTTATTGTTCAACCTACAGGAGCATCATTTCCTGAATAAATCTAATTAATAGATTAACTAAACAAAATAACCCCTCTTTTTTGAGGGGTTTTTTGTTGCCCAACATATTTATATATGAAGATACTATAAAACTTCTAAAAAACTATGAAAAATGAATGTGATGATTTTTTACAAAATTGATATTTATAGTTGAAGAATTAAACTTATTGGAGATTAAAGATGCCAGAACTATTAGATCCTTCTGAAATAATGTTCACACCGTTTGAACCGAAAACTAAAAATCGGTATATCATGTATATTGAGGGAATACCCGCTTACCTTATTAAGACAGCAAATCGACCTTCAATAGCCTTTGAAACTATTGAACTTGACCACATCAATGTTAAACGATATGTTAAAGGTAAGGGAGCATGGGAAGAATTAGAAATTACTTTATATGATCCAGTTGTTCCAAGTGGAGCACAGGCCGTTATGGAATGGGTTAGATTAGCACACGAATCAGTAACAGGCAGAGATGGTTATACAGACTTTTATAAGAAAGATGTAACTATTAATGTTTTGGGACCCGTTGGTGATAAAGTTGAAGAATGGACATTAAAGGGAACATGGATTGTAAACGCGAATTTTAATGATTTGGATTGGTCAAACACTACTGATCCTGCAGACATTACACTTACATTAAGATACGATTACGCAATATTACAATTCTAATAATATTTTAACAATAAAAGGAGTCAATTATGGCAGTCATAGCAGATAAAGCTTGGTGGAAATCAAAAACAATTTGGACATCAGTAATAGCTGGTGTTGTTGGTGTTTTACAAGCAGCAGGTGTTGTAGAAGCAGTACCTGAAGTTGTTTGGACACTATTAGCATCTTTCGGACTTTATTCCGTTAGGTCAGCAGTTGGTGATTCAGCCGCTAAGTAAATAACAAATAATTTAAACTGGGGATTTCAATATCCCCAGTTAGTTTTATAATTGGTTATATTGTATAGGTTACTATTCAATAGAAATTACAAAGGAGAAAAAACATGGCAGAAGAAAAACGCCAATTTCCTACTGAAATGATTAGTTTGCCTTCGAAAGGACATTTGTATTCAAAGGACAATCCATTATCAAGTGGGGAAGTAGAAGTCAAATACATGACTGCAAGAGAAGAGGATATTTTAACATCTCAAAATTTAATACAAAAAGGAATTGTATTAGATAAACTTTTAGAATCACTTATTGTTTCTGATATTAATCATGATGATTTATTATTGGGAGATAAAAATGCTATTCTACTTGCAGCCAGAGTACTTGCTTATGGAAAAGAATATGAATTTGAATATACTGATCCAAGTGACGGAGAATCAAAAACAGAATCAGTTGATTTAACTTCCTTTGAAGCTAAAAAGGTAGATACTTCAAAATGGGCAAAGGGTATAAATGAGCATGAATATAAATTACCAAATTCCAAAAAGGTAATTACTTTTAAACTTGTTACTCAAGGAGATGAGAAGGCAGTAGATTCTCAATTGAAAGCATTATCAAAAATTACAAAGGGTGGTATTCAGCCTGAAATTACCACTCGGTTAAAACAACAAATTACGGCTGTGGATGGAAATAGAGAAACACAAACCATAAACCAATTTGTTGATAATGAATTATTATCACGAGATACATTTGAATTCAGAAATCATCTTAAAACAATTACTCCAGACATAGATTTGACTACCATTATTGAGTTGAATGATGGAACAGAACTGGAGGTGACGGTCCCTGTGACCGTTCAGTTTTTTTGGCCTGACGCCGGAATTTAAACCAGAAATACATAGTCAGATATTTCTACTATGTTATCATACTAAAGGTGGGTTTACATTCGATAATGTATATAATATGCCCGTCTATCTAAGAAAATACTATCTAAAACGCCTTGAAACTCAATTCAAAGATGAAAAAGACGAATATGAGAAGGCTCAAAAACCGGCTAGACGACCAAATATACGTAAGTAGTTATATATTTTTTTTATTATTAGATATTTATTAACAATAGGAAAATAGGAGATTTGTGAATGCCTAATTACATAATCAAAGAAGAAAGAATTACAGAATTTATTGGTTCTTTGTTCAAGGCGATTGGTAAACGAAAAGGTAAATCTATAGCCAAAAAGTTAGATTCCGATAAGAAATTACAATCATATATTAAACATGCAGAAAAAGCTGCTGATGATATTGAAAAGCATATCAAAGACAGAAGGAAAAATGATCCTGAATATGATGCGGCCGCCCAAGCCTTTGATGATTTTCTAAAATCCTAATATACATTACAAATCCCTATTTTTAATTCTTTCAGTTTTACTTAATCAAGAGATAAGTTAATATATATGGCAACAAAACAAACTAATAATCTATTATCAGAGGAAAAAAAACTCAAAGATCAGTTAATCAAAGCTGAAAAGGCATTGAATGCCGAAAGGGAAAAAGGAAAACAAGGAGACAAGGTAAAACTTGCCAGTTTAGATAAAGAATTAGAGAAAAGACAAGCCGCTGTTGATAAATTCAAATTACAAAATGCCGAGGCAAAAACTTCTTTAGATTTCTCTAAATTATTAATCAAATCAGCTGAAAAACACAAAAATTTATTGATTAGACAAACGGGTTTAGTCCAAGGCATAACATCAATTTCTAATCAAATTAATCAGTTAGCTAGAAGTAAAGATAAAGTTGATAAAAAATTAGTTAAAAATTATCAAGCTTCATTAGATTTAACTCAGTCAATAATGCAAAACACCAAGACAATTGGAACTGATGAATTTCAAAAAGTTAATATTACAGCACAAATAGTCAAACTTAAAAAATTAGAACAAGAAGCTACAACCAAAACTAAAAAAGATGGGATTACCGCGGCCGTTACAACCTTAGAATTGATGAAAGAGGCTCAAGATATAATGGAAGCACAACATGAAAGTGCTAAATCTGCTGCTGATTCTATAATGGCACCATTTAAATTTATAACTGATACATTGGGTAATGTACCAGTAATAGGTGGTCTTGTGCAAAAAACTCTTGGTTCTCAAGTACAAAATTTAACAGATAGTTTATCAGCCAAAATAGGTTCAGCATTATCAGAAGGAATGGAAAAGGCACCTACAGATGTTAAAGGTGATGCCTTCAATAAATTTAGACAAAGTGTTAGTAAAAAGGCAGGTGGAGAAGGTTATAAGAAAGGTGATTGGGCAAAAGAAAAGAAAAATAGAGAAGATAATGCAAAAATGAGTAAAAAAGATGTAACAGCTGCAAAGATGAGAGGTAAGTTAATGGCCGCGAGTATTGCTGGACTTGCTGTAGTTGCAGGTTTATGGGCAAAGATAGGTAAATATGCAATGGATACTGGTTTAAGTTTACAACAAGTTGCTTCACTTGGACCCCAATTATTAATTAATTCACAAGCAGTAGAAGCATTTGCGGATGAATTTGGAACGGTAGGAGAATTGAGTACTGGACTTGCACTTGATTTAAGAAAACAAAGAGCTTTATATGGAGCTCAAGAAAAAGATGTTGCAAAACTTCTAAAATTACAACAAGGAATGACTGGAGCAACTAAGGAACAAATAGTATCTGATTTACCAGGAATGTATAAAGACGCTAGAAAGGCGGGAGTTTCACCAGCTAAACTTATGGAAAATATGGCAGGTAGTTCTGAATTTCTGGCAAAATATGTTGGTGGTAGTGTTAAAGAAATGGGAGCATTTGCAATACAAGCTGCAAAGAGTGGAGTAAGTTTACAAGCAATAGAAGCGTCTATGAAGGGGGCATTAGATTGGGAAACTTCAATAGGTAAAGAGATGGAAGCTTCTATGTTATTGGGTAGAGAGATTAACTTAGATAGATTTCGTCAATTGAGTTTTGCTGGAGATGCAGAAGGAGCAATGAGTGAACAACTTAGAATTTTGAAATCTTTTGGACCATTAGAAAATTTAAGAATTGACCAGAAAGAAATGTTAGGTGATTTATTCAATACAGAATTTAGTTCAATCGTTTCAATGCAACGAGAACAAGATATATTAAATGACGCAACTTCCAAACAAACTGGTTTTTGGACAGCAGCTAAGGGTTCATTATTAACCTATGGTTCAACTTTTCTTGGATTTATGCCATCAGTCTTAATGATGGGCAGTCAAATGCAAATAATATTTGGACCAAATAGTGGAATAATAAAAGGTCTTGGGAGTATGGTAAAGTGGATTAAAAATCTTAATATTGTAACTAAGATAGGTACGTCATTATCATTGGCACATGCATCTGCGAAAGCAGCTATGGCTTCGAGTGGATTTTTCGCAGCAGCTGCCGCAGGAAGTGGAGTAACATTAGGTTTTGGAACATTGGCTATGGTGGCAATAGCTGCCGCGGCAATAGGTGCTATGGTATCAGGTATGGCAAAAGCAAGAAATGCAGTACCAGGTAAAGCAAGTGGTGGTCCAGTTAAAGGTATGAATCCATATATGGTAGGAGAAAGAGGACCTGAATTGTTTATACCAGCAACAGGAGGAAATATAGTTCCAAATCATAGAATGGCAGACGGAACTACAGGAGGCAACGAATGGGGTGGTGGTATGCAAGCTTTATTGACAGACATTAGGGATGCTACCATAGCTGGTAACGCGGATAGAAAAACAGGAAATAAAGATTTAAAAGGTTCAATCTGGGACGCATCAAGGACACAATAATGAGTATAATAAAATTAACAAAAGATTTAGAAAATTTCCAATGGACTGATTATGATAACGTTGGTAATAATAATTCATCTATTACAAGAGAACATGAACGGACACAATTTGATACACCACAATCATTTTATGATGGTCATTCCCAAGTAGTAACAGGAAAACAAAAGTTTGATAGACCAAATAAAGGAGCACTGGCAGATATGGAAAGTAAATTTGGTCCACTTAATACTCAACCAGGTAGTAGAGGTCCATATAGTGTAGCAGATTATATGTGGGGAAGAAAACAAGGACGAGGATTTACTGCACCAGGACAGGCTCCACTTGGGTTTACAGTTGATATGGAAAGTTTATCAGCGGATGTTAAATCAGAAATTGATATAGATGGTAGTATATCACTTACACCATTATCTTATGTAGTTGCAGGTGTAAATTCATCATTAGATTATGGTGTTGTTCCAGAAAAAATTATTTCAACTGTTCCATCTACACCAGGAGCATATGGAGTTAATGTATTACCGATATCTTCATATTCAAGTAGAATTTTATCACGAGAAGAATTAGAAGATTATATAAGTGCACCAGTTGGTGGACGTGGAGTTAGTTATTATGGTAGATTAGAATCATTATATAATAAGGATTCTATGTTTCAAAAAGAAGATGGTACTTATACAACACCGATAGGACAATCCACCATACCAGGTAGTGTAACAGAATTTCAAAATTTTATGGAATTTGGTGGTAGAGGAATACAGAGAACATTTGAAATATCACGAGAGTATCCAAATAATACAACAGCTTATACAATAGATACTCAGTTTGGAAGAACTTGGGAAAATAAATTCCTTCCAAGTCATGGTTCTTATCTTACAGATAAAATTCCAATAGATAAATACGCAAGTAATCCAGCTAAGATTCAAGGAGAATTAGATTTATTATTTAATTTGAATTATGAAGAATCACAAGGAGTTTGGCCATATAAAGTTCTTGGGTTTAGTGGGGTACATCCACTTATTAGAAAAGAGGTAGGGGAAAGAACGGCTCCTGTTGTTAATAATATGGCTTGGATGTCTTTACAAGTATCTAAAACAGGAGAAGATCAACAAAGATTTGCAGCATGGAAAGAAACACCAGAAGGTAAGACTTGGGTAGATAATCAATCATTCTTACAAGAATTGAATCCAAGACCTGAAACAAGAATGTTTAATCTTCTTGGAGTTCAAGCATCGATGGCACCACTTGTTCATGTAGAAAGACATACTACTCTATTTGGATTATTGGGACCAAATAATTATGGTGATTATCATAAAAACTTCGAAGAAGATGATTTTGATATTGCGGGATGGGGAACATATGACGATAATGATGAAGAGGGTCTTAAAAAGGGTTTTGTAGACAGTAGGTTGAATAGATTAAGAAAACTTTACATAGGAGAAGATGGTTCTACAGGTACAGTAAGTATGTGGGATAAATTAGTAGATTTTGCAGACACCACATTTGAAAAATTAGGTAGAACACCACGAACTCCGACAAACTATACTGAAAGTCAAAGAGGTGCTTTTGGTGTAGGGAGTATAGCATCTAAGACTGCAACTGGAGATATAATTAAAGATTATAAAAGACTTGCATATGGACAAATACCTAAATCACCACTAACAGAAATGAAAGAAAATTCAGAACCAGTATTAATGGATAAAATAAATGAAGCCAAGAGAGGTCGCCACGGTGCACAGGAATTTGAAGCTTCTGCATTTGATGCAGTTATTAGGAATGCAGTAGATGAAACTGCAACTCCGAAAAGTCAACAAAAATTGTATGATGATTACATTGCCGCAGGAACAGATACAGCGGAGGCAGAGACCTTAGTTATCCAGGCAATGGAGAAATATGAAGAAGAAACGAGAAAAGGCAAAACAGGAATAGGTAACCAGGGTCAAATTGGTATTAAGTCAGTTAAACATGAATCTATACCTGGAACAATAAAAATGGGTCCAGCAGGAGATATATTAGATTATACATCGGATAAAATTAATTTGTTACCTTACGGTAAGGACTATAAGGATAAAGAGGGTGTTGGAGTTGATGATTTAATAAAATTTAAATTTTATGATATATATAACGAGAAATTTATTATATTTAGAGCAATTTTAAGTGGAATATCAGATGCAATTACTCCTGAGTGGAGTGGAACACAATATATAGGTCGTCCAGACAAAGTTTATGTTTATAAAGGATCAGAAAGAAAAGTAAGTTTTAATTTTGAGATTTATCCAAAATCAAAACAGGAATTTCCTGTATTGATGGAAAAGTTAAATTATCTTATTGGATTATGTTATCCAAGTTTTACAGGTGATAATAGAATGGTAGCTCCATTTATAGAATTAACACTTGGTGATATGTTTAATAAAACACCTGGATTTCTCGATAGTTTGAGTGTAGAAGTTGATGATACTGGTACTTGGGAATATGAAGAGGGATTACAATTTCCAAAACATATTACTTGTAATTGTAGTTTTACTTATGTTGGAAAATATTTACCATCAACTCTTGGAAAACATTATGAGTTAAATTGGTTACAAGATTCAGGTTGGACAAAAATTGGACAGACAGAAACAAGAGGAACGATTATTGGTGATAATGAACATCCAACAAGATTAGAACCTATGGAAAAATTATTTACGGATTTAGGATCATCCAATGCCAAGTAGATACGATTATACAACAATAAAATTAAATAAAGATGGAAAGAGAGTTTTTAAACCAACTTTGTATCCCCAAATCCCAATCCGTGATAGTGACGTTTTTATATATCCAAAATTTGGGGATAGATTGGACAATCTTGCACACAAATATTATGGTGATGTTTCGTTGTGGTGGATTATCGCAAAGGCAAATGGTTTAGATTCAGCACACATTGGACTTGAGATGGACAAACAAATTAGAATTCCTATTGACATATCTCCTATCCTTAATAAATTAAAAGAGATGTCTTACTAATATGATTACATTATCACCGATTCATCCAAACATTCAAAACACAATGCATCAAAAAATGAGAATGCTAAAAAAGATGTCTGGAGAAGAAGGAGAATATATTATTGGAACTCCACTATCCACTTCAGAGGGAGATGTAGAAAAAAATTATATGATGGCTAGAGTACCATTTTTACGAATGACATCTTTTACACCTAAAGGAGTGGGAAATAAAACTGATGGTAAGGATAAAGAAGCAGTAGTTTTAATGGGTGGTCATCTATTGGGAGGCACAGAAGATTTCCCCATGAATAGGTTAAAGGCAGGGTTTAGAGATAGTCCTGTAGATGTTGGTTCATCAGTTACAGGAAATGCAAAAGATCCATTTATAAATTATCTTGGAATGTATAATCAACCAGATGGAACTATTATTGATGATATTCCATTTAGACCAATGGCTGGAGTAAAGGATATTAGTATACAGTTTCAAGGTGGTGGTATGAGATTGGGAGCAACAAGAACAGCAGAAATAAGTTGGAATTGTTGGACATGGCAAGAGTTAGAAAATTATAGACCACATTTTTTGCAACATGGTAAAACTATTTTATTAGAATGGGGATGGTCTGGTGATGGTATTAATTGGAAAGGTGGTTCACCATTTTATGATATATTTGATGGTAATACTTTAAATATTAGTGAGACAAAAATAAATAAATTAAATCAGAAATTAGTAGAACATACTTTAGATCAAAAAGGTCAATATGATGCAATGTTAGGTTTAGTTCAAGATTTTAGTTGGACGGTAACTGAGGATGGTGGTTTTGATTGTAGTACTAAAATAATTTCACAAGGAATTACCTTATTACAAAAAATACAAAAAAGAAATAAAACTGCTAATATATCTGTATTACCGTTACTTGCTAATGAAGAATATAATTCAGGTGGATGGTTGTGGGGAATTGATGATACAAAAACTGTATTTAAAGGGCCTACAGATGTAGCTGGGTATTCACCATATATATCTATTAAAGAATATATGAATGATTTTCCAATGCAAATAATGAAGTATATGGATTCAATAGCTGCTCCAGATGTCCTCCAGAACCGCGGTTCTCAATACGCTTATATGAAAGAGCAACCCGGACCCACTAACAATTCTGAACATCATACAGCAATACATAATATGAAGTTATTTAGAATAGGAAATCATGCAGGCGGACGTTCTTTTGGTAAAGCATTACAAGAAAACACAGTAGAGTCGAAGAAAGATGGTAAAAGAGTTATTGGATCAGAAGCTGAAGTGACAAAGTGTTTTGTGTCTTGGGGTTGGTTTGAAGATAATGTTTTAAGTAGATTTTTTGGTTCGGTGACTCAAAAAGAAGGAGAAAATGTATTAATAGGTGAATTTAGAAGTATTCAACCAGTTATGGATGATAATGGTATATTATATAAAAAAAGTGAAAAAGATAAAGAAGATGGAATATATAATGGAGCTGCAGTAGGAGAACAGGTATATGAATCAACTAAATTTAGAAATAGTAGGTATTTAGTTACAGCAGATTCAGCCAAGTGGATAATACCAAATCCAAATGATCCATTTATGGTTTCGTCTTGGACATTGTTTCGTAGAGATATAAAATTTGGTGCAGTCAATCCAATCGGAACAGGTGCACCGCCTGTAGCAATAGATATGAAAACTTTAAAGGACAATTTACTTTCAAGTGAAATACAAGGAGATGACGGAGCAAGAATTAGAAATGTATATTTTAATGCAAATTATTTAAAAGAAAAATTTAAAGATTCTGGAGATATAGTTGAATCTGTAATGAGTGTGTGGCAAGAATTTTCAAGTACATATGGTGGTGTTTATAAATTTAAAATAGATTTTGCAGATGATGGTAAAAGAGCCATGATTGTAGAAGAAGGATATACGAGTAGATCTGTGAAGGATTCCATAACAGATGACCTTTTTAAAGCAAAAGTATTTGAGTTTCCTACATTTAAGTCAGATTCAATAGTTAAATCACAGAACATTAGTGCAAAAGTTCCCAAAAGAATGCAATTAGCAGCTATGTATGGAGCAGTAACAAAGAATAAAGAAGAGACAAAAACAGAACCAATTGAACCAAGTGAATATGAAGATTTAATAGCAAAGGCTTGGGGTAGATTTGTAGAGTCATTACCGAAAAATACTGAAGGTAAGAGTCCAGAACAATTAAAACAGATGAGATATGATGATATGTTAAATGGAAGAATAGATTTTCCATCAAGAAAGAATCGTTGGTTTGGACATACTAAAGCAAATGTAAATGAAGAACTTACTGTTGGGGGGTATGATACAGAGAAAGGGGCAAATGACAGTATAATTGAAAAGGGTGCAGTAAAACCAACTGCTAGAGATTCTGGAATTCAAATAATGGATAGTATTATGAATGAGTTAAAACAGTCTCAAGTAGATGAAATGTATAGACAAGTAAAAATAGCAAAGGGATACGAGGATGATAAGGCAGTAACAGATGCAGCCTATGAGGAAGATTTGAAAAAAGTATTATCTGCAGATGAAAGTCAAAAGAAATTTTTTGCTACAATGTCAGCCCTTGCATCACATACGGCCCACGGACCAGGTATAGCAGGACTTTTTGATATATTTTATGATGAAACTACGACAAATGGTCTACCAAAATTAAAACCCAGTTTAAAATTTCAAATGCAAATGTTACTCCAAGGTCATAGTGATGGAGTTCTAAAGGCTACAGATCCACTTATTCCAATAGAGTTTGAGGTAGAGATAGATGGTATTGGTGGAATTCATCCTGGAAATTCATTTCATAGTTCTTATTTACCAGTTAGGTATAAAGAAGAAAGTCTTTTTCAGGCAGTAGGAGTTAGTCATAAAGTAGATAGTGGTGGTTGGATAACTACTATAAAAGGTCAAATTAGAGCTACAGCATTAAAAGACGAACCAACAAAAGAAAAGCTTTGGAAAGATTATAATGAAATGACGGATGAAGAAAAGGAACAATATTTAGCTGGACAGATAGATACAACACAACAAAGTCTACAAAGAAATATGGATGATCTTTTTTCAGGAAAAACACCTATGTTGTTACACAATCCTGAGTTAGCAGAAAAATTAGGTATTAAATATGATGTTCCACGAGGATTTGAAACTGATGGTGGTTTAGTTAAATATATAGAAAATAATGGTATTCCAGACTATGAGACTATATTAGCTAAATGTGATGGAAATCATGAAGCCGCTTTAGCTATTCAAACGTGGATGAAAAATAGTGGACTTATTTCAGGAGGACAGTTGGGAGAATTATCTCATGCTTCCATTTGGCCAGCACCTTGGTATGGAACAGATTTTATTTTTGGAACAACTTCACCGTTTCCTGATGGATGGTTAGATAGTTATAATCAAAATATATCTTGGTCCCAATCACAAGGTGGTGGTGGTGAATTATGGGCAGTCTTAGGGGAGTGGAATAATTGGAGTGATCCAGCTCTTGCAGGTGCAATAACTTGGACTTCTAATGAAGCTTCTCGTGCACAGATGTATATAAATAGAGGTTGGGCTCCAGATGATACACTAAACATGAACGCTTATAACGCTTTATCGGGAAATTAAGATGGATCTTAGTAATGTAGAAAGAATATCACCTGAATTAAGAGCAGGTAGTTTTGAATTTTTGTATGCAGATAATGTTCCAGTAAGAAAAGGTACTCCTTATATGATTTTTTATACGAAATCAAAAATGGAAATCTTTCTTACGAGAAGATGGGCCGAAATCTTTGTAAGAAACCCCGAAAAACATTATACTATGTTCGGTCAATATGTTGGAATAAATAGATCAAAGGCAATAAGGGAAAGTTACCTTAAACCACATTCCATTGAATTTACTCCGGCAATGGAGAAAAAGGATGGTATATTTAGATATTTTGCAAAATATTATTTTGACGAAACTATATTTGAGATAAATAAACAAGATTTTAACGAAGAAACAAATTTTTATCAAAAGATAGGTATATTTTGGCAATTACAAGGTTCTCAAGAAAGTATAAAAATGAAAAATGAAGAAGCACTGGAACAGGCAGACAATGAATTAAAAGGAATGAGGTATCTTTTAGATCCACTTGAATTTTCTAAAGAAGAAAAATTGACTAAATTAGAAAAAATACAGCAAAAATTAAGTAATTTGAAGTATTAATTTGATATATATATACAAAGGTTATAGTAAATGGTTTTATGGTTCACAGGTCAGCCCGGTTCGGGCAAGACTACATTAACAAATAGATTCATAGACGACAAATTAATTGGATTTATGAAAATTCATCCAGTTAGAATTGTGCATATTGACGGTGATGATTTACGAGATATTGTTGATAACAAAGATTATTCAGAAAAAGGTCGTAGAGAAAATATTACCCTTGCAATGAACTTGGCAAGATTTATGGATAATAAAGGTTTTACAGTAATAGTATCATTAGTTTCACCATATAGAGATCAACGAGAAGAATTAAAAATGGAAAGAAATATAGCGGAGTTCTATCTTCATACAACGGAGATACGTGGTAAGGAAGATTATTTCGTAGATAATTACGAACCACCGTTACATAATTTTACAGATATAGATACAAACAAACCAATAGAGGAGTGTGTAAATGAAATACTCGATGTTTATCGGCAGATGGCAAGGGTTGCATGATGGTCATAGATGGTTATTTGACCAAGCGTTAAAACAAGGAAAAAATGTTTTAATTGCTATTAGAGATTGTCCGTTAGATGATCCTGATGAAGAAAATGAATATATTGCAGAAGAAATAATGGGACATCTTTCAGAAGAATATAGAAATGAGATATTAGATGGTAAAGTTAAACTTATGATTATACCAGATATTGAATCAATTAATTATGGACGAGGGGTTGGTTATGAAATTATAGAACATAAACCACCAGAAGATATTAAAAAAATTAAAGGACGAGAATTGAGAAAGGAGAAAAAATGGAACCCGTAAACTTAACTTGGTTTTATTTTCATTGTGTACTTGCACTTGTAATATTAGTGAAAGATAACAACGGAACATTAGAAGATTCGTTAAATAAGTTTGAACAGAAGATTGGGTTATATACAGAACCAGATACTACTGATACTGAAACACCACCTTATTATATACCACCAATTGAAGAAGATCCAAATGAAAATTGATGTATTAGACAAAGGTTATATTGAGGTTGTAGATTCTCTCGGTGATGACCTAACACCAGTAAATGCGGCCAGAGTTTCGTTTGGTGGTCGTAGTGAAAAATTTACAAACAAAGACAGACGATTATCCAAATTCTTAATTAAACACAAACATTTTAGTCCATTCAGACACCAACACGTGATGATGATTATCAAGGCACCAGAGTTCGTTATGCGACAATGGTATAAACACGTTGTTGGAATAGAAACCACATCAGACCATCCTACCAAAGACCACGCTTGGAACGAGATTAGTGGTCGTTATGTTGCCTATGAAGATTTCTATTATCCTACAACTTTCAGAAAACAATCTGATGATAATAAACAAGCATCAGAGGGTGAGTTCGAGGGAGAAGAACGAATAGATTGTGAACGAAATTGGAGACAGGCACAAGCCAAATCTATAGCAGCCTACAAGAATTTAATAGATATGGGAATGGCAAAAGAACAAGCCAGAAGTATTCTACCATTAACAGTTTATACACAAGTTTGGTGGACAGCATCATTTCAGTCAATCATGAATTTTATTGAACTTAGAGATGAGAAAACAGCTCAAGTAGAAATACAAGAATACGCAAGAGCATTAAAGGGAATAATGTTAGAAGTATTTCCAGAAACAACTAAACTATGGGAAGAAGTATATTGGAATGCAGATAAAAAGTAATACATATGAAAAGGTTTGTCATTTAATATCATCAAACATTCGTGATTTAGTAAGAACTCACTCTAATCCAGTATTGGGTTTAGCAACAGGTTCAACACCGATTGGAATTTATCAAGAACTATCTAAGATGAGAGATACAAATTTTTCTGATACAATTACTTTTAATCTTGATGAATATGTTGGATTGAATGGATGGCATCCACAATCATACAATTATTTTATGTATGAACATTTATTTAAGAGTTTAACATTTAAGCAACGATTTTTTCCAAACAAGGATAATTACAATGAATACGACTTGATGATAAAAAATACAGGTGGTATTGATATTCAGATATTGGGAATTGGAACTAATGGACATATAGCATTCAATGAACCAGGTTCACACAAATATTCCGCAACACGAATAGTTGATTTGACCGAAAATACAATCAAAGATAATAGTAGATTTTTTGATAATATTGATGAAGTTCCCACACAAGCATATACAATGGGTATGTCAAGTATTATGGGTGCTGAAAGAATCTATTTAGTTGCACAAGGAAAACACAAAAAAGATATTTTAGAAAAGGCAATGTTAGGAGATATAACTCCTGAAGTTCCTGCTTCATTTTTACAAGAACACGATAACATAGGAGTATATTATAGTGATTGATAAGATAATGATTGTAGCACACCCTGATGACGAAGCACTATTTGGTGGAGCTGAGTTATTATCACACCCAAAAGAATATAAAGTTGTAGTAGTAGATGAATATCATAATGAAGTTAGAAAAAAAGAACTTATAGCCTCTATGGAGTTTATAGGAATAGAAGAATATGAACATTGGACAGGTTATAAAGGTGGGGAAGATTATCATAGAGAAAAACTTATCTATGAATTGTTAAGAGTATTGAGAGAAAGAAAATATAAAAAAATAGTAACACATAATAAACAAGGCGAATACGGTCATCCAAGACATAGAGCTTTACACGATATATTAAATCATTTAAGACCAGAGTTGTTATGGTGTTTTGATAAAAATCATGATGATAGATTACCTAATGATTTATTATTTAAGAAAAGAGATTTATTAAAAGTGTATGGAAGTCAAACAGATGTTTTGAATTGGTTTAGTCCTTGGTATGAAAAAATAACAAAGGTTAATAAATGAAAGTTATATTTTGTATTCCAGGTAATAGTTTTTCAAATGGATTCTTGAAGTGTTGGACTCAACTTACTATGGAATTACATAAAAAAGGTATTGAATATGAACTTTTAAGTCAATATGCTCCAAATGTGTATAAAATTAGAAGTATGTTATTAGGTGGTCATCGTAAATTTGGTCAATATCAAGCTCCGTGGCAAGGTAAGAAAGATTACGATTATATAATGTGGATTGATTCAGACCAAATATTTAAACCAGATGATTTTTTTAAGTTGTTAGAACACGATAAGGATATAGTTTCTGGTTTATATTTACGACAACCAGAAGGTGGTACTTTAAATGATATACCTGTTTACTATGCATGTTTTTCTGCAGCAGACAAGGGATTATATACAAATGAAGTTAATGGTGAATTGAGAACCGTGTTTGGGAATGGTATGGGTTGGATGTTAATTAAAAAGGGTGTATTTGAAAAAACTCCATTTCCCTGGTTTGGCCCGATGATAGACGGTCTTGATTTTAATGGAGAAGATGTAGCATTTCAAATAAGAGCAAGAGATTCTGGATTTGAATCTTATGTAGATACGAGTATTATAGTAGGACATGAAAAGGGAATAGTATTAAAATGAATGGGTGGATATTATATAAAAATAAAATAGAAGAATCATATGAAACTCAAAAACTTGTCGATGAATTTGAAAAACAAGACATCAGGATTCGTGTAGTTAATCCACAAGATGTAGATATTTTTGTGGATAGAGATGACAGAAAAAGTATTTTAGTTGCTGGTAAATCAAGACCATTACCTGATTTTGTGATACCACGAACAGGTAGTGGAACGACTTACTTTATAAAGGCAATTATTAGACACTTAGAGAGATTGGGAGTGATACTTATTAATGGAAGTAATTCCATAGATACAGTTAAAGATAAGTTATACACTCAACAGATTTTAGGTGAATCAAATCTTCCAGTACCAAAAACACTTTTAGTAAGACATCCAATTAATGTGGAGTTTGTTGAGAATAACATAGGATATCCATCAATTATTAAAACATTAAGTGGTTCATTTGGAGCAGGTGTATTTTTGTGTGAGAATAGAAAACAATTACAACAACTATTAAAGATGGCTGAGATAACGAAACCAAGTTATAATATTATTATTCAAGAGTTTATTAAAGAATCACATGGTAAAGATTTAAGAGTGTTAGTGGTAAATGGTAAAGTAGTTGGATGTATGATGAGACAATCAGTAGATGATGATTTTAGAGCAAACATAACTCGTGGTGGTGAGGGAATTCCTTATCAAATTGATGATGAGATAGAATGGTTGGGTGGTGAATCATCAAGGTTACTTAATTTAGATATTGCTGGTGTTGATTTATTGTTTGATAAAGAGGGTTATAGAATTTGTGAAGTAAATTCATCTCCTGGGTTTGAGGGTATGGATAAGTATTGTAAAACAAATGTTGCAGAACAAATTGTTACTTATGTAAAACATAAGATAGGTTATAGTGATAGTAGAAACGAAACTTGAGTTTGATAGTTTTTTAGAAAAGTATCAAGATTCGAGTTGTATTTTAATTCCAATTTTATGTGATGTGAATAAACATCCACTTGAGAATTCTTTGTGCTTACTTTATGTTAAATTGTTGGCTCTAAACGATAGTGGTGAATATCTTTTACCGTTTAATCATAGTGAAGCGATTAATCTTGATGTATCATATCTTGACAAGTTAAATTCAGACTATAAGAAATATATCTATAATAAAAAAGAATTTAATCATATTGTTAAATGGAAAAATGTTATAGATATAAATTTTCAACATTATATGGAATACAATGAACCATTATATATTGAAGATATAACTACAAATACACACGATTATTTTAATAGAAAATATTATAAATTAAATAGAGTAAATTGTGTAATTCCTATATTGAAACATTTGGAATTGTGTAGAAAATTATCCAATGAATTTCAGAAACATATTGATTTACCAGTTCATCAAGAATACAATGATAATATAATTGATAACTTAACATATTTAGAATCTTCAGGATTAAGATGTGATAAAGATATAGTTTATAGTGAATATAATCCCTATACATCAACGGGTAGACCAAGTAATAGGTTCGGTGGAATTAATTTTGCAGCACTAAATAAAACAGATGGATCACGAAAACCATTTCAGAGTAGATTTGAAAACGGAATGTTAGTAGAGTTTGATTATGATGCATATCACTTACGATTGATAGGTGAAGTGGTAGATTATAAATTTCCTGAAGGTTCAGTTCATAAACATATGGCAAGGTTTTACGGTGACGTTACCTATGGTGAGTCGAAAAATCAGTCTTTTCAGTATCTTTATGGTCATATTCCAATAGATGTAGTTCAAATCAATCCATTTTTTGGTAAAGTTCACGATTATATTAATAAAATTTGGAGTGAATATAAACAAGGAGATTTTATAACTTCTAATATTTATAATAAGAAGATATTTAGGAAAAACTTATCTGAAATGAATAGGAATAAGCTATTTAACTATATGATACAGTTGATGGAAACAGAAAACAATATGAAAATGTTAAGTAATTTGATTCCTACTTTAGAATCATACAATAGTAGATTGATTTTGTATAGTTATGATTCATTTTTGTTTGACTTTAACTTAGACGATGGAGTAGACTTTTTGAAAAAAATTAAAAAGATTATTGAGAGTAACGGGTTATTTCCCACTAAAACAAGTAAGGGGACAAACTATCATGAAATGGAAGATATCACAGAGAAATTATGAACGATTGGGATAAAATATTAGACGATTTTGCACGTAAGTGTAAAGGTGGTGCACCAGATATGACCAACCCACGTCATCTTGCATTACTCAGAGAATCACTAATAAAGTTCGGTTGGAAAGAGTTTGCTACGAATGAGTTTATTGGTAATTTGAGAGAAGGGGAAGATATAAAAATAGTAAAGGCAGATACAGTTGCACAGGCAAAAGCTTTAGCAAAAAAAGGACAATATTGGAGTGGAAATCACAAGGGAGCTAAAGTATATGGACCAAAGGGTGGTAAAAAAGATGAAAAAGGTGAAGATGAAGAAGATCAAAGAATAGGATGGAATACTAATTCTAATGTAACTTCAATAGATATAGATGTTCTGGATGGTGAAGCTAAAAAAGGTGGTATGGATAAAAAGGTAAAGGCACCTGGTAATGATACATCAACAGTAAATGAAATAGGTGTTGGATATGCTATGGCTTGTATGGATGAATCACCGAAAGATGTAAAAGGTTGTTTAGATGAGAAATTAAATGATTCTAAATTAGGTTTGAAAACATCAACTCCGAAAAGAGAATTAATTATTCAATCTGCTAGAGCTGAAAGAAAAAGGGTTGATGACTATATAAAAAATCCTGAAAATGGGTTATCTGAAGATACAAAAGTTTCCCATGTTTGGGGCTCAAAAGAATCTTTATCATCTACTGTTGATAAATTAGGTGGCCAAGGTGTAACAGAAATTAATGGAATACCATTTAATCCAAAGGCCGAATTATATGATATAAATTCTGCTGGTGAAAAAGTTCCAAAACCTGTTGTAATAGATCCAAAAACAGGTAAACCAACCAACTATGCTTCAGTTATTTTAAATGGTGGTGGTGGAGATGATCCAACAGATACAACAGTTGTATTGGTTGATCCTGAAACTAAAAAATGTGTAATATTACACACATCCAATAAAACAACATCACAAGATATTCAAGGGAATGGTTCACCACATGAAGAATTAGAATCTATTGGTGAAAATACGAAGAAGAAATTAAAAGTTGAAGATAATAGAACTGCAGTTGATGCAGCACAAAAGGATACACAAAATACAATAACAAATGCTAGAAAAAAACAAAAAGAATATGTTAATGGACAATCCAGAAAATTAAATGCTTATGCTAAGAATGAAAAAGCTCAGAAATATATGTTAGATAGATTGTTAGGTGACGAAGATAGTGATCCACGTGGTATATCAGATACAAAAGGTAAATATTGGAAATCAGTTCAAACTCATCCAGCAGTTAAAGCTTATATGAAAAAGAGGTTTGGTAAAGATTGGAAGATAGCTATGGATGATCCTGGAAATGCTATATTTGGAAAAGATGGTACTACTGGATCTGGTGGTCATATGGAAGATGATATAAGAATGGAAATGTTGAAAGTATATGGAAATGCCTTAGAAAATCCACGAAAAGTAAAAGACAAAGATCCCAGTTCTGATACATATGGACAAGAGATAGATGAACCATTAAGAGATGCTGATGTTCAGATTATATCAAGAATGTTCGGTGAAACAAGAATGAATGTTATGAACGAAGATGGACCACCACCGACTGTTAAGAAACAGAAAAATAAAGATGGTTCTGAAATAAATGTAACAAAAAAAGTTCATGGTGAAGAACATATGACAGGAAAAAAAATTCCAGATGATGAAAATAAATTTTCTAATAAAAGATTAAAAGAGTTTTATTCACAACAAACTGAAGCTATAAATGATAATAGATTAAAATTAAATGAAATAGGTGAAAGAGAAGGTAATCCTAAACTTGGAGATCAACAGCACACACAAAGAATGATTGATAGATTACATTTAAATATTGCTGGTGAAGATCCACATAATCCCGGTGGTATTCCAGCGGAAAACTTCCAATTAAATATGGGTGTATTAAACAATAAAGCCGCAATTAGAAAAGATAAAGATGGTAATTTTGTATCTAAGAGAAAAGGTGGTTATTATAAAATGGATGAAACTGGGGAATGGACTGTTGGTCCAATAACGGATAATGATGGGAAACCACTTAAAAAGAATGACTTTGAAGATAATGATTGTGCTGTTATAGCTGATGGTAAATCACATAGGTCGTGTTTAGGTTTGAAAGAAGGTGAAGAAGTTATTGATGGGTTTAATGTTAAAAAAGGAATAATTAAAGAAAGTGGTGAATCTTTAGTTGCTATTATATATGATAAGAATGACCAACCTGTTGCTATACAAACTTGTAGGTCAAAATCTGGTCCTGGTGGTGCAGTAAATGATACGTTACATTGGTCAAAGGATTACCAAAAATGTTTAGCTGAACATACAATATCAAGTGGTAGGTGTGGTTAATGAAAACTCAACTACTCTGCACATTCACTAAACGAAATAGACTCTACGATACAATAGGGCTAATCATTGAATGCCACGATATAGTTTTCAATAAGATTTATGTATTTGCAAATGAAGATGACCATCATCAGTTAATTTGTACTTACAACATTCCACAAAACCAAGATAATTTCATAGAGGGTATTGATACGATAGCATTACATCGAAAGAAACAGACCAACACACTTTATACCATTAATTCATTAAATGAAATCATTAGAGAAAAGAATCAAGGAGTTTTAGATAAAACATTTCCCGTTCCTTGGGAAGAATATCAAAATACTTTGTTATTAGTAAATGATGAAGGATTAAATCAAATCCATACACGAATTTATACTATCGTAAATGTAGATACTTGGGAGAATGACCAAAAATTAAGAGATGAATTATAGGTTTTACTATCCAGAATGGAATAATCGTAAAGAAGTCTGTAAAGACTACCCACAAATAAAAGAAATAACACGAGAACCAACAGCTTTTTGGTATGGAGTTGGGCCAAAGAGAACCATCCGAAAAACCAAAAAATCAATCCAAAGACTATTAAAACGGGCAGACCCGTATTTACCTATATTAGTTGTATATTCAATTCCATACAGAGATTTAGGACATCATTCAAAAGGTGGTGCAGAAAGTGATAAAGAGTATTTAAAGTTTATTAGTGAATTCTGTGACGCAATAGGTGATAGAAGTCCTATTGTGATATACGAACCAGATTGTATTCCACATATGGAAGATATGGGAGTGGTAGATGGATTAAAACGATTATCTTTGATAAAGAAATCAGTTGAAATGTTGAGTAGGACAAATTCGTTGGTTTATCTTGATATCGGACATCCAACATGGTTATCAGTCCCAAAAGCTGTCTCATATCTAAGAATGTGTGATATACACAAAGTTAGGGGGTTTAGTATCAATACAAGTAACTATTATGCTACAACTACCTGTTATAAGTATGGAAAGACTATAAGTAAGAGATTAGATGGTAAACATTTCGTAATCGACACGTCAAGAAATGGTAATGGAGCTAATAAAGAACATTTTAATCCATATGGAAGGTCAGTTGGACAGTATCCAACTACTCAAACTTGTGATGATATAGTAGATGCATACCTTTGGATTAAAATACCAGGTGAAAGTGATGGAAAAGTGAATGGAGGACCTAAAGCAGGTCGTTTTTCACACAATTTAGCGTTAGATTTGATACATAATCGGAAATAGTTTATATTTATTACTGAAAGGAGATTCTTATGAAAAAGATGATATTACTACTTGCATTGATAATTCCTTTATCAGCTCAAGATAGTACAAAAACAAAAGAGTCCAAAGGTCAGAAAGTTGTTCGACATTTACAAGATGGTGAATGGAGAAAATTTGAAGCCGCCCACCGTAGAGCACATTCCAAACGCGGACAACCACAAACTTATATTAGAGAATCTAAAAAACACAATTGGAAACGAACTATTAGTTATGTAGTAGTTGGTGGACTTGGATATTACATTGGTACTTTGGAACATAAAGATAAACATGGTATGAAACGTAGACCATATATGGGGGATAGAAAATAATGGAATGGAATCAAATAATTTCGTTAAGTATATTTTTGATATTAGTTGTGGTTGAATATATTAGACCAGGGACTATTACTTCAAAATGAAACTTAAAAACATATTACTGAGTTGTGTATTCATCTTTGGGAGCTTGTCTCTATCGGGGTGTTATACACAGCTCTCTATGTTTCATCCTGACCCAGAAGGTGAAGAAGAACAATTTTATCCTTATTCAGTAGCAAGAGTAAGACCAAATCTTTCTCTGTATGCAAATGATGGAGCAGGAACATCATTGAGTATGGCATATCAAATGATGTATAATAGGTTTAGTGGGTTTATGGGAAACAGATACAGTTATTATAACCCATATTATTATGGTGGATATTATAATGATTTTATTACCATTCAAGGTGGAACATATTCGGTTTGGATTCCAGGTATTAAAGAACATAAACCAAGACTTTGGACAACAGATAGAGATGGTAATACAAATTATCCCAATACACCAAAAACTAAATTAAGAGTTACGAGAACACGGACTAATACTACTAATAGAGTATCCGACCCGTATCCAGTACAAGATACACCACGACAAGATACTTTTAATAGTCAAAGACCAAATAACTCATCAGGTGGAACAAGAGCAACACGAAGAAATTAAAAAAAACTTAAAAAAAGTGAAAAAAAGCCTTGACTTTCTCGTTTTTTTGTCGTAAGATCAAGTATGGAAAAAAGGGAAAATATAATGGTTTTAGAAAAAAACATTAAAAGTGGTGTTACTAAGTTTATGGAACACCTTAACAATACTATGGATAAACCTAATGGTTATGAGTATGAATTAAATACTCGTGGGAGTAAGTATTTCAAAGTTGAAATGAAATCTCACGGAAGTCGTTCTGTTTATTGTTTTATTGAAAAATCAACGGGAAACATTCTTAAATCAGCAGGTTGGAGAGCACCAGCTAAAGGTTCTCGTGGTTCAGTTCTTGTTGTAGATTCATACAAACATTCTGATTGGAGTGGTGGATGGTTATACAAGATTTTTGGAAATGTTTATAATACAATAGGTTAGTTATGAAATTTAAAGAAATAATCAGTAAATTAGAAGAAATAGAAGGTAGTTTAGATGACGCTTTCTATTCTTTACCAGAGTATAACGCAAATACTGATTCAAGGGATTATATAGATTCCGCACGAAGTGAGTTATATTCTTTAAAAGAAGATATTGAAAAAAAACTTAAAAAAAGTGAAAATAAAGCTTGACTTTATCATTTTTTTGTCGTAAGATCAAGTAACAAATAGAGAGAGTAAATAAATGTTAAACATAAAAAACGAAATCAGAAAATTAGATAGTCTTTCAGAGTTGAATGAACTATCAGCATTTATCAATGATTGTAAAGTGATGTTAGGTAGAATGTCATTTTCTGTTGGGGATAAAGTTTATGTAGTCCAAAAGACTAAGAAAACCGAAGGTAGGATTACTAAAGTCAACAAAGTTAAATGTGTTGTTGATATGAGAGGTCGGTTATACAATGTTCCAATGTCAATGTTGGAGATGAGGTAAAAAAGTCAAAAAAAGCCTTGACTTTTACAAATTTTATTCGTAAGATCAATAGTAATGAGAGAGATATGGAAATACTAAAAATACTTGTTTAACCCCGTTTGATTAGGTTCATATAAAAGTGTCTAAGGGGAGTTTAAGACACACGAGAGAAAAAAAAATTCGTGGTTTCGTCCTTTCTACGATAATTTGAAAGGGTGGTGGGTTTGAGAGTGACTACCTATTTGGAACTCTCAAAAATTTTGGGGAATAGATAGTTAGACTATACCGCTGGACTCGTTTGAGGACTCTGGATTCCCCAATTTTTTTAGCTATAAAAGATAGTGTTTGAGAAATTTATGAGATATATATATTAAATGGTGGTGAGGTTTTTTTACATATACCCGATAATTTTTAATTATCTAAAACTCACCACTTTTTTTAAAAAAAGCGAAGAAAAAAGACGTTTTGAGAAATTTGGAGTATATATATAATATACGATTAAAATTAAAGAATTAAATTTTGTGGGTCGGAGTTGTAAGATTACCATACGAGAAGAGAAAGACGGTTTTATCCCGTCTTAAATGGTTGACCGAATTCCAGTATAAAAAAAGTTGGAGTGGTTTTCTTGTTTCCATTTGACAAAAAGAACAATACCTCTTATGACATGATTTACCTACAAAAAATATTAAAATTTCGGGTCGGAGTTGATGGATTATCATTATACCAGACAATAAAGACTCCATTAGCAATAATTTATCCGAATAATATTAAAAATTGAATAATTAAAAAAGGAGACTTATTAAATGAGCTACCAAGCATATACAACATACAACACAAAAGTTACACCACAATCAGAACCAATTCCAGGTTCTAATCAAGTTCCAAATTCCGCAGGTGGACATTCTTTTGAAGTTGATATATGGACTCGTTTAAATAGATTTCTTATTTTAGGAACTGAAGGTGGAACATATTATATCCGCCAAAAACAATTAACAAAAGAGAACGCCAAGTCAATAAAAAAGTGTATTCTGTTAGATGGAAAACGAGTAGTAGATACCGTTATCAATATTTCAGATACAGGTCGTGCAGTTAAAAACGATCCAGCACTATTTGTTCTTGCAATGTGTGCAGGACTTGGTGATGATTTTACTCGTAAATACGCCTTAACCAATCTACCAAAAATAGCAAGAATTGGAACTCATTTGTTTCATTTCGCTGGTTATGTAGAACAGTTTAGAGGTTGGGGTCGTGGACTACGAAAAGCTATCGCAAATTGGTATCTGTTAAAAGAAACTGATAAGTTAGCATATCAATCTGTAAAGTATCAACAAAGAGATGGTTGGTCACATAAAGACCTATTGAGATTATCTCATCCATCTACACAAGATGCCAATAAAGATTTACTATTTGAGTGGGTTACAAAAGGATATAATTCTTCAAAGGAAGATGAATATAAGGATTCACTCAGTATAATTTGGGCCTTCGAGAAGGTCAAGTCAGTCCAGACAGATGTGGAAGCTGCTAAATTAGTGGAAGAATATAAACTCCCACTTGAGGCAGTTCCTTCTAACCTAAAGACACCTAAAGTTCTGGAAACAGCATTACCACATTTGGGATTGACAGCTATTATCAGAAACTTAGGTAACTATACCAAACACGGTATTCTCACTCCCCAAAGTGACGCCCTTAAACTCGTTACTTCGAGAATAACCGATAAGGGGAAATTGCAGAAGGCCCGTATTCATCCATTAAGTGTATTACAGGCAATGCAAACCTATAAGAGTGGTAAAGGACTCAAAGGTTCTGGTGAGTGGGAAGTAAACCCACAAATAGTAGATGCTCTTGATGACGCATTCTACTTGTCTTTCGATAATATAATTCCAACTGGTAAACGAGTGATGTTATCACTTGATGTATCTTCATCCATGACTTGGGAAGGTTGTGGTGGAATGCCATCAGTAACACCACGAGTTGGTTCAGCTGCAATGGCAATGGTTACAATGAGAACTGAAAGTGATTATCTTATAACAGGTTTTACAACTGGATTAGAGATTCTTGATCTTTCTCCGAAAATGAGATTGGATGATGTATGTGATAGATTGGAAAATCTTGATTTTGGTGGAACTGATTGTTCATTACCAATGTTATACGCACTTGAGAATGACCTCCAGTTTGACGCCTTCGTAGTTTATACAGATAGTGAAACTTGGGCAGGTGAAATGCATCCAGTTGAAGCGTTAAAGATGTATAGAAAGAAAACAGGAATTCCAGCAAAACTAATTGTAGTGGGAATGGAAGCAAATGATTTTACAATAGCAGATCCAGATGACTCTGGTATGTTAGATATAGTAGGTTTTGATACGACAGCACCTTCCGTGATGTCCGATTTTATCAGAGAAGATTTACAGTAACAAATAAGTAACAAAGGAAAAACAATGAACACAGGTACAGTAAAGTGGTTCGACGCTAAAAAAGGATATGGTTTTATATCTGATACGGCGACGGATGGCTCAAAAGACTATTTTGTCCATTTCTCCGAAATTCAAACAGACGGCTTTAAGACTTTAGCAGAAGGTCAAAAAGTTGAATTTGAAATTGGAGAAGGTACAAAAGGTGCTGTTGCGAAGAATGTTAAATCAGCAACAGAATAAATTAAATTTAGCATAAAAAGTTGGGTTGTTTTTGTAACAACCCAATATTTATTATTGTCAACGGTTATACCAATGACAATTAACTAATAACAAATAAAAATAATAATAATAAGGAGATAACAAATGGATATTGAAGCCGTACGAAAGCGATTAGCACAGTTACAAACTTCAAGTACTCGCACCACAAACTTGTGGAAACCTCAACCCGGAAAAACACAAATCCGAATTTTACCATACAAACTAAATACAGATACGCCGTTTATCGAGCTATTTTTTCATTATGATTTAGGTGGAAAGTCTTATCTTTCACCAATCTCATTTGGTCGTCCAGACCCGATTGAAGAATTTGCCGAGAAACTTAAATCTTCAGGAAATCGTGAAGATTGGCGACTTGGAAAGAAATTGGAAGCAAAACTCAGAACTTTTGCACCAGTTGTAGTTCGTGGTGAAGAAAATCAAGGATCTAAGTTTTGGGGTTTTGGTAAAACAGTATATCAAGAACTATTATCAATCATAGCAGATCCTGATTATGGTGATATTAGTGATCCAGTAAATGGACGAGATGTAGTTGTTGAGTTCAAAACAGCCGAAGAAACTGGAGCATCGTTTCCAAAAACTTCTATTCGAGTTAAACCGAATCAAATACCAATCACAGAAGATAAAGCAGTTCTAACTACTTTACTTGATGATCAAAAAGATATACGAGAAGTATATAACGAGTTAAGTTATGACGAACTTGCAGAAGCTTTAGGAGATTGGTTAAACCCAAGTGAAGATGGAGAAGAAAAATCATCCAAAAGTGATCCAGTTCCAGCATCAACATCAACATTAGCAAGTGCAACAAGTAATACTACTAATGTTAGTGATGCATTTGATGATCTGTTTAATAAGTAAATAAAGGAGACATATATGTCTGTATCAGCAAAAGACGAACTTGCACAAGTTCTTGCCGATAGTCTTAATAAACAGTTCAAGGATACAAAGGTAGCTTATTTTCTCGATGGTTCTAATGCTACTCCAACTGATATCAAGGAATTCGTATCTACTGGTTCATCTGTATTAGACCTTGCAATTTCCAACCGTCCAAACGGTGGAGTTGCAGTTGGTCGTATTACAGAAATCAATGGATTGGAATCAAGTGGTAAATCTCTAATAGGAACTCACATTCTTGCTGAAACTCAGAAAAAGGGTGGTGTTGCAGTCTATATAGATACTGAAACATCAGTTAGTAGAGAATGGTTAGAAACTATTGGTGTAAATGTTCAAGACTTGTTATATCTTCATGTCGAAACCGTTGAAGATATATTCGAATGTATTGAAAGTATCATTAGTAAGATTAGAGAATCAGATAGAGAAAGGTTAGTTACAATTCTTGTAGATTCACTTGCAGGAGCATCTACCAAAGTAGAAATGGAAGCCGACTTTGAGAAAGACGGATGGGCAACGAGTAAAGCGATTATCGTTTCAAAAGCGATGAGAAAGATTACTCAAATGGTTGGTCGTGAGAGAATAGCTCTCGTATTCACCAATCAACTCAGACAAAAACTCGGAGTAATGTTCGGTGATCCGTGGACTACTTCTGGTGGAAAAGCATTACCATTTCACTCATCAACTCGTATTCGTTTAAAGAATATGGGGCAAATTAAAGATACAAGTAAAAATGTATTAGGTATGAAGTGTAGGGCACAGATTATTAAAAATCGCTTGGGTCCTCCACTTCGTCATGCTGACTTTAACTTATATTTCGATAGTGGTATTGATGATAAGGGGAGTTGGTTACAAGTATTAAAAGACCACAAACTTCTAAAGATTGCAGGAGCTTGGTATACCTTGAATTTTGAAGGTAAGGATATCAAATTTCAATCTAAAGATTTTGAGAAAAAATTAGAAGAAACTGATGGACTCCAAGAACACTTGTATGACCAAATCTGTGATGCATCTATACTAAAGTATCAATCAGCCGATTTAGGTATTGATGATGTAGTATATACAGATGAAGTAGTCGGTGATGAGTAATGAAAAATACCTTTCTATTCTCGATGAGATAAAGAAACACGGCGGCGATGTAGATTCAACAAATCCCAATGAAAAAATACTGATAATAGATGGCTTAAATACCTTTATTAGAGTGTTTAGTGTTATACCAACTACTAATGATGATGGAATTCACATTGGTGGAATAGTTGGTTTTCTGAAATCAGTAGGTTACGCTATAAAAATGTTGGCACCCACAAGAACCATCATAGTATTTGATGGTAAAGGTGGGAGTAATCGTCGCCGTAAAATTTATCCAGAATACAAGGCAAAACGAAGAACAGCAAAAATCCGACTCAATCGTGTAAACGATTTTGAGAATATAGAAGATGAGCGTCATTCTATGATGATGCAACTATCACGTTGCGTTGAATACTTAGAATGTCTGCCAGTATCTATCCTTTCCATTGATAGTGTAGAGGCGGATGATGTTATTGCCTATGCTGCAAAACAACTCTTACCGAAAAGTAAGGTTACAATCATGAGTACCGATAAGGATTTTTTGCAGTTAGTAGATGATAGAATATCTGTGTGGTCGCCCACCAAAAAGAAACTATACAAACCTGATATGATAAAAGAAGAATATGGTGTAACACCCAATAATCTTTTAATGTGTAGAATTTTTGACGGCGACCAATCAGATAATATAAAAGGGGTATTGGGTATAGGAACTAAAACTCTCGTAAAGAATTTTCCTGATCTTAAAGATGGTGTCCATTATTCAGTAGATGATATTATCAAAACAGCAGAAAGTAAGAAAGATAGTGGTGATGGTAAATTTTACAACACTATTTTAGAACAAAAAGATACTATGCATATGAACCATAGATTAATGCAGTTACAAGAAGTAGATATAAGTGGTTCAGCAAAACTTAAAACAAATAATATCGTAAATGGTAAAATACAAGAATTAATAAAATCAAAATTCCAAACAATGTTTATAGAAGATAGGATGTTTGGTGCATTACCTAATATGGATAGTTGGTTAATGACAGTTTGGGCAAAACTTAATAGATTTGCGAAGATAAACAATGGGTAGAAAAAAGAAATATTATACTAAAGAAGAAAAACTTGAAGCTCAACGAAAGTGGCAGATGGACCACTATGAGCGTAATAAATCCAAAATTCTCAAGAAAGCTAAAGAACGATATAGACTAAAAAAGATAGAAGATAGACGAAAGGAAAAAAGGAGAAAAATGTATGGGGAGCAGTAAACTAATCAACGGAGATTGTTTAGAAGAACTGAAAAAACTTGATGATGATTCTATAGACTTACTCTGTACAGACCCACCATACGGATATGGATTTATGGGGAAACATTGGGATACATTCCAAGAGAAAAAATCTACAAAATCTCAATCAGTAGGTTGGATGAGTCCTGGTATGAAGAAATCCACATATGGGATGAAAGAGTTTTTTGTTCCTATTTGGGAAGAGGCATTAAGAGTATTGAAACCAGGAGCATTCTCATTCGTTATGTCTGCACCAAGAAGTGATGTTCAAATGGTTATGTTACAAACTTTACAAGAATCAGGATTTGATGTGAGTTTCACACCAATTTATTGGACATACGCTACAGGTTTTCCAAAGGCTATGAATATTGGTAAGGCGGTAGATAAGAGATTGGGTAAAGAACGAGAGGTTATTGGAGTGAAGAAACGAGGTGATGTAGAAGAAGCCAAGAAACGAGGAACTACATTTACTCAAGCAGAGGCTAACCAAAATAACAAAGATATATTTGGATATGGGGAAGAAGAAATAACATCAGGACCAGCATCAGACGAAGCCAAGAAACTTGATGGAAGTTACGCAGGATACCAACCAAAACCAGCGGTAGAAGTAGTAATTGTGGCTATGAAACCATTAGAACAAAAAGGTTATTTAGACCAAGCACTTGATAATCAAAAGGGAGTAACTTGGTTAGATGATTGTAGAATACCATTTGCAGGAATGAGTGATTCAGAACAATACGAGAGTGATAGAAAAGGATTTATAGAAAGAAGTTCCATAGAAGAAGGTTCGGTATATGCTGAAGAATATGGTGGAACATATAATTATGGATTTAAGAAACCGATTAGTAAAGATTTAGAACAATATAATAAGGATAATGTAGGTAGTCAGAAAAACTTTGATACTGAGGCAGACGGATTGTCCAGGGGAAATCAACCATCAAGAAAAACCACAAAGAGGAAACCGAGAGAAGAAAATACGGTATTTAAGACAAGTGGATTTAAGAGTGAAGATAATGATACAGCAGAAGCATCACCACTCGGTAGATTTGCAGCAAACTTGTTGGTAAGTGATGATGTGTTGAATGTTGAAAGTAAAGGTCAGTTAGCACCAACTACTGGTAAAGAACCATCTAATTACAAAGAGAATAATACACATGGTAGTTATTTGGGTTATCGTAAAGAAATGAAACCAAGAGATGATGGAAATTCATTCAGTAGATATTATAGTTTAGATGCTTGGTGGGAAGATAGGGTTAAGAAATTACCAGAAGAAATACAACGGACATTTCCATTTTTGATAGTTCCAAAGGCGAGTAAATCTGAAAAGAATAGTGGATTGGATAAATTTGAGACAAAACAGAAGGATGAAAGAACCGATGTAGGTAAGGGCTCTTTTACAGAAAAAGGATTACAGCCAGGTAAAAATATTCATCCAACCGTAAAACCAACAACCTTGATGAGTTACTTAGTTACACTTGGTAGTCGTAAAGATGATGTTGTATTAGACCCATTTTCAGGAAGTGGAACAACGGGAATTGCTTGTGTGTTTTCAGAAAGGAACTACATACTTATTGAAAGAGAAAAAGAGTATTTTAAGATACTAAAGGCTCGGATTGAGAAAGCAAAAAATCCAGCAGGATTAGTAGAAAATGAATGGTTTTAATCTATGAGTGATAAATCAACTTTAACACAATTTGGACACGTTTTTCAGGCCAAGATTATCTCGTCTTTACTATCAGATAAAAAATTTATACAAACTATATCAGATATTTTAGAACCAGATTATTTCGATAGTGATGCCAACAAGTGGTTATGTGAAAATATAAGAGATTATTTCTTTGAGTATAAAACTACACCAACTCTTGACGTGATGAAAGTTAAGATAGATGAGATGGAGAATGAGATTTTACAGGTTTCAGTAGTAGACAACTTAAAAGAAAGTTGGAGAAATGTAGAATCAACAGACTTAAAGTTTGTCCAAGAACAAACATTAGAGTTTTGTAGAAATCAAGTTATGAAAAATGCCATTATGGATAGTGTTGATTTGATTGAGGTCGGACAATATGACCAAATCAAAAAAATCGTGGATGAGGCAATGAAAGCTGGTTCAGATAGAGATTTAGGTCATGATTATATTGTTGGTATAGAAGAACGACTTACAAAATCTACAAGAGATACCGTAAAGACAGGTTGGGACCCAATAGACGAAGTTATGGATGGTGGATTAGGTAAAGGTGAATTGGGTGTTGTCGTAGCACCTGCTGGAATTGGTAAAACTTGGTGTTTACAAAATATCGGAGCGAATTCAGTTAAGAATGGATTAAATGTAGTTCACTATACATTAGAGTTAAATCAGAATTATGTTGGTTTGAGATACGATACAGTTTTTAGTGGAGTTACAACATCAGATATAAAATATTATCAAGATGATGTTAAGAAGAAAATAGATGCACTTAAAGGAACATTATTGATAAAGTATTTTCCCACCAAAAGTGCTTCAGTTCAAACGTTAACTGCACATCTAAGTCAAATTGAAATACAAGGAGTTAAACCTGATTTAGTATTGGTTGATTACGCCGATATTTTAAAGGGTGTTGGTTCAGAAAAAAGACACGTTTTAGAAAATATTTATGAAGATTTAAGAGGACTTGCGGGGGAAATTGAATGTCCAATATGGACAGCTTCACAGGCGAACAGAAGTTCATTGGAAGAAGAAGTGATTGACGCTACAAAAGTTGCAGAAGCTTATTCAAAAGTAATGATAGCAGATTTCGTGGTATCAGTTAGTAGAAAGGTTGAAGATAAGATTGCAAATACAAGCAGGTTTCACGTTATAAAGAATAGATTTGGTATAGATGGTATAACTTTTCCATCAAGTATGAATACGAATATTGGTAAAATCCAGATTTACGAATCAACAACTCAGAGTGGACAAGAGGTTCAAGGTAAAATGGATAATAGTCAAGAGTATTTACGAAAACAACTGGCAAATAAATATAATGCGGAAAAAGATATGGAAGGCTTTGAGTAGAAGTCAGTATATATTATATTTATAGTCGGGTGTTACAAAGGAAATAATTTTTACAACAAGGAGAAATAGTTTATATGGAAAAGTTTCAGTTATCGGAAAATTTTATAAATAAGTATAAAAGAAAAAAACCCCCGTTTGGTTTTAATGGTTTAGGTGAATTAGTGTATATGAGAACCTATTCTCGTATTAAAGAAAACGGTAAAAATGAAAGATGGTGGGAAACGGTTAAGAGGGTTGTAGAAGGAACTTATTCTATGCAAAAGAATTGGATTGATTCTCATCAACTCGGATGGAATCCTTGGCAAGCTCAAGCATCAGCTCAAGAAATGTACGAAAGAATGTTTAATATGAAGTTCTTACCACCTGGCCGTGGACTTTGGGCAATGGGAACTGCTATAACAGAAGAAAAGAATCTTTATGCTGCCCTTAATAATTGTGCATTCGTATCTACTAAAACACTTAAAGAAGATTACTCAAAACCATTTTGTTTCTTAATGGACGCATCTATGTTAGGTGTAGGAGTTGGTTTTGATACAAAGGGTGCTGGTGAGATAGTAATAAAGGGAGTTAATACTGATAGAGGAGAAGAAGTATTTAAGATACCTGATACGAGAGAAGGTTGGGTAGAATCATTAAAGTTATTGTTAGAGAGTTATTTTCATGGAACTGCACCAGTATATTTTGATTACAGAAAGATTAGACCAGCGGGAGCACCAATTAAAGGTTTTGGTGGTGTTTCAAGTGGTCATGAACCATTAGAAGAAATTCATGATGAAATTAGAAAAGTATTAGAACAAAATAGTAAAGAACCAATTACAGTTACTACAATTGTGGACATAATGAACCTTATTGGTAAATGTGTCGTAGCAGGGAACGTAAGACGAACAGCGGAGATTGTGTTCGGTGATCCATTTGATGAGGAGTATTTGGATTTAAAGAATTATCAAGTCAATCCACATAGAGAACAATATGGTTGGACTTCCAATAATTCAATATATGCAGAACTCGGTATGGATTATACAGAGGTATGTAAGAGGATTAACGATAATGGAGAACCTGGATTCGCATGGTTAAAGAATATGAGAAAATTTTCTCGTATGCAAAATGGTGGAGATAATAAAGACCATAGAGTTGCAGGTGGAAATCCTTGTTTAGAACAATCATTAGAAAGTTATGAATTATGTTGTTTAGTAGAAACATTTCCGTATAACCATGAAGATTTAGAGGACTATAAAAGGACACTTAAATATGCTTATCTGTATGCCAAAACGGTAACACTTGGTAAAACTCATTGGAGTGAAACCAATAGAGTTATGTTAAGAAATAGACGAATTGGATGTTCAGTAAGTGGTGTCGCACAATTTATTACAAAACACGGAATGGATAATTTAAGAAAGTGGTTAGAGAAAGGATATGATACAATACAAGATTGGGATTGTACTTATTCTGATTGGTTCGCGGTTCCAAAGTCAATTAAAACCACAAGTGTAAAACCAAGTGGTACGGTTTCACTTTTAGTAGGAGCAACTCCTGGAATGCACTATCCAGAGTCAAGATTCTACATAAGACGAATGAGGTTGTCAAAACATTCAGAGTTAATAGAACCACTAAGAAAAGCAGGTTACAAATTAGAACCAGCCTTCGGTTCAGAAGATTCAACGATGGTAGTAGAGGTGCCGGTAGATGTCGGGGAGGGTATTAGAACTGCGGCTGAACTTTCGATTTGGGAACAATTCAGTTTAGCCGCGTTCTTACAACGACATTGGGCAGATAACCAAGTAAGTTGTACAGCAACATTTGACCCTGAAACAGAGTCCGACCAATTACCACACGTTTTAAATTATTTTCAATATAGATTAAAAGGTATATCGTTATTACCAAGACATCCATTAGGAGCTTACAAACAAATGCCCTATGAAGCAATTACAGAACAAGATTATGAAAAACAAGTTAAAAAACTTGGTTATTTAAGTTTTGTAGGCGTTGAAGGTGAAGAAGCAGAAATAGATAAATTTTGTAACAATGATGTTTGTGATATACCAGATATACCAGAAGCATGATAAGAATTCACATACCACAAAAACAGGCAGTTGACGCACCTGTGAAAAAATGCGTCTTAACCAAACAAAAAGAGGAGAACGTTAATGAATAAACGTAATCTAATCTCATCGGTAATGACCATTCTAATGCCTATGTTCCTTTTCGGACAAGCAGTAATTGAAGAAAAGGTAGAGACAAGCATTGGTGGTGTAGTTTCTGATGAGTCAAACAATCCAATAGTTGGAGCCAATGTGATTGTAGAAGGAACTGATTTAGGTTCAGCTGCAGATGCAGATGGATACTACTCTATTGATTTAGGGGCAGGTTCTTATTCACTTACAGCTTCCGCAATTGGATATGAATCTCAATCGTCTGAGGTGTCAATAAAAGAAGGTGATTCAGGAATTACCAACTTTGTATTGGTCATATCAGCAATTGAGATGTCGGCATTAGAAGTTTTAGCTTCTCGTGCAGGCGAAAAGACACCTGTTGCACATACAACGGTAGAAAAAGCAGAAATTGAATTTCGTCTTGGTTCACAAGACTTACCAATGTCTCTTAATCTAACACCAAGTGTATATGCAACTCAACAAGGTGGTGGTGCGGGTGATGCTCGTATCAATGTTCGTGGTTTTAATCAACGGAATGTGGCGGTAATGATTAACGGAGTCCCACAAAATGATATGGAAAACGGTTGGGTCTATTGGTCTAACTGGGACGGTGTAGCAGACGCTGCACATTCTATCCAGATGCAACGTGGACTCTCCGCAGTCAATTTAGCTACCCCTTCCATTGGTGGAACTATGAACATCATAACTGATCCTACTGCTCACGAAAAGGGTGGTAAGTTCAAACAAGAAAGTGGCGCAGGTGGTTTTCTAAAAACCACTCTGAATTATAATAGTGGTCTTATAGGTGATAAATTCGCCTTGAGTGGTACTATTGTAAGAAAAACAGGTGATGGTGTCATAGACAAAACATGGACAGACGCTTGGGCATATTACTTTGGTGCAAGTTACGCACTAAACGCTGATAACCGATTCGAATTATACGCAATCGGTGCTCCACAACGACATGGACATAATTTATACAAACAGAATCTTGGTGCATACGATGCCGATTTTGCTGCGAGTGTAGATGGATATGATACTGAAGCACTTGGTGAAGATGGTAAGTTCAAGGATGTCGGTAGGTTCTTTAATCAGAACTGGTCACCAGTTGATCCGTCATATACAGGTAAACAATACTATTATATGTATGGAGCTAAAACTGTTGATAGACACGATCCTAACTTCATTAATGAAAGAGAAAATTTCTTTCATAAACCATTAGTAAACCTTAACCATTATTTAACTATCGATGACAAAACAAGACTGAGTTCAGTTCTGTATTGGAGTGGTGGTTCAGGTGGTGGAACTGGTACTTATGGTAGGATTCCTACAACGGATGCTGATGGAGTTACGGGTCTGGAGGATTATAAGTTCTATTATGGTCGTAGTCCTTGGACACGTGATTGGAATGCTCTTATCGCTATGAATAGTGGTGATGATGATACAGTATATGTAGACAAAAGAGTTCTTCCAAGAACACACGGTGAAGGTAATAACCAATCTGTAGGTATTTTGAGGAATAGTATTAATCGTCAGAATACACTTGGTCTTATTTCTAAACTTAACTATGATTTTAGTGATGAACTTAAATTACAAGTTGGTATAGATTGGAGAACAGCAGGTATCGAACACGCACGTGAAGTTCGTGATTTGATGGGTGGAGATTATTATTTGGATTTTGCAGATGATAACGCACCAGATGGTAAAAGAGTTGAGTTAGGTGATATAATCGCTTATCACAATGAAACTACCGTTGATTGGTTAGGTGGATTCTTACAGGGTTCATATTCTTCAGGACCACTTTCCGCATATGGTATGGGTGGAGTATCAAGCATAGCTTATACTTACCAAGACCATTTCACAGTTGCTGATGAAGTAATATCTGCAGACGCTATTATTACTACTCAGTTCAAAGGTGGAGCAATGTATGATGTTACTGAAGGACTTAGTGTTTTCGGTAACTTTGGTATAGTAGAAAAACCGCCCATTATGGATAATGTGATTTATTTTGATGGAACGGTTGCTTCAGATCCCGCAAACGAAAGATTCGTCAGTTCAGAAGCTGGTGTAAACTATTCGTCAGGGATTGGAGCAGTTAAAGTATCTGCTTATAGTACAGATTGGAAAGACAGAAACCTTACCAAATCTGTAACAAGCGGACAAGGTTCAAGTGGTGATACTGATGTTATATTCCTAAGTGGAATAAATCAGAAACACCAAGGTGTTGAAATTGAAGCTTCCACACAAGTACTTGATTTACTTAGCTTAGGTGCTATAGTAAGTCTTGGAAATTGGAAGTTCGATGGTGATGCCGATGGAAATTATCAAGAAGATGAGTTTAACGAAGATGGTCAAGTCATTGGACAAACGACTACTCCGTATTCTTACGCACTTGATGGTTTGTTTGTTGGTGATATGCCTCAAACATCTTACGCACTTGTTGGAACTCTAACTCCCATAAAGGGATTACAGTTACAGGCAGTATACAATCAGTATGATAACAATTATTCTGATTGGAGTCCTGGAGCAAGAGAGTATGATGGTTCAGATGCAGACGCAGACAGAGAACAAGTATGGAAAGCACCTGGATATTCCAAAGTGGATCTCCACGCTTCCTATAAACTACCGATTGGTGGATATGATGCATCTTTATTCGCTCATGTATTTAACGCGACAGACGCAGTATTTGTTCAAGATGCGGTAGATCACAGTCAATACAATAGTTACGGTGATAAAACACACGCAGCTCACAACGCAGAAGTATTTCTTGGAACTCCAAGATATTTCAATGTTGGTATTGCAGTTAGTTTCTAATAGTAGAGTTCGGGGGGGATTGGAATATATTTCCCCCACTTTATTAAAATCGGAGAGTTAAAATGCACAAATTAGAATATTTGTGGTTGGACGGTTGTAACCCAACTCAAATTAGAAGTAAAACCAAGATAGTTAAGTCTTTTGGACGAAAGGGTGGTGAGGCACCAGTATGGGGATTTGATGGCAGTTCAACTGAACAGGCAGAAGGTAAAAATTCTGATTGTGTGTTGAAACCAGTAAGGGTATATCCACATCCATCTGAACAAGATAATAGTTCAATAGTTTTATGTGAAGTATGGAATGTAGATGATACACCACATTCAACAAATACAAGGAGAGAGTTAGAGGAAACATTACAAGCTTTAGAAAGTGATATTGATGAATGGGTAGGATTCGAACAAGAATACACTTTATATGAAAACAATAAACCATACGGTTGGCCAGATATAGGAGAACCACCACCACAAGGAGATTATTATTGTGGTAGAAACATTGGTGAAAATATATCAAGAGAACATATGAACGCCTGTATAGAAGCAGGTATTCAGATTTGTGGAACAAACGCAGAAGTGATGTTAGGTCAATGGGAATATCAGATTGGTGCAGGTGGTTCAATTCATATGAGTGATGACTTGTGGGTAGCCCGTTGGTTAATGGAAAGAATTTGTGAGAAACACGAGTTATCAGTTTCGTTACATCCAAAACCAATCGCAGGTGATTGGAATGGTGCAGGATGTCATACTAACTTCTCTACAGGGGAAATGAGAGAAGATGGTGGATATCCAGCTATTATTGAGGCCTGTGAAAAGTTATCAGAAAATCCACAAGAACATATTGATGTGTATGGTCAAGATAATGACCAAAGACTTACAGGAGAACACGAAACTTGTTCTATTGAAGAATTTCGTTATGGAGTTTCAGATAGAGGAGCATCAATTCGTATTCCTTGGCAAGTAGAGAAAGATGGTTGTGGTTATTTAGAAGATAGACGACCATCATCTAACTGTGATCCGTATAAAGTTAGCAAAAAATTGATAGAAACGATTTGTAGTTAGATATTTATAGTAAAAGAGGTTATATTGTATCAAAACGTTTATTACGAAAGTCGTAAAAACAAAGTACATATATGGGATGATAAAAGTGGTCATGTAGTTGTGCCTTATAAAAGGTATGCTTATGTGAAAGATAATTATGGAACTCATGTATCTTTGTATGGTGACAGATTAAAGAAAGTATATAAGTGGGAAAAAGGTCTTAAAGGATTACACGAAAGTGATATAAATCCTGAAACACGAACTCTCATTGATATGTATACCAATAGTGAAGAACCATCAACTGGTCATAAAATTATGATTATTGATATTGAGGTAGAAGTTACAGAAGGATTTCCAAGTCCACAAAAGGCACCAAATAAGATTACTTCTATTGCCATTCACGATAGTGTAACCGACCATTATTGGTGTTTTGTTCTTGATGAACAAAGTAAACTCCAACGGTCTGATTGGGGTAAAAATGTAACTGTAGAAACTTTTGATAAAGAGTTTGGGTTATTACAGAGGTTTTACGCAAAGTATTTAGAAATACGACCAACTATTATAACTGGTTGGAATGTAGATGGTTTTGATATTCCGTATCTTTACAATCGTTCACAACAGATAGTTGGTAAGAATATTGCTGATTGTCTTTCACCAATTTCAAAAGTATTTTATAATAAATACAGAGAAAAATATATGATAGCAGGGGTGAGTTGTTTAGACTACCTTATGTTATACAAGAATTTTACTTTTAGTTCTAAACCATCTTACAGATTAGATGAGATTGGTAAGAGTGAAGTTGGAACATCCAAAATATCATACGAGGGAACTTTAAATGATTTATATGAAAACCACTTGGAAGATTTTGTTAAGTATAATATTCACGATGTTAGGATAGTAAAGAAATTAGACGACAAGTTAGATTTTATTGATGTAGCTCGTGGTATTTGTCATGTAGGGCATGTTCCGTATGAGGACATTGTGTATGATTCTCGGTTCTTGGAAGGTGCAATATTAGTATATATGAAAAAACTTGGAGTTGTAGCACCTAATAAAACACCACGAGAAGATGTAAAGAAAGATAAGAAATTTGCAGGAGCATATGTTCAGGATCCACAAAAAGGTAGACACGATTGGGTGTATGATTTAGATATTACATCTATGTATCCGTCAATTATTATGAGTTTGAATGTATCTCCTGAAATGAAGATTGGTAAAGTTGTTGGTTGGAATCCAGAAGAATTTATTAGAGGTAAGAATAAGACTTATTCTATTCAAATGAATGGAAAGAAGAAAGGACAATTTACTGAAACAGAGTTGAAAGATTTCTTTGATAAAAATCAAGTATCTATATCCAATAATGGTATTTTATATAGAACTGATAAACAAGGATTAATACCAACATTATTATCAGAATGGTTTGATAAACGAAAAGAGTTTAGAAAGTTAGCAAAAAAGTTTGGTGATGAGGGTGATGAAGAAAAATATGGTTATTTTAATAGACGACAACATATTCAGAAGATTGTGTTGAACTCTATGTATGGAGTATTGGGTTTACCAGTATTTAGGTTCTATGACTTGGATAATGCAGAAGCAACTACATTAACAGGTCAATCTCTTATTAAGTTCACACGAAAACTTGTTAATCACTTTTATAACAAGGAATTAGGAACGGAAAAAGACTATTGTATTTATATTGATACTGATTCAGTATTTTATTCTGCAGTACCATTAATTGAACATAGGTTTAAGGGTGAAATGAGTGATGTAATGATGACTCAAAGAATTAATGAGGTTGCAACAGAAGTTCAAGGATTTTTAAATGAAACCTATGATTATTTTGCACAGAAATTCTGTAATTTGAATAAACATCGTTTTGAGATTAAACAAGAAATTGTAGCAAAGAGTGGGTTATTTATAGTAAAGAAACGATATGGTATGAAGGTCATTTCAGATAATGGTGTTCAAGTGAACAAAACGATGGTTAAAGGATTAGATACAGTTCGTAGTAATTTTGCACCACTATTCAGACAATTATTAGCTGATGTATTAGATGATATTTTAGGAAGTGTTCCAAAGGACAAGATAGACCACAGAATAACAAGATTTAAAAAGAATATGAAACTTAATCAACTCGATGAAATCTCATCTCCGACTGGAGTTAAGGGGATATGGAAATATTTGAGAAAAGATAATGAACATACTTCAGATTTACTTGAAAAACAAAAAGATAGACGAGTATTTTCTTTATTCCATAAAGGAACACCAGTTCATGTAAAGGCAGCAATTGCATACAATGACTTGGTTAGGTATTTTGGCCAAGATAACAAATATGGGTTTATAAATAATGGGGATAAAATTCGTTGGGTGTATCTGAAAAATAATCCATTGGGGTTAAAGGTCGTGGCATATAAAGGACATGAAGATCCACCAGAAATTATGAAATATATAGATGAACATATAGACCACGATAAAATTTATGACCAAGCAATGACCAAAAAATTACAAATGTTTTATGATTGTTTGGATTGGGGAAAACCAGTAGATGAAGAACAAAGTATAGAAAGATTTTTTTGATTTTGAACAAAGTTGTATATATGTATATATAACAGATTAACAATAAGGAGAATAATAAATGAATAAATACAAATTAACTCGTTTCATTGATAAATACCATTTAGGTGGTAATGTTAATGCAGTGGTTATCAATAGTAAAAAAGACAGTCTTACGACTCGTTTTATTACTGGAGATAAAGCACTACTCGGTGAACTATCAATGGCTAATTGGACATTTGATGAAGCCGAATTAGGAGTTTACGATACGGAACAACTTAGTAGATTATTAGGTGTTTTGGATGATGATGTAAATCTTAATTTGACTCAATCAGGTGATAAAGCAATTGCAGTTGAGATTTCTGATGCACTATCCAAAGTCAACTTTATGTTGTCGGATAAATCAGTTATAAATCAACCACCACCTTTGAAACAACTTCCTGAATTTCAGATAGCAATCAAGGTGGATTCCAATTTCATTCAGAGGTTCATTAGTGGTAAATCTGCATTACCAGATACAGATACCTTCACGGTAATTACCGATGATGATGGAGTGAAACTTGTTATAGGTTATTCGTCAATTAATACAAACAGGGTTACTATTCCTGTTGAAACTACTGAACATTCTAATATAGAAAATGTGTCTTTTAACGCAAATTTATTCAAAGATGTGTTAGTAGCAAATAAGGAATGTGAAAGTGCAACGCTTGAAGTAAGTGAACAAGGATTGTCAAAAATCAATTTTAAGGTTGATGACTATGATGTTACTTACTTTCTTGTAGCCGTCCAAACAGTTGATTGATTTTGATAATTTCCCAACTTTTAGTGAAGAACATTTCCAGACTTGGACAAATGAATTAACACCGATTGAAGAACATAAAGGTTATTTAGTTAAACGAGATGACCTTTTCAATCTAAGTGGAGTTTCTGGAGGCAAAGTTAGACAATGTTCTAAACTTGTCTATGATAATTTAGACCACATACTCAATGAGTGTAATGGTGGGATATTAACGGCTGCCGGTATTCCGTCGCCACAAAGTTGTATCACATCAGCAGTCGCTAAGTATTTTGGTCTAAAATGTTTGATTACGATACCACATTATCCAGACCACATTAGAGATAGTTATAGAGTAAATGCTTCATTATCGCAGAAGTTTGGTGCCAAGGTGTATGGAGTAGGTAATCCGAATATATCAGGACCAGAACTTGATGCCAAGAAATTAGTAGGTGAAACGGGTTATTTTCAGATAAAATTTGGTATGAATGGACGACAAGTAATGAAAACTATTGCCCAACAAGTCAAAAATGTTCCAGATCACGTGACAACAGTCGTGGGGATCGCTGGGAGTGGTTTGTCTATGTTAGGTGTAGCAATGGGTTGTAAGTTGTATAATAAGAATATTAAAACGATATATCCTGTAGCATTAAGTAGTTATGTGTATAAAAACAAGAAAATGTGGTATGATCGTCTCCCAAAACGTGATCAATTTGACGGAGATTTTAAAGTTGTTCAGTCAGACTATCCATACCAACATAAATTGAAATTAGATGAATCACTACCACTTGACCAAACATACGAGGCAAAAGCATGGGATTGGATGGTAAAGAACTTAGAACCATCTGAAAAAGTGTTATTTTGGGATGTTGGTATTAAGGAATATGACTTAGATTATATTGAACCTATCAAATGGCACAAAAGTGAATATGAGAAAATCATAGATAGAGAGGTAAGGAGAAAGTCAAAGGTTACAAAACATGACTTTTTCTAAGGCGTGGTTAGAAAAGAAGATAATGTGTGGTTTATGTAACTTCGGTTGCTGTAATCATCCATCATTTCATGTAGAAATCACAGAAGAAGAACAAGAATTTTACCAAAAGGAATATGAATTAGACCTTGAATTGGAATGGAAGCAAGACGGTTGTTGTAAGTTATTAAAAGATGACAATACAGGCTGTAGTTTGGGAGATGACAGACCAGTATTTTGTAAGTTGTATCCATTAGTAGAAAACAAGTCTAATAGATTAGTGATGAATAATTGGGGATACTTACATTGTCCTAAACCTGACAATTATGAATTAGATAAAGTAGTAGATGGAAAATATCACTACAAGTTAAAAAAGAAACATAAGAATAAACGAGATAAATTGATATTGGATGATAAGATAGAAAATGTGGTTAAACAGATTTGGTTGCAATCAAAAGATTCTATTATTCAGAAATATGGTCGAGAGTATTATGAGAAAATAAAAATGGAAATGAAACAAACAATTAAACACGAGTTTTTTTAAAAGATGAGTAAAATATTTTTAATAGGTTTTATGGGAGTTGGTAAAACTACAGTTGGTAAAGTTTTAGCAAAAAAGTTAAATTATAATTTTATCGATACAGATGACGTAATAGTTAATAAATTTAATATTCATAATGGTGATATATTGGGATTTTTTGAAGATAGAAAAAAATATTTAGATGAAGAAACTATTATTATTGAAGATTTAATTAAACAAAAAGATATAGTAGTTGCTACTGGTGGTGGTATTATTTTGAAGAATAAAAACATACAATTAATGATGGAAAATGGAATTGTAATATATTTGAAAATGTCCGTAGAAACTCAAATTGAAAGAATAGAAAGTTTAGAAGAAAAATCTTTGAAAAAAAGATTTTTACCGACCATTAGAGATAGTGGTAAAAAGTTTATGGAAGGCAGAAATATACTTTATGAAAATAATGATTTTACTGTTGATACAAATAATAAATCTGTTGAAGAAGTTTGTTCGGATATAATTAGTGAGGTTTTTTAATGAGTACAGAAACGGCCTTTTGTGATTTACCTTGGACAAGACTTAAAGTTAGTCCTGGTGGAGAAATAACTAATTGTTGTTGGCAACAGATAGGTATTGGAAATGTGATACATAAATCATTTACAGATTTATGGACAAATAGTGATACTTTAAAAAGTATTAGAAAAGATATAAAAGATGGAGATTTTCATCCGTTATGTAGTGAATTTGGTTCTTGCCCATATATGAGTGATGCGAATCCTGCAGAATGGAGTTCTTGGTATTCTAACGAAGAAAGTACTTTTGAGTATGATAAGTATCCAACAATGTTAGAACTCGATTTACCAAACACTCATTGTAATATTGGTCCTGGTATTCCAGATGATGATACGAATCCTGCTTGTATTATGTGTGCAAGACGACTTGATGGGTTTGTTAATGATACTACTCATCTTTTTAAAGGTATATGCGAAAAGATTCAATTTTTGATGCCTTATTTAGAGAGAATTCATATTCAAGGATATGCAGAACCACTTTATAAAGATATAGTTTTTGAAGTCTTAGATTGGTTAGATTTTAGTATTTTCAAAAAAAAAGTGTGGTTGAGTATGATTACTAACGGAATGTATGTTAATGAAAAGACTTCTAATAGATGGATTGAATCTGCTGATAAAACTACAATAATGGTTTCGATAGATGCTGGAAGCAGAGAAACATATAAAAAAATTAGAATAGCAGATGCGTATGATTTAGTGATAAAGAATATGATTAAGTATAGTAAAAATAGAGATGGTGAACAACATAAACTTCATATTAATAATAACATTAACACAATTAATGTTCATGAGTGTGTAAAAATGATAGAAGATGCGGATAGGATTGGAGTAGATGTTATACAACTTGGTCCTACGGATCCTATGGAAATGACGCAAGATATATGTGTAAATGAATCTAATAGGGAAATATTTGAAGAAAACTTTGAACTTGCAAGATTAAGAGCAGAAGAATTAGGTGTTAACATTCAACTTTTAAAAGGATTTTAATGTATATAGATTACTTTGATAAATTTTACAATATGGAGCCCTATCTTAAAATAGATGAGAAAGATTGGGAATACATAAAAGAAACATTTGATAAAGAGGATGTAAAGGAAAGTCTTGCTACGGTAGCAATGACCTATCCACTTCCATATCCAAACTTAACTGAAAAGAAGGCGTGGAGAGATTTTCAGAAATTAAAGGGTATGAAATGGAACGAAATTATGGTAGAGGGTGAGTGGTATGCAAGAGAGGGGACGAAGTATAGTTACAATTTGAATTATGATGGAAAACAACTTTATTTTCGTAGGTTGAATGCAGGAAACGATTGTAGTAATTATTTTCAGATAGAAAATCGTTGGTCAGTAGATGGTTCAGTATCACCAGGTCCGAAACGGACTTGGGAAAACCACAAGTTTATGAAAACACTTATGGGAAGTGCATATTCACTTAAAATGCCTAAGATTACCAAGAATATACTGAGAACTATGATTGGACTTCGTAAATATATTTGTTCCCAATTTAAACCGAATGTGGCTAAGATAATTTATGATATGTTTGAGTCAGAGAATATTCTTGATTTCAGTGCAGGTTGGGGTGATAGACTTGCTGGATTCTATGCAAGTGAACACGGAAAACATTATGTAGGAATAGACCCACGAAAAGAGAATCATTCTTTATATGAAAAACAAGCTAATTTTTACGATAAACATTTAGGATTTTTTGAACACGAGAGAAAATCAGAATTTTATTGTTCACCTGCAGAAGATTTTGATTTTACTCAGTATGACGAACACTTCGATATGGTATTTACGAGTCCACCATACTTTAGCGTAGAGCGTTATAGTTATGACGATACACAAAGTTGGGTTAGATACAAAGATATAAACGATTGGAATAAAGATTTCTTACAGACGACCTTGGGTAACTTATGGGGCAGTATTAAGAGTGGTGGATACTTATTAGTGAACATTAGTGATGTTTATACAAATTCAAAATGGTCAACCGAAAGGGGTTGGTTAGAGATTTGTAATCCAATGAATGACTATCTATCTAAATTAGGAGAGTATCAAGGTTGTATTGGAATGGAAATGGCAAAAAGACCGAATAGTGGTGGAGCAGGAACAGCAAAAACCTACGAAGGTTCAGTATGGACAGAAAAATCACTTGAAAATAAAGAAGATAAGAAATTCGGAGAACCTATTTGGGTATGGAAAAAGATTTAAATGTAGATATAAATAATTTTATTGTAAACTACGAAAGAGATTGGATTATAGAACTCAGAGATGATTATTTAAAACTCATATCAAAATACGATGTTTACCATAAAAAATTTTTTGATGCACCAGGTAATTGGGGCCCAACACAACGGAATAACGACTTATACTTTGATTCTGAAATTTCTGATTATTTTAAAAGGTTACTATACTTACCAAATGTTGCAGTATTAGATTTTATTATTCGTAATAGAGAGGAATTCCAAGATTTAAAATTTTTAGATAATGGTTCAGGGTTTGGGTTGTTATCTATTTTTATGAAAAAATTAAATTTAGATTGTTATAATTTTGATAACTATGAACAGATGGGAAATATTAATCCGTCTGATGATTCATTTTTTAAAAAATATGATATAAATCCACCAAGTAAATTATTACCAAATGATATAAATATTATGATGAGTAATGGTATTTTTATTACAGAAGATGGACTAATAGATTCTGAGTTTGATTACTTATTTATAGATAGTATGTATTTAACTGAAAATTCTGCATGGGATGTGAAATGGCCTAACCGAAAAAGGTTTTGGTCAAAGGTAGATGATAATTATAATTTAGAACATCAGTATGATGGTGTTCTTTCAATTTTTAGACACAAATGAAATACATTAAATTTATATATCCAAAATATCCACCAACAGGATTATTACATCTTACAGTTAATTTAAAATATCTTTTAAAATATTCATACGATATAGGAAAGATTCCAATAATACCAAAGTTTACTCTTGGTGAGAGAGTAGGGTTAGGTTCAGAAAAGGTATTTGATTCAAATCTTAGTGAATATTACGATTATCCAAATGTAAAAATAAATGGTGAATCATATAAAGTATTAGTTGATGATAATAATCTAAAAGAAGATGATGTTGAGATATTTAATTGTGAATGTAAAGAAAAACTACCTTCTTCTAATTATTTTCCCACGAATTCTAATTTTAATAAATTAGTTGGTAAAAATATAGATATTGAATTACCGATTCAAAAATATTTAGTAGAAAGTGCCTCTAAGATAACAGAACTATTAAGAAAATATGTGTGTGTTCATGTAAGACGAGGAGACTTATTGAAATTAGAACCAGAATCGGTTAGGGCTACAGAATCAAAAAATATATTAAAAGTTTTAGATGAGGTAGTTGATGAGTCTTATTGTGTTTACATTATGACAAACGAAACGGATTTAAGTTTATTTGATGACATAACTGAAAAATATAATACTCATTTTTGGACAGAGTTTGATGAATTAAAAAAATGGTATAGTAAAAGTAATTATCTATTATTTGCCATTGAGTTATTAATTTTAAAAAATGCAAATAAAAAGATTTCAACACAAGAGAAACCTTATGGGTTTGGTGTTGGTTATTGTGATAAGTGGTTATTTTGATATGATAATATTACATAAAGATAACCCTATATATTCTTCACACGGAAAAGATAATTATTTAGAAAGATTTATTGGAACGGATAGAGATAACAAATATAAATGGAGTCATATCGGTGGATTGTATCATGAAAAATTTGAAACCTTATTTAAGTCTTGTGGTTTAGATTATAAAATGTCTTATTATGAAGATTATCCTAATATAGAAGGTGAATATTTTTTTGGTAGATTTGCACATGCAAAATCCGATAAGGATATACATAAAAATATTTATCCTAAATTGGAAAAGAGATTTGATAATATTTGGCCTAATAAAATAACATATGAATTATATGATGAAAAAATAAAACAATTTGAATGGTTGGAGTCGGTTGGATATTCTCACTTGGTAGATTATGAAGTTGTTAATTCACTCGAAGAACTTTATCAGAAAGTTAAAGTAGGTGATGTTGTTAAATCAAGTGTTGGTGCATCAAGTGGGAATTTATTTCTAATAACAGAACCTAAGTATTGTGAGTATGAAAATTTATATGAATTGATAAGGGAATGTGATGAGAATCGGTTGTGGAATTCAAATGATAATTTTTTTCCAGCAATGATACAACCAAAATATGAAGGATTGGTTCACAAGTTATTTATAACTAACAATTATGTTTATGATAAGAAGTGGACACAATCATGTGATACTTCTGAACCATTAAATTTCGGTGTAGGTCATCCAGATAGGAAGTGGATAAATACAAATAAAACATTATCAAGTTATGTGACATTAAAGGATGAGTTGAGTCAGATATCAATTTATAATGAGTGTTTGGACATTTGGGATAGATTAGATACACCAAATTTGTGTATCGATTATATTGAAACAGATTTGGGTGGAAAGATAATAGAGTTTAGTTATTTATACACAGAACCTATTCCAGCATCAGATTTTTATGGTAGATATAATTTTGATAAAAATAAATTTGAAAATACAGAAGAAAATATGAATGAAATATCATATAACCAAGTTAGTTCAGTATTAAAGGAGTTTAATTTAGTATGATAAAAGTTAATTATGTAAATTATCAAACAATTGAGAAATATAAGGATAATCAATGGTTAGAAGTTTTTCCCGAAAGTGAAGATACACTTAAACATCACTATTTTGAATTCTATTCAGATGATGAGCCTATTGGATTTTGGAGATTAAGACATAAAGATGGAATAACTAATCATGGAAATAATTTTGTTTATTATGAACACCGCGGTAAAGGTTGGGGAAATAAAATTTTATTAATTAGTATGAATGTTATAAAAGAAATATTTCCTGATACTAAGATTTTTTATGTACAATGTATTTTTACTAACAACAGAAATTTACATATAAGAGATAAACAATTTGGAATAGAAAATAGATATCTTGAAACAGCAGAACCAAATAGGTTTGGGTTTATGGAAAAGTGTGAAAAGGATTACATTTATTATGATTCATTTGAAAATGTGTGGAATCGAAACAAGAAAGATATTGATAAATTAAAGGTTGTTTATGAAGGTTAATGGTTTTTGGTATGGTTCTGAATTAGGTGAACTTGAAAAGTTATGTATTGAGTCTTGGATAAAGAATGGATATGAGTTTTATCTTTGGGTATATGATTTAGATATTGAAGTACCTGATAAGGTGGTTATAGCTAATGCAAATCATATAGTTCAGTTTAGTGAGTATTTCACTTACGATGAAGGACATTCAAAAGGAACACCTATAGCATTTTCGAATTTATTTAGGGCAGAATTATTATATCAACGAGGTGGATTGTATACAGATTTAGATGTGTTATGTTTGAAATCATATCATTTTAAAAAACGATTAGTTTTTTCAGAACAAGTGGATAGTGGTCATGATTATCATGTTGCAACTTGTATATTATATAGTGAGAATGCAGGAGAAGAATTATTTAAAGATTGGATAGATTGGATTATAGCAAAAAGAAATAATTGGCGTCCAACTACACATGGTGATTTGGGGCCTAATTTAATTACACCATTGATTATATCAAGGGACTTGAAAGAATATGTTTTACCCAAAGAATATTTTTGTCCAGTAGATTGGCAATCTTATAAGGGTATATTTGATTATAAGGGAGATTCCTATGGAATTCATTTATTTGGTAGTATATGGAATGATGAAGATTATAAAAATATAGATAAACTAAAATGAGAATAGAACAAGCATATATTTCACGAGCGTTATCACACTTTAAAGAAGAGTTTTTTGATCGTTGGAATTTAAAAGAGTATAGTAATTTTGAAGAACCTGCTCTATTTTGGGGTTTATATCCTGAGTGGGATGGTAAAACTAAATCAGAAAAAGATACATCATATGATATAGATGTGTTTAATAAACATGAAGGGTTGAAAGTATTATTGTGTGGTGGTGTTGAATATAGGTTAAATGTTTTTGAAAAAATAAAAGATTATAAACTTATATGTGTTGATAAATGGGAATCGTATAATGCATCTAAAATGGGATTGGAATATCTATCATTAAAAATACCATATTTTAATTTTGATAAATATCCAACAACAAAATTTGGTGATAAAATATATTCACACATTCCATTAAGAGAAAGGGGTGGAGAATGGGGAAAACACTTTGAGAATATGTTTCAGTATGAAAAATTAATGAATTTATTTGGTGAAGATATGTTCTGTTTTCCAAAAGAATGGATTGAACCCAATGAGTGTATTGGATATTTTAATCAGAGTTTTGTAAATATAAAACCACATAAAATTAGAGGTGCAAATACAGCTTGGAAGTTAGGATGTATGGGTAGAAATACAATAACTACTAATAATGAACAAGTACCAAGTTATTTATATTATGATTCTGATGATGAATTGAAAAGGTTAGTAGATGAAGAATCAAAAAAAATTGGAACTATACAAGAGAATAAATTGTGGGATTACTTTCATCAATCTGATGATTGGTTACATGAGGATTATTGGAAATGAAATTAACAAAAGTAAAAGAACCTTGGGAACACTTTTTATTTGAAGATGTTTTGGACAAGAATAACTTTAATTCATTATTAGAGTATCCTGAATTAGATTCAGATTATAGTAATGTAGATGGATTAAAAAGAGAGAGTGTTGAGAATAGAGTTTTCATTAATGATAAGTTCGTAGATGATAATCCACAATTTAAAAATTTAATAGAGTTTCTAAATAATAAAAAAATGTGGGAAGATATATTTGATGTGGATTTATCAAATGCTTATTTACGACCAGAACTTACAGACGATAGATATCCATTTGAACTTGAAGTACATTCAGACATAACTGAAAAGTTATTATCAATATTAATTCATATAGATAAAGATGATGAACAAAATTTAACAACAGACTTATATAGTGATGAGACTACATTTCATACAAAGTTAGATTGGATACCTAATACTGGTGTAGGTTGGGTAAACTCTGATAAAGAGAATAAATGGCATGCGTTTACACCAAAAGAATTTAAAGGGAAAAGACGAGTATTAATAGTTAATTGGTGTGATAAAGATACTTGGAATAATAAGTCACAATTATATATTGGATATAAATGGTATAGTGGTTCATATAGTATAAATTTTCATGATGTAGAAAATGATCCAATACTACAAGATAGATTTGCAAATGATTTTGATTTCCATATAGGTGTTAAATATGATATACCTAAAGATGGTTTATTTCAAGCAAAGTGGCCAAATGGTAATTTAAGATATGAATGGAATTATAAAGATGGTAAAAGAGCAGATGGTAAATCCTACGGATGGTGGCCAAATGGTAAGATAAAAATAATACGAAATTGGAAAGATGGTAAACACTATGGATTACAACGAGAGTTTTATACTGATGGTTCTATTTGGTTAGAAGAAACTATATCCACAGGAACATTTGTAGAGTATAGTAAAGATGGTAATGTTATGCAAACAGGAAGTTTTAATTTAGATTATATAGAGACTGGTGATTATGGTGCAAAACTAAGTCAACCGAAATGGGATGATAATTGGAATGAAGATAGCAATACTACAAAGTAATTACTTACCTTGGACGGGTGTATTTGAATTAATAAATTCAGTTGATAAGTTTGTATTTTATGACAATGTACAATTTACAAAACAAGATTGGAGAACAAGAAATAAGATACAACCAAATAATTGGTTATCAGTTCCAATACAAAGACAAAAATTAAATACTAACATAATAGATATCAAAATATGTAATGATATTAATTGGAAGAAGAAACATTACAAAGGTATCTATCAGACATATTGTAAGACAAGATATTTTAATCAATATAAATATTTATTAGATTTTTATTTACGAGATTGGAAATACCTATACGAGTTAAATCGTTACACTACAAAAAAGATTTGTAAAACCTTACATATAGATACTGAATTTTATCATTCAGAAGATTTTAATCTAAAAGGTAATTCATCAGAACGATTGGTTCAATTAATAAAAGAACTTGGTGGTACACATTATATATCAGGACCAAAGGCAAAAAATTATATTGATGAAGAATTATTTGGTGATATTGAATTAGAATATATGAAATATAAAACAAAAAACAATTTTACAATATTGGATAATATTTTTAATAATGGAATAGATATATTATGAATCCATATATAGTTGTAAAAGAATTTGAAAAAGAATTAAGTAAATATACAGGAGCACCATATGTAGTATGTGTTGATAGTTTAACTAATGCATTATTTTTATGTTGTTATCGTTCAGAAGTAGATATGGTGACTATTCCTAAACATACCTATTTGTCTGTACCAATGTCAATTATACATTCGGGTGGTAAAGTAGAATTTGAAGATTTAGAGTGGAGTGGTATTTACCAACTTAAACCATATCCAATATGGGATTCTGCTAAAAGAATGAAAAAAGATATGTATATCAACGGAAGTTATATGACATTATCGTTTCATATGACTAAACACATTCCAATTGGTAAAGGTGGTGCAATACTTTGTGATAATAAAGAAGATTACGAATGGTTCAAGAAGGCAAGATACGAGGGTAGAAGTGAAGTATCATATCACGATGACGATATAGAATTTTGTGGTTGGAATATGTATATGACACCATCTCAGGCTATTAGAGGGTTAGAATTAATTCAGAATTTACCAGATAATAACGAAGATTTAATTGAAGATCCACCATATAGAGATTTAACAACATTTAAGGTATTTAATGATGAAAATTTTTGAAATAGGAGTAGCAAAAACAGGTACAGTTTCTCTTGGAATAGCATTTAAAATCTTAGGGTTTACTCATAAAGGGTTTAGTGAAGAATGTTATTTACCAGAACCATATCCAAATTGGACAAAAGAAGATTCTTGGCCAGTTATGTGTGAGGTTGCTGATAAATACGAATCTTTTACAGATGGTCCTTGGCACGATGTTCCATTTGAATGGTGGGATGAAAGGTATCCAAATAGTAAGTTTATTATTTTAGAAAGAGATGATGAAAGTTGGATTAAATCACAAGAGTTTTTTCAGACTAATGTTTTAGATTGGGATAAACAATGGTTAAGCGATAGAGATGGTGCTATAAAAAATCATCTTGAGTTTAAAAAAACAAAATACAATAGGATAAAGAAACATTTTAAAGATAGACCAGATGATTTATTGGTAATGAACATATGTGATGGAGATGGATGGGAAGTATTGTGTCCATATTTAGAAAAAGATATACCTGATGTTCCTTTTCCACAAGAAAATGTAACGGAGTTTAAGTGAAATATTTATTTGTAATTTATACTGATAAAGAATATAAAAAACATTTAGAGAATTTTAAATGGAAAGATTTTTATATAAAGATTTGTAATGACCCGAACATTGAGGTTATAGAATGGGGTGCAGACTATCATACAGATTACAAAGATTTACCAATTAAAACTCAACAGATGATGAAATGGTGTAGTGAAAATAAGGAATATGATTATTTGATAAAATGTGATGATACTATTTTTGATGATAAGTGGATTCATTATAGTGATAGGATAATATATGAAAATATTTTTAAAAATGATGATATAGAATATAGTTGGGTGTGGGGAGATTATTTTGATTCTTCAAAATTTCCAAGAAGTGAGATAGATAAAAATGAAAAATTTTTTGAACCAAATAAACATTGGGAATGGGGGTTGTTTGGGGCGTGGATTAAAATAAATCAAATCAATAACGATTATCGTGGAATTAATTTGTTGGAATTAGAAGAAAAGGATTGGTTAGGATTTGAAAAAGACCATGATTCGGTAGATTCTATTAATATTAATTTTATACCAAATGATATTCCGTTTTTTGAAGGAAAATTTTATATGGTTTCACGAGATTTTAGTATATTTATAGGTGAACAGGAAAAGTTAGCCAAAGACTTGTCTAATAATTTTCCTGTTGAAGATTTAATGGTAGGTTATTTGTCAAATGAATTCAAAAGTATTCGTAGCATTAGCAAATAAAAAATTTATAGAACATTCTAAAAGTCTATTTTATAGTGCTAAAGTAGATGGTAAATGGGATGGTGATTTTGTGCTTATTGTACCAGAAGAGGACAGGGATACATTTAATGAAAAGGAATTTACTGATAGAGGAGTTGAGATTTTCTTCGGTAAAACCTTACCTGGAAAACCAAAACCACATTATTACAAATATTATTTGTGGACAGAATACTTTAAGAAATGGGATTGGATTTTTTATTGTGATATGGATGTATTGTTTTTTAATAAAATAGAATTTGATTTAGAGAGCAGACAAAAAGATATTTTATATGCAAATGATTGTAATGGAACTTGTTTAAAATTTCAATTTGAATATCGAGATTTTGAAGTAAAAAGATTTAATGAAGAACAACAACAAAAGTATGAATGGATTCAAGAAAATTGGAGTTGGGATACACCATCATTTCAGAGTTGTTTTATGTTATTTCATAAAGATTTAATACAAAATAATACATTTGATAATTTAATAAAATTACATAATGAATACTATGTTTATTATGATTTAGTATTGCATGGGTTGACAGAGGAACAATCTATTTTAAATGTAGAGTTTATAGATAAGTGGAAGAAACTTGGAGATAAATTTTTGAATGCATATTCAAGGGCCAATGAATTGAATTGGGAATTTGATAAAATGGATGAGGATTACGAAGATAAAGAAGATTATAGAAGTGATGGTATTGTTGCATTACATTTCTATCAATTTTTTCAGCCTTGGTCAAAACATAATTTAAAATTTTATCCAATATGGAAAGAGTATAATGACAAATTTTGATGTAAAACACGGTGAGTATATATCTTATAATGATTATGGAAAAGTTACCAAAATAGAATGGTATACACATGGACATTTTGATTGTGAATTAGATGTTACAGATGGTGAACATTCTTATAATCACGGTGATGACCAACTTTGGCAAAAATATACTCTGATAAATGGTAAACCAGATGGTGATTGGGTTTTGTATCATTCTAATGGACAGATGAGTATTTATAGGAAATATAAAAATGGTTCAAGAGAAGGAACTTGGAAGTCTTGGCACGATGATGGAAAACAATGGGACGAACAAACTTATGTGGATAATAAAAAAGAGGGACAATCTAAAAGGTGGAGATATGATGAAGTACCAGAATACTCAGGTCAATATAAAAATGATAAAAAAGAAGGAAAATGGACTGGATACTATGAAACTGGATTTAGAGAATATGTAGGAAAATATAAAAGTGGTAAGAGAATTGGTAAATGGACTACATATCATAATAACAAGGATAGTAAAATATATTCAAAAGTTTTCTTTGTTAATGATAAACAGGAAGGAGAGTATTTAGAGTATGATATTCAAGGTAATATTAAAGTGGTTGGTAATTATGAAAACGATAAAAGAGAAGGTGACTGGAGATATAGAAGAGATGATGTAGATGAATTAAATAATGATAATTTATGGAAACGAGAACAATATAAGAATGGATTATTAGATGGTTTATATAAAGAAAAACATCCTACAGGACAAATGTGGAAAAATTATAGATATAAAAACGGAAAATTACACGGTGAATGCACAGAATATAATATGTTAGGAAACCTATCGAGTGTTAAACATTGGCTGTTAGGGACTAAGAATAGAAAATGGTGGATTTATTATTCAAACGGATCAACTAAAGAAACTTTTATATATAAGATGGGAGTTTTGAATGGAAAGGCATTGAAATATTATCCAAATGGTCAAATTTTATCAGATAAATCGTATAAGAGTGATAAATTGAGTGGAGAGTATATAGAATATTATATGCAAGGTAGATCACGATCACAGGGAGTCATGGTAGAAGATGAGATGGACGGTAAATGGAAATTTTGGCATCATAATGGTCAAATGGAATGTGAACTTGAATGTCATCATGGAGAAATTATTGAGAGTAAAGTTTGGGATGATGAGGGCAATATAAAAGAGGAACTACAGAGAGTGAAATTGTCTGAAGATCCTAATTTTTCAGGAAGAAAAACTACCAGAAATTTAAAATGAAAATTAAATATAAAAAAGTTCTGAATAATGAAAGTGCAATAGAAATTGATGGAAAGGTAGTGTTGGCATTTGATCCACGATATAAAGAATATTTGAAATGGAAAAATAATAATCCTGATTTAGAAGAACTTTTAGTAGATAATTTAAAACAAGAAACAAAGAATAAAGAATTATATAATAATGGCGCACCCCATGTTAATAAAGATAAAAATGGAAAACCGATAGGTAAATGTATATTTTATTTTAAAAATGGACAGAAGAAATGGGAAGGTTATTATAAAGATTATGTTTTAGAAGGTGAAGTGATTCAGTATAGAGAAAATGGAATTTTAATATCAAAGGAGACTTTTGTAAACGGAGAAATGATAGGACCGTATGAATATTATTATAAAGATGGTAAATTAAGACAAACTGGACTTATTAAAAATCATATAAAAGAAGGAGAAATTAAATCGTATCGACAAGATGGTAATATAAAAGTAATAGAAAATTTTAAGAATGGACTTAGAGTTGGTGATATAAAAAGATATATATCAGATGGTAAAGTGATTATGTCAGGACAATATAGTGATAATTATAAAATAGGAGAGTGGATATGGTATTATCCCAATGGACAAGCAAAGAATCGAGAAGTATATGAGATTAGAGTAGGTTTTCCTGTTCCTATATTAGTAAAGGTTACTAATTGGCTTGCAAATGGTCAAAAGATTATAGAAGATGAAAGGGCTGTGTCAATGATGGGTTCTCTTCTTGATGTTTGGAAACATACTGGTAGATATTCGAGTGGAGTTAGGAAATATGATATAACTTATCTGGATGGAAAGTTACACGGTAAGTGGGTGGGGTGGTATAACAATGGTATAAAAAGATCAGAAGGTAATATGCAATATGGTGAGATGAGCGGAAAATGGACATTTTGGTGGCCTAACGGACAAAAAGAATTAGAATGTGATTTTGATTTTGGAAATCCTGTTGGTAGTGTAAAAATATACCATGATAGCGGTGTATTAAAGAAAAATATAAATTTTTGAAGATGAAGTATAGAAAAGTTCCAAACAATGAAAATGCAATAGAGATTGATGGAAAAATTATTTTATCATTTGATTCACGGTACAAAGAGTATTTAAAATGGAGAGATGAAAATCCAGATTTAGAGCAACAATTGATAGTTGAGTTAAAACGAGAAATAGAAAATAAAAGATTATATAATAATGGTGCACCACACAAGGAAGATAATGTTTGGAAGTGGTTTCATGAGAATGGACAATTAAATTTGATTTGTGAAATGAAGAATGGTAAAAAAGATGGTGTAGAAAAGGGGTTTTATGATAATGGAGATAAGATGTCTATTGTTCACTATAAAAATGGCAAAAAACATGGAAAATTGAAATTTTATCATCAATACCAAGATTTAGTAGTTAAGAATAACAGAGTTGAAACTTACAAAGATGGTAAACTTTATGGAGAATACATTGATTATCATTTAAATAGTAAAGAAAGAGCAAAAGGTAATATGTTATATGGTATGATGGAAGGTAAATGGACATTTTGGTATCACAATGGAAAAAAAGAATTAGAATGTAAATTTGATTTTGGAAACCTTGTTGGTAGTGCAAAAATATATCATGATAATGGTGTGTTAAAAAAAGAAGTAAGTTTTGAGTAAAAATAAATTATTGAAAATACTGAAATCAAATAATATTGATATAGAAGTATTAAAAAATAATAATGTATGTTTAATGGGTGGATCTATTTTAAGGTTAGTTATGGGATTACCATTAGATACAGATTTGGATTTTTATTTTGTAGATTATGAAAGTTATAAAAAAGTAGATAGTTACTTTAAGAATAATTTTATGTGTATTGGAGAATCAAATTCGTGGAGAAATTATAAATGTAATGATCTAACTGTACAACTTATATGGAATAAAGACGCGGAGTGGGGAAAGGGAAGTTATGATGATGTAGTTTCAACTTTTGATTTTACTATAACTAATGGTGGTTTTGAGTTTAAAAATGAAATATTTAGATATTCAAAAACATATTTTGATGATATAGAAAATAAAAAATTGATTCCCAATTATTGGCCCTTTAGTGATCACAATAATCATACTACTGAACAGCTACTTTTTAGAATACAAAAATTTAAGAAATTAGGATTTAAAATTGAAAGTGATTTATTGAATAAAATTAGAAATAAACCTACAGTAACCGATGAGTTTAATCAGAGAGTAGTAAAAACAAGTTGGTTAAGGAATGAAGAAGTTTATCCTATTGTTCCTAATATTGATGTATTTGTTAATTGGTTAATGGATATAAAAGACCATCCGAGTTTAGGTAAGTTCAATGTTTATCTATGGGGTGGATTTATATTTCGACCATATGAAACTAAAGATATTGATGTATTAATAACAAAAAGAGATGGTCAACATGCTACACTTAAAGAACTTGAAGAATTAATGGTAGATATGTTTAATTTAGCCTATGATACTCACGGATTTTTTCTTGATACTCATTATATGAGAATACCACAATGGATTGGTGATTATCCACGAGTTAGAAAAGTTTTAAAGTTGGTAGAGAAAAAACAATTATTTATAACGATTACAAAATATGAAGATAAAGAAATAGTTTGTAAATATAGAAGATATGGGTTATTAAATTGTTCTTATACAGGTAGTTTTACTTTACGTGGAGTAGAACCATCGAGTTTAATACATAGATGGGTAGATTTGAATGGGAATTATGCAAGAATGGTAGATTTAAGAAAGATTATAAAGTATTATGAAAATAATAGAGAAAGAAATATAGAAGATTTTTTGAATAAGTTCCAAGAATATTCAGGTTATTAGAAAATGAAAAAATACTTTGAATTAGCACAAAATATAGCAGATATTTTTTCTCATGATGAAAAAACAAAGGTTGGAGCAGTCATTTTAAGTAGAGAGAACCTTGACATATTATCTGTTGGGTATAATAGGTTTTCTGATGTTGATGATGAAAAAACAATAACATTATTAAATAAATCACCGAGAAAATATAATTTAATTTTACATGCTGAACGTATGGCAATAGAAAGAGCGAAAAAATATGGTTTACCAGTAGATAATAATATAATTATAACTACACTATTCCCTTGTTGGAACTGTGCAGAATTAATTGTTAAAAATAAATTATCAAAGGTTTTTACTTATAAAAGACCACTCAGGGGATCTTGGTGGGATGATGAGCCTGTTTTAAAGTTATTTAAAAATAATAAATTGGAGATATATTATGATTAGTTTTATTATACCTTTTTCTACGATAGAAAAAGATAAATTTTTAAACTTAAATGAAAAAGATTCTATATGGGAAGAAAATGATTCTGCTAGTATAATTTTTTCTACAATAAAGACTATTAAGAATATTAATACTCTTAAATGTGAAAAGGAAATTTTATTAGTAGATAATAGTCATACATTTCCCGATATAGACTTACCAAATGTGAGAGTAATTAAAGGATTACAAGCGCTTCCACTCAAAGAACTTGAGAAGATTCCACAATTTATGAACCATAGGGATATACAGTTAAGTTTGGATAATCTTGGTTGTTTGACTATGTGGGTATCTATGGCTTTTCACTTGGGAATACAAAAGTCAAAGGGCGATTATATTGTTCTACAACATAATGATACTTTTTATCATCAAGATTGTATTGATGAAATGATTGAACATATGGATAAAGAAGAACTCGAATATATTTCAGTCGATAATAAAAAAATATGGATTTCAACTTATCTTTTAAATAAAGAATTTTTGGATAAATATATTAAAGAGTATTCTTCACAGCCAGTAGTAATACGACCAGAAAATGGAGGATATATAGGAACTAAAAAAATTGGATTTGCAGATGCGTATTTTTTCTTGTGTAAGAGAAAGTTCTTTGATAATTATAATATAGACTGGTATTATGGAGATACCAATCATGGTGCAACTATTTATTGTCTTGATAATGATTTAAAATATCTTCATTTGGGTCCTTATTATGATAATCCAAATTGGGAAACAGAAGATACGTTACATACATATTTCTATAAGGATGAGCCATTTCTAACTCATCTTAAAGGTGGATTTTCAGAACATAAGATGACATCACCTGATTTTGAAGAAGAATTTAATAAATATTTAAAGGAATTAAAAAGTGCAAATTGAACATACCTTATGGGTAGAAAAATATAGGCCCATATCACTTGATACTTACATTGGAAATGAACATCTAAAAAGTAAGGTTAAAGTGTATTTGGAGAGTGGAGATTTACCACACCTTTTACTTTTTGGGAAGGCTGGTACAGGTAAGACTACTCTCGCAAAATTACTTGTTAATAACATAGATTGTGATCACTTGTATATAAATGCATCAGATGAGAATAGTGTAGATACGGTTAGGGATAAGGTTAAGAGTTTTGCATCTACACTTGGTTTCAAGGATATGAAAATTGTTATATTGGATGAGTGTGATTATATTACACCAAACGCTCAAGCTGCATTAAGAAACCTAATGGAAACATTCAGTAAACATTGTAGGTTTATATTGACTTGTAATTTTGTAGAAAGAATTATTGACCCGATACAATCTCGATGTCAATCTTTTCAGGTTATTCCACCCGATAGGAAACAAGTTGCAATTCACCTTAGTAATATATTGACAAGTGAGAATGTAGAAAGTGAAGTTAGTGATATTGCACTTTTAGTGAATAGTGGATATCCCGATATAAGACGAGTTATCAATTCTGCACAACGACAATCTATTGATGGTAAATTGACAATAGATAAACAGAGTATAGTAGAGAATGATTATAAATTAAAGTTATTAGAGATATTAAAGAAACAAGATAAAGCAAGTGCATTTAAAAATATCCGACAGTTATTGGCAGATAGTCAAGTTAAGGATTATGCAGACTTATTTAGACTACTATATGATGAAGTAGATAGTTATGGTAAGGGACATATAGCTGAATGTATCTTGGTTATAGCAAAGTATGAATTAAGTGATAGTCAGGTAGTTGATAAAGAAATCAATGCTATGGCTATGATAATAGAATTATTAGGAGTTATAAAATGAGAAGATTTCCCCCAGAACCAAAGACAAGGGATGATCATATTTGGGAATTAGAAAATCAATTATTTGATTTATTTCCACTTTGTAAAGATAAAGATAAGGCAAGTAGATTGTTAAATGAGATTATTCAACATTTAGTTATTAGAACTGATAATATATTTAAGGGAGCGTAAAATGATAGATGAAAAGCATTGGGGTGAAAAGAAACCACCTGCTAAAAAAGACGTACAGCCACCTAATAGTGGTAAGCCAGAAAAACATATAGCAGTTCATGAGAATAAGATTTATTATTATGCTGGTGTGAATAGGGAAAGTGCAGCAGAATTAAATAAAAAGATAGGTGAATTAGAAACTAAATGTTTAACACTATGTCATAATTTAGATTTGGAAAAACCACCAACACTTAAAGTATTGATAAATTCAGGTGGTGGTTCAATCACCGCTGGTATTTCTTCAATGGATACTATATTAAGATGTAAAGTTCCAGTTGAAACATATGTAGATGGATTTTGTGCAAGTGCGGCAACATTTCTTTCAGTAGTTGCAAGTCATAGACTTATGAGTAGAAATTCTTATATGTTAATTCATCAATTATCTACAAATTTTTGGGGAAAGTATTCGGAGTTTGAAGATGAAAAACAGAATCTTGATTTAATGATGGAAACGATTAAAAGGGTGTATAAGGAATTTACAAAGGTTCCCGAAAAGAAACTTGATGAAATATTGAAACATGATTTGATGTGGGATGCAGAAACTTGTTTAAAATATGGATTAATTGATGAGGTAATTTAATGAATGTATTAGTTATAGGGGATAGTTGTAAGGATGTTTTTATCTATGGAGATATAGAAAGAATAAGTCCTGAAGCACCAATACCAGTTTTTAAACCAACAAGTGAAGAATCAAATGGTGGTATGGCAAAAAATGTTGCAGATAATGTTGAATCATTAGATATGCACATTCATACTGTAACAAATAAAAATAGTATTACAAAGATAAGATTTGTAGAAAATCGTTCCAGCCAAATGGTTTTAAGAGTTGATGAACATGATTATTGTGATAGAATTGATGAATCTTTGTTAGAAGGTCTTGTAAAAAATAAATTTAAAAAACCACCATTTGGGTTTGATTCACGTAGAGAAGATTATTATGATGCAATTATTATTTCAGATTATTGTAAAGGGTTTTTAGAAGAATCTGATATTCAACATATTTGTAAATATAATAAAAATGTATTCGTGGATACTAAAAAGAAACTTGGTGAATGGATTAACGATGCAGATTTTATTAAGATAAATGAGTTAGAATACCAGAAGAACCACGAACTGTTATCAGAAAATGGATTTGAAGAAAAACTTATTGTTACATTAGGCAGTAAAGGATGTAGATACAATGGAAAAGATTTTCCAGTAAAAGAAGTTCCTGTAAAGGATGTGAGTGGAGCAGGAGATACATTTATTGCAGGATTAGTTCGTGGTTATTTAGATACACAAGATATAGAAAGTGCAATAGAATTTGCACAAAAATGTACAACATTTGTTGTCCAACAACATGGTGTTGCAACAGTTACATTAAAGGAGATAGAAAATGGCTAAAAGAAAAGCACCACCCCAACCACAAACAGAAGTTCAAGTGGATTTACAAAAGGCGGATACTATAAAATGTGATGATTGTGGAAATTATCTTTTCATTACATCACACGTAATTAAAAGGATTTCGCCAATTTTATCACCAACGGGTAAAGAAGCACTTGTACCAGTTCAAGTTTATAGTTGTGGTAATTGTGGTAAAGTTCCGAAGATGTTTTTAGAAGGGAGTGGATTGGGTTTAGATGAAGAAATCAATAAACCAAAAGAAGATGCACTTTCACGACCAGATTTAGAATGGGCCGACAGTAAAGGAATTTAGTGATTAAAAAACTCTATACCATTGGAGACAGTTGGACATATGGAGATGAATTAGAAAATCCTGAAACAGAATGTTATCCGTATTTGTTATCACAGGAGTTTAATTGTGAACTTATAAATAAGGCAATATGTGGAGGCCCCAACGATTGGATGTTTAGAAAAACAATAGAATGGGTTTGTAGTCAAGAAAATCTTGATGATGTGATTGTGATTGTGGGTTGGAGTCCAGTAAATCGTAGAGAAGAAAATTATAAAACTTATCACGGAGCATATCAAGATGATGAAATAGATAAATTTATTTTTAGTAAGTTATCAAATAATGAATTAGAACATTATAAGTCAATTTGTTATATGATTTCCTTACAGGAGTTTTTAAAATCTAAAAATGTGAAGTATTTATTTTATCAGTCGTGGTATGATATACTTGATTGTGAAGAAAAATTACTTAGGGGTAGACAACAACAAGAGAGAATGAAATGGTTATTTAAGAATGATGTCAGAGATGATTATGATAAGAGTTGTTATACTAATGAATTAACAATTGGTAAAATTATAGATAAAGTTGATAAAAAATATGTAGTAGGTCCATCGGTAGATGATGTTAAACGAATAATGAGTGGTATTTATGGTAGAAATAAAGATGGTAAGAAAAAAATGCATCCTAATAAAAATGACCATAAAGTGATGTGTGAATTTATTAAGGAAAAGTTAATGGAGTTATATTCATGATTGATCTTGAAAATATATCGTTAGATATATCCAATTCTTGGGTAGCAAACAATATGTTAACTGATGCGAATAGAGGAACTTTTGTTGCTTTTGATTGGAGAAAAGAAGAAGGAGAATATTATTTAACTGAAATTAATACTAATATCGATTTGGGTATATTTGAATGTGAATATTTTAAATTTGATGTCTTTATAAAATTTTTAAAAGAGAACAATTTTAACTTCGTGTTGGGATTAAGAAACAATGATTTTTTTAATAATCCATCAGAGGAATGGACAGATAAATTAAAGGAATCATTAGAATCTAATGAAATGGAGTATGATGAATATATAACAGATAAATGGCCAAGTCCTATTCCAGACTTTGATGTACCAGATAATGTTTTTGTTCTAAGATATGCATATGACGAATACTGTAAGGTAGATAAACTTGCATCATCATCATATTCATTTAAAAGTTGGATAGAAAAGAGTTATTGGAGTGGATACTATAAAAAAATTGAATCTGAAGAAGTAGTAAGAGTTACAGTTTTTTGTAGTATGATAGAAAATTTTATTTTAAAGGGAAGAACCTATAAGATGTTGTTTAAAAAATAAAAGGATACAATGATAAAATTTTATTTTGATTTAAAGGGTTATATAGAATATAAAGTTTCAGATGAAATTAAAAAAATAGAAGTTATTGATCAACAAAAACTTCAAGATGGAATAGAAACATTTCAGGGTGAATTAGATTGGAAAGAAATGTGGACGGTAGATGATTCAGAAAAACGATTGGAAGATGGTTGGTGGTTTTATGTCGTAGAAAAAGATGATAAATATATTGGTTGGGCGTGGTTTGATACTGAAACAAAAAGGTTTTGTAATTTATATGTTCATAAAGATTATAGAGATAGTGGATATGGTAAAGAATTGGTATATGCACGATTGAATGAATGTAAGAAACAAAATATTGAAAAGGTTTGGATGGAAGTGGATTCTTGGAATATACCTATTCAAAAAATTGGTCAAGAACTTGGATGGACACCAAAGATACATTATACATTTTGGACAGGAGGATATGATACAACTTTTTATGTATGTAAACTTTTGACAGAGGGAGAATTAGTTCAACCTATTTATATTGATGATAGGATAGATCATGGCGGTTATCATGCTAACCCACTTATAGTCCAAAGAGGAGAAACTGATAAATATCCAAGAAATTCATTTGATATAGAACAAGAAAGAATGGAGTGGTTACGAAAGAAAATTTATAAAACTATTCCAAATTCTGAAGAAAATTTTTTGAAAATGATGTTTATTGATAAACCTATAAATGAATATCCAGAAATAAGTAAAACTGTTGAAAAATATAATGAATGGATTCCAGAAACTATACATAAAACTAAAAATAATGAATCATCTTGGTTAGAGGTACAAGCAGATATTGTATTACGATTTCAAAAAGAATTTGGATTGGAAATAGAATATCCGATAGAATATATAGAAGATGATTGGTATGAAATCATAGATTGTGCAATAGAAGATGGTAAATTTTATTCTGAAAGGTTACCAGAAAAATATAAAGATTTAAAAGTGTTTGGGGGATTTTCTTATCCATCAAGACACTTGACACGAGAAGATATGTTAGAGGTGGCAGAAAAGATGGGGTTTGATGATTTGTTATATTATACTTGGACGTGTTGGTATCCAACAGATAAAGGTGAACCTTGTGGTAAATGTAAAATATGTAAGGAGAGAATAATAGAATGTCGGAGTATTGGGGACATCACTTAATACTTGATTGTAAATCAGGTAGTAAGAAGTTAATTAGTGATAAACAAAATCTAAAAAATTTTGTTGATGAACTTGTGAATAGAATAGATATGGTCGCTGTCGGTGAACCAATTATAAAATATCTGGCTTCTAATGCCGTGGATAAGGCGGGATATAGTCTTGTTCAATTAATAGAGACAAGTTCTATTGTTGGACATTTTATAAACAGTAGTGGTGATTTTTATTTAGATGTATTTAGTTGTAAAGAATTTGAAATAGAGAAGGTTACAGAGTGTGTGGATCAATTTTTTTCACCGCTTGAAACAAAAAGTAGATACTTATTAAGAGAATAAAATAAGGAGAAGTTACAATGAATAAAATAATAAGGTTATTGTTGATAGGAATGGTTTCAATACTATCAGCCCAAACCGCAACAATCAAAAATAGTATAGTAGGATATTCTACATTAGGAGATACAGTTTCTTTTGATAAACCATATCTTTGGTCATTCATTAAAAGTGATGATTCAAAATGGATGGCATCAATATTTGTAGAAGCACCTTGGAGTGACGAGTCAGTATATGTTGAGGAGTTGTTCTATAAACCGTATAGTGATAAATTTACTATTGGTTTAGGACGACAGGCAATTCCATTTGGTTCTAATGTTCCATATCTTGATTTAACAAGAGGAGATAAGTTTACTTATCAGACACCAACAGAACACGATGTTGGTTTGTTATATTTTGGTGATGGAGTTAGTGCATATGGTGGAATTGGAGATTTCTTTATTGAAACATATTATGGTTCAGATATTGAAAATGGTTGGGAATCACTTTCAACTGCCCGATTAAGTTATGAATGGAAAGACCACTTTGTAGGATTTTCATATGATAATCAAGAACGGGCGGTAATTGATGTAAGTGGATATACTAAATATGTTGATTATGTTAGTGAAGTTAGTTTAGTTAATGACTATCAATGGATTAGAGCAATAGTGAAACCTGGTTTGTATGGTGTTTCTTTATTGACGGGATATGAAATAACTAATGGTGAAAGTCAGGCACTTTATGGTCTTGTGTGGCAATATGGAGAACCTAATCGTTTCCTTTCCGCTGAATTAAGTGGTGAAGGTGATGTAAGGGTTAAATTGTATTATGGTTTTAACTTAAATATAGGAAAAGAAAATGAATAAGTTTTTAAAAGGATTTTTAGCAATAACAGCTGCAGTATTCGCTTGGTCAACCCTTGAGGTTACTGGTAGTTTTATATTCGCTGAAGGAGCAGGACCCGTATCGGTATTGTCGGTTAGATTTCTAATCGCCACACTATTGTTTGCTGGGGTAATGTTATGGAAGAAACAAACAACAGGTGAAAATCTATTCGCCGTGGAAAAGGAAGATAGGAAGAAATTTCTATTAAATGGTGTAATATTGGCAGCACACTTGTTAGTGTATTGGTTCGCTTGGGAATTACTCGACCCGAACCTACCTGTTATTTACGCACTATTCTATATATATCCATTTATATTGTGTTTGATTTCCATATTTTACTATGGAGAGAAGTTCAGTAAAAATAGAAAACTCGCATTAGGATTGGGAACTCTTGGTTGTGCGTTCGCTATTGAATTGATACCAGCATTCTCACTTGAAGCCCTAAACACCAAAGGTGTATTATTGGGTGTGGCAGCTGGATTATCTTGGGTAGCATACTTGTTAGTAGGACAAGACATAATGAGAAAATATAAACCACTTACGATTGTATTTTATGACTTTCTACAAGTGTTTGTTTATGTTTCATTATTCCAATCCCCCATGACAACACTTTCAGAGGTAACATTTAACGGATTACTGGCAATCACTTACATTTCAGTAGTGGCAAGTTTTATTGCTTATCTATGTTATTGGATAGCAGTTAAGAATATTGGAGCAACCAACACAGGAATTGCTGAATTGGGAACACCGATATTTGGAGTAACACTCGGTTACTTTTTCTTAGCTATGTCACCATCATTGTGGCAGATAGCTGGACTTGTGATGATTTCAAGTGGATTGTACTTAATCTACAATGAAAAACAAGTCGTATATGACCAATGATCCTCAAATCTATGATCCCCTTATAATTGAATTAGATGAATATTTAGATTTATCTAATTTTAATTTATGTGTTCAAGAGTTTAAAGATACATTTGATAAAATACCGAATGATTATATAACTATTGGCCAATTTACTCCAGATGCATCAGTTGAAGATCCAGTTGATGCTAAAACAATTAATTTAAGAGTACTTAAAAATTATGAAGATAGGAATGATTGGTCTTTAATTGATAAAGAGGAAAGGTTTAAAGATGGATTTACTTATAACTTATTTCCAAACATTAGAGAATTTGTTTCCCAGTTACCATTTAAAAGTATAGGTAGAATCTTTATCAGTTTTACAGAAAATGGAACAGACATAACACCACACGCTGGATTTACTCCAGAAGTTCAAAAGACTTGGAGACAAGAATTCTTGTGGTTTAGTTTGATTGGTAATAAAAGAATGTGGGCTACTAACTATGACAATACTTTGGAATTCTATAAAAATGGTTTTGTATTAGAGGATAGATTTGAAAAAGTATATTCTAAGGGAATATCTTGTAGATTTAATCCAGTTATGTTACATGGCGTAAAATGTGGAGATGATTTTTCTGCAAGTTTAAGAGTAGATGGAGAATATACAAGAGAGTTTAGGAAAAAGATATTTGGTGACGGTGAGTGGAGAACAGAATTTACTCATGTAGATGAAAAACATTTACGGAGTAATTAGGTATGACCAATGATGAAAAATATATATTAGAATGGTATAGAAATAAAATATGGGCAAAACCATTTCTATCTAAAATATGTAATGGAATTGGAATGATTGCCATTCGTGATATACCTAAAGGAACGAGTATATTTGATTTAGCAGAAAAGAGTGTATACGGTTGGATTCCTTGGGGCAAGGCAAGGTCAATACCAAGAGAAGTTTTAGAATGGGTATTGGAGTGTCAACCACAACTTGGTGATAAAGTGGTGGATGTTGAAACACTACATAATGAATTTTTCAATGATGAACATGAATCTATGTTTGGATATACACAACAAGGAATGAATTGGCAAACAACTTGGTATTACGTTAACCATTCATCAGACAATTCTAATGTAGCTGCACATTCAACTGGTCATCCAAGAGTTCAAAAGTATATCACTCTTAAAGATATTTATAAGGGAGAAGAAATATTAGAGGATTATAATGGATATACAAAAGAATGGAAATTAGATATTTAGATTTAAAAGAAATTTCACCTGAGGTTTATACATCACTTTGGGAATACGATAGAGTTATTCAACTTGAAGAACCAACTTTTATAAAATTTTCCCCAAAAGATACAATTATTCAGTTTTGGCAAGGCCCATATTGGGATAGTGGTAGTGAATCTTGGAAAGAAGATTATACCAATATGGAAGTGTTTTATAATTCAGATATTATCCGTGATGAGATTAAAACAAGGTGTTATATTCCGATTGAAATTCCATATAGTGCAGATGTATCATATTATATAGCATCCAAATATGGAACAGATTTTATTGTATTTGTGCCCAATTCAAATATACAGAAGAGGTCTGAATTAGATTCTGTTTTTAGACATTTACTTTCTGATTTAATAACCAATAGAAATATTAAAAGTAAAGTAGAAGGTAATGATGTTTTTTATGAAAAAGATGGTATGTTTAAAAAGTTTTCAGGATCTATATATAGACCAGCAAGTAATGAATATGGATATGTTGATAATGGGATAACCTATAAATTTAATTCTGAGTTGGCTAATAGATTAAGAAGAGTAAAAACTGATGGCATTAATATTAAAAAATTTGAAGTAGATGATATATCAGATGCGGTAGGTGGGCTATGGGAAGTAGATCCTACTATAGATAGAGATAAATTAGATTTTGAAGTAGTTCAAGAAATGTCAAATCATTTAGGATATACGATAAGACATGATATTTTGACAAATAAAGAAGAAGATTTATTATTTGAGAGAGGACATAGGAGAATGACAGAAAAAGAATGGTATTTATATGGGAATAATGACATATTTGATATTTATTAGTGAAATAAATTGGGAAAATAAATGGATTTTAAAATAAATAATACATTTCGATACATATCAAGCAGTTCACTGGATGATGTTATATATTCTGTTAGGTATTCTTTTGAAGAAAGTGGTTCTTCAGAACACACCACACTTTTGAATTATGAAACTCGTAGATTTTTTCATAATTGTGATCCAGTTACTTATGAAAATTTTGTAGCATTTAATACTGCTACTTCATCATTGAAGGACTGGGTTCAGAGTTCACACGGAGAAAATTGGGGTTCATTTACTGCGAGTGTTCAAACTTCGATGACTAACGCATTAAATTCCAGAACTTCTTCACCACCTACCGATGTAATGACTTGGAATTCTGGATCATTGGTATTGGATGTTAAAGAAATAACAAGTGGGAGCCAACGCTCGGGCGAAGAATCGGAATAACAGACCTTAATAATGAGTAATTTACCAAAAGGTCAATGTTATACAGGTTATTTGTTTGCTAGATTAGACGCGGGCGGTAACTATCATATTTGTTGTGGATCTATACCAGAAGGTGGTTCATATAAAGAAGATGGAAGATTTTTAAAGTATTGGAAATCTGATAAACTTAAAAAGTTATTACATGGATTAAAAACAAATTTATTAAAATATAATTCTATGTGGGATAATGCATGTGATGATTGTCCTCATGTTGTAAGTAATAATGAGATATATGACCACTTAGATGGTGTAAGAGAGTTGCCTAAAGAGTATGCAATGGATACTTATCTCGAATCATTTAAATCTGATGATTTTACATTAGCTCCTGTATCTTTTTCTTTTGAGATTATAAATTCTTGTGACCATAGATGTAATTTTTGTTGGAATTGGTCATATGATATGTTAGATAATAACGCACAATGGCCCGAGTGGAAATCTTGGACAAAAGAAAAAATATCATTTAAGATATTCAAAGAAACGATAGATGATTTAATAGAACTTGGTAGTCCAGCACCATTTGGTAGTGGACAGGGTGGATGTGAAGATATATTGATTTGTGGTGGTGGAGAACCATTTTTACATCCACAAATTATGGATATGGTATCTCATGTTAAGAATAATAATTTTTATTGTCAAGTTACAACAAATTTTAGTAATAGTATTACAGATGAAATAATAGACGAATTGATAGAATTACAGGCAAATCAATTAATAATCAATACTTCAGCAGGGACAGAAGAAACTTATTGTAAAACGAGAAAAGTTAAAAAATCAGCATGGGATAAGTTATTACATAATTTAAATTATATTAGTAATAGAAAGAAAGAAGTTGATTCGGTGAATCCAGAAGTTATAACTAAGTTTATTTTGACAAGAACAAATGTTCATGAGATAAGTGAAATGATAGATTTGGCAATTAAAACAAAAGCGGATACAATTACATTTAAAAGGTTTTTAGTAAATGATGTTTATAGTGGAAAAAATTTGACAGTAACAGATGAACAATATAATAAATTTCGTCCAATTTTAGAGGATAAAATGGAACAATATGAATTTGAAAAAATAATAGACTATAATGGAATGTATAATTTTAATTATGTATCAAAAAAATATAATGTTACTTTAAGAAGTGATATAACTGGATTTTTTAGTAATTCATGAAAGAACAACGAAATATTTGGACAGATGTAAATGGTGAAAAGTTATCCATGTGGACTGGTGAAGAATTGCCAATGTCAGAAGATAGCAAAGCTTATTGGGGATATAAACGAGAATATGGGTTTGGTCTTATGAATGTAGGAACACCATGTAATACTAAATGTTTTTATTGTTCTCAATATTGGAATCCACCTGATTTATTGGTGACTTATGGTAGTTGGCTCAGTATGGATCAGATAAAACATTTTCTTTCCTTTGTGCCATCAGATAAAGTAATTCATGCAATTGGATATGGACACCATGTAAATAATGGAGAGTTTTTTGCACATCCTAAGTCACTTGAGATAATGGAATATTTACGAGATAATTATTATATTGTTAAGAACTTTGATACTAATGGGCATGATATAACTGAGGATCATGTAAAGGTATTAGCAGAATTAAAAAATAGTGCTTGGGGTGAAGATAGACATACAAGTTACTTATTCGGTGGCACAATATTCTGGGGTATTTATTTACATCTTACTAATTGGAAAAGAACAGAACCCACCTTAAAATTGTTAAATGAATATGATATACCCTTTCAGTGCACTATTGTACCATCACGAAAAGAAATTGAGATAGGTAGGATGGAAACTTGGATATCAAATTTACAAAAATATAAACCAGAAGATATAGAAATTTCAATGCCGGCCTATACTAAATATACACCAGATAATATAGCGTATTTGATGGATTTGTCTTTTGATGAGATGTGGCCAATCATTGATGGTTGGAGAGAAAAATACCCAGATGTAAAGATAACTTCTGAATCAACTATAAATATTGAACATATTCATAACGCATTGACTTGGTTAGAGTCTACCTATGCTGGAACAAAATCTAAACCACTTTTTTTGACATCAGAAGCAGTAGAGGGTGTTTTTGAAACAGAAGTCAAAAAACTTCAACGTGTTAGACACACATATAAGAGATTTGATGAGTATAGAGTTGTTACAACAAAAAATCATACATTCGGGGGTAATATTAAAGTAGGTGGTTTATTGTTGGTAGAAGATTATGATATAGCAATTGAGGAAACTTTATCAACTGGATATAAACCAGATTTAATTGTTATGCCAAAAACAAGTTATTGTTTTGATGATTTAGATTTAAGAGGAATTTCAGCACATAGTTTAGAAAAGAAATATGGGATTGAAGTTATATGGTGTTAGGAAAAATTAAATAATGAAGGTTTTTGAAATTGGAAAGATGAAAACAGGTACTACGTCACTTGGTCGGGCTTTTGAAATTTTAGGATATAAACATAAAGGGTGGTCTTTAAAAATTTATAATCAATTTCTTGAATCAGATAAAAAAGATTATAAAATTTTATATGAGGTTATTGATAATTATGATACATTTGTAGATGCCCCATGGCGTAGTTGTGATTATAAAATATTAGATAAGAAATATCCCAATAGTAAATTTATTTTATTAGAAAGGGATGGTGAAAGTTGGATTAGAAGCATGGAACATTGGAGTTCACCAGAGTTAAATAAAGATTGGGAAACGTGGCCAACTGAATTTGATAGAAGTGGAATAGATAAAAGATGGGTAACAGATAGAGATAATTTAATTAAAGAAAAGTTAGATAGTAAAAAATTACATTATAGTGAAAGAAAAAAATATTTTAAAGATAGACCAAATGATTTATTGGTAATGAATATTTGTGATGATGAAGGGTGGGGAGTATTGTGTCCATTTTTAAATAAACCAATTCCAAATGTTACATTTCCCAAAGAAAATATTAGTGAAAATTATGAGTAAAATTTTATATACGATTGGAGATAGCTTTACATATGGAGATGAATTAGAAAATCCCGAAACAGAATGTTATCCATATCTTTTATCTAAAAAACTTGGGTGTGAGTTGGTAAATGAAGCATTGCCAGGAGCATCTAATGATTGGATGTTTAGAAAAACTGTTCAATGGATTTCTAATAAAAATTTGGATGATATTTTTATGGTTATAGTTGGGTGGAGTAATCCACATAGAAGAGAAGAAAATTTTGAATTTTATTGGGGTGGCTCTGATAAGTATTTTGATAGATGGAATTGGTGGAATCAAGGAGAACATAAAACAATATCTAAATTTATTAGTAAATATTTGTGGAATACACGATTATCATGTTTTAAATCATTTACTTATATGTTAACCTTACAAGAGTTTTTAAAATCTAAAAATATAAAATATTTGTTTTATGATCCATATGCAAATATATTGATAAAAGATGATTGGTATTACGAAAATGTGGCAGATATGAAAAACGTTGTTGATAATATAGATAAAAGATTTTATGTTGGTCCTGAGATTGATGGTAGATGTATCGTTGAAGGTCAGACAAAAGAAAATAATGTTACTGGTAGACATCCAAATGTGGATGAACACAAATGGTTATCAGAAAAATTATATGAAATTATATCATGAATAAAAGTTTGATTGAATTAGATGAGTATTTAGATTTATCTAAATTGGAGTTGATTAATAAAGAATTTATAGATTCTATTCATAAAATACCAAAAAAATATATTGAAGATTTTACAGCAAATAAAAGTCATTTGAGATATAAAAATACTAAACAAGAAGGTGAAACACAAACAGTAATTTTAAGAGATGTTATTCCTGAATATTATAAAATATTCAATTATTCTATGATAGATAAGTCTGATTATTGGATGGACGATTTAATATATGATTATTTTCCACTTTTAAAACAGTTTGTATCAAATTTACCATTTAAGAATATTGGAAGATTTTTTTTCATTTTCAATGAGAATACAGCAGAACCAATACTTCATGTAGATCACGGAAAAAAAGAATGGCGACAAGAAATGATATGGATATCTCTGAGTAACAGCAGAAAATTGTTCGTTATGGAAAATAATAAACCTATTTATATGAAAGGATATTCGTGTTGGTTCGATAGTACTAAAGTACATGGTTGTAAAACAAATGGGTATGGTGTTAGTATAAGAATTGATGGGGAATTTAAATCTGATTTTAGAAGAAAACTATTTGGTAAAAATTCAAAATGGAAAACTATACCGATAATGGATAAATATGAAGAATAAAGGTCTATTCGACCACGTTACACACATTACACAAAAACAGACCAAAGGTTATTGGGATTCTCTAAACGAAACAGAGAAGAAGCAGTGGTCTAACTATATGATACATAGATTTCTATCTATGAAGATGGAATATGTTGATGTGGTAAATGAAATTCAGAGATACAATCTTAAACCAAAAGATTTGTATAAATTATATACCAATGTTCTTCCAAAGAAGAAAGAATGGTTAAAATATGTTAAAGGAAAGAAGAATATGAAACACCCAAAATGGTTATTAGAAATAGTATCAAAATACTATGAATCAAGTCTTACAGAGGCACAAGAATATGCAGAAGTATTTTATTCAACAGAACAAGGTAAGGCAAATCTAAAAACAATACTCCAAAAATATGGAGTAGATCCAAAGGAAATCAAGAAACTAAATCTACCCTAATGGCAAGAGTAAACTATGAAACTCTTGGTAAGTTCATTGATGTAGATGAAAGAGACTTAGAGTTTGAAAGGGTTACAAATTCAATAGATGTAGTAGATAGAGAATATGGTGTAGATGTCATATTCGATTATTACAGGCGTCATGGATTCCCACACTATACAATTCGTGAAGATGAAAAACACGAACATATGAGGAAACTCAAAAAGTTTGATGTTGATACAATATTCATTGACAATCAGATAGTCCAAACTATGCATTGTTTGAGATTGGCTTGGTCATACTTTCCACACTTTTGGTCAGTTCAATGTGGACATTCAAGAACATCACCGATGCAGGCATTCAATGATGATAAGATATTCAAGTCAGTTATTACAAAGTGTTGGAATTGGGAACAGAAACATTATAAGGGTGAGGATCCAGAAGGAGAAAGAAACAAGTTCCATGAAAATAGATTACGACAATCTTTGAAGTTATATTCAGGTGTTCAATCAGTATCTAACTTCCGTCCTACAGCAGCAAAACTAATCTATGAGAAGTTTGGTGGTGATGGAACTATTTGGGATATGAGTTGTGGTTGGGGTGGACGATTACTTGGATTCCTTTCATCATCTAATACCAAACATTACATAGGAACTGAACCATCTTCAAAGACCTACGAGGGTTTATTACAGATGAGCAAGGAATTCAGTTATATTAGTAAAAAAGTTGATATATATAAACAAGGGAGTGAAGAATATCTTCCAAACAAATCATCTCTCGATTTGTGTTTTACTTCACCACCTTATTTCGACACGGAAAAGTATTCCGATGAGTCCACACAAAGTTATATAAAGTATCCTACTCAAGATGAGTGGGTAAATGGTTTTTTAAAAAAGACAATAGAAAATTGTTATTACGGGTTAAAAGAAGGTGGTTATATGTTATATAATATCGCAAACACACCAAAGTATAAATTTATAGAAGAACAAACAGTAAAGATTTCAAAAGAGTTGGGTTTTGCCCAAGAAGATACATTACAGTTAACATTATCAAGTGTGATGGGTGCAGGTTATAAATATGAACCAGTATTCGTCTTTAAAAAATAGGAGAAAGTATGTCAGAACAACGGGACCTTGAACGGTTATTGAAAGTACATTATGCAGATATGCCAGGATTGGATACAGAAACACAAATATTATTCAAACAGTTAGAATGGGGTATTAATTTAGGTACGAGCACTATGTATTTAACTTATGAGATTGATACAGACCAATTATATTCTGTTATGACAAGGTTTGATAACTTTATTCAATATACTAAGGGAAAGAACGATGTAAATTTAGTCATTTCGTCTTATGGTGGTGATGTTTACGCCATGTTAGGAACGATTGATTATTTTAATTCGTTACCAGTTAAAGTGAACACTCGTTGTATTGGAGCCTGTATGTCTGCAGCCGCCGTGATATTAGCGTGTGGAACTGGTGAAAGAACAATGACAGAAAATTCAACGGTTATGGTTCATGAAGGTTCAGCATTTGAAGTTGGTAAAACTTCTGATGTATTAAAAGGAGCAGACCACTTGAAAAAATTACAAACAAACATAAATCGTATTTTAGGTAAAGTTACAAAGAAAACCCAAGAGTTTTGGGAAGAAGTTTCAAAACAAGATACATATCTAACTTCAGAACAATGTTTAGAATACGGAATAGTTGATAAAATTACTTGACTTTTACATTAATTATTCGTAAGATCAAGTATGAAATAAGGAGATAATATGCCAAAGGCAATTAAAGAATCAAGTACAAAAAAAGAAGTAAATTCTTATTTGACAGGCGACCATGGCGATATTGTAACAATGATGGAACAAGAGTGGCCACAGATGACCGCAGAGTTTCGTAGATTACAACGAGAACAATATGAATTGTTCTTACATAAACAACACGATTACGGTCCAGGTAACATAAGTGTTGGTTCACAATTAATAACACCCGAAGAAGTGAAGTTATCACTTACGGGTTTATGGTTCAGAATGAACGATAAGATACAACGACTAAAAACTCTATTGATGAGTGGTCGTGAAAATGCAGTAGAAGGTGAACCAATGGAAGATGCATTTCTTGATGTATCCAACTATGGTATTATGGCCACAATCGTAAAAAATGGAAAGTGGGGTAAATAATGTATAGGTATGATTGTGAAGTAGGATTCTACGAATCAGAATCATATGTAGGATTGATGTGGGAAATATTGAAACATCGAACTTGGCATTTATTTACACACGGAAAATGGATGGATTAGGAGATTAAAATGAGAACAGCAAAATATTTCACGGCCACGTGGTGTGGTCCGTGTAAAGCATTTAAACCAGTTATGAACGAAGTAGCAGGAGAAGGTCATTCAATTCAGTTTGTTGATGTAGATGAGAACCAAACTTTAGCTTCTCAATATGGAGTTCGTTCAGTTCCGACAACGGTGATTGAAGAAAACGGAGTTGAAGTAGATAGATTTGTAGGGGCACTACCCAAACAATCGGTAATACAAAAACTTAATGGCTAAAAGAAAATCAATATCATATAGTCAGTTTTCACAATGGGATAAATGTCCTTATATGTGGAAACTTAATTATGTAGATAGACTATCAGTATTTACTGATAATATACATACTTTATTTGGAACGAGTATGCACGAGGTGTTACAAGAATATCTAAAAGTGATGTATACTCAAAGTATTAAAGAGGCAGACCAACTTTATTTGGATGAACAACTTGAAGATAGACTGAAGAAGAACTTCTTAGAAATTGTTAAAAAGAATGGTGGGGATGAGTTTTGTACAAAAGACCAAATGGTAGAGTTTTACGAAGATGGGTTAAAGATTCTTGATTATTTCAAGAAGAAACGAAATATGTATTTCAGTAAAAGAGGATATGAGTTAATTGGTATTGAAACTGCCCTTGATTATGGATTACCTAAGAATATCAAATTTCGTGGTTATATTGATTTGATTATTAAAGATACGGTTAGAAACAGAATCAAGATTATTGACATTAAAACATCTACTATGGGATGGAATAAGTATCAAAAGGCTGATAAGAACAAAACAGACCAATTGTTATTGTATAAACAATTTTATTCTAAACAACATGATGTTCCGATGGATAGAATTGAAGTAGAGTATTTCATAGTAAAGAGAAAATTATATGAAAATATGGATTTTCCACAAAAACGAATACAAACATTTACACCAGCAAATGGTAAACCATCAATTAATAAAGTAATTAGAAGGTTAGAATTATTTATGGACGACTGTTTCACCGATGACGGAGAATATAGAGATGACCATACTTATAATAAACTACCTTCAAAGAAAAATTGTAGGTGGTGTGATTTCAGAGATAAACCAGAGTTATGTGATAAGAATGGAGTAAAAGTATGAATGGAGCAATTTACGCGTTAAGAATAAAACTTTCAGATTTTATGAATGATCCTTTGGAATCGTCTGTAGTAGATAAAATTCATGAGATTTACAAGATACATACCTTTAAACTTCAGTTGTGGTATGATGATGGCGAAATAACGGCAAAAGATTTAAAATCATTTATAGAAAAGTATGAACGTATACTTCACTATAAAACTACAATACGACCAAATAGAGAGTCAGACCATGCTCAATATACTTGGTATAATATTATACATAATGATGATAAGGACGAGAAGTATCCTTGTAGATTTCAATATGTACATGATACTCGGTGGAAACTTAGTGGAGTATTAAAAGGATTAGACGAATTTAGTGGTTGTCTAAAGTTTGTTACTTCACCGAAACCATCGAGAGATGATAGACCACCTAAGAGAAAACAAAAAAGAAATGACTACGAGGATTAGATAAATGAAAAAAGTTGGTATAGTAGGGGCACGAAAATATACTAATAAAAGAAAAATTAAAGAGTTTGTATATAAACTCAAAGAACAATTTGGAGAAGATGTTGAAGTAGTAAGTGGTGGACAACCAAAGGGTGCAGATGGTTACGCAAAGAAATTTGCATTAGAATTTGATATGAATTATGTAGAATTTCCACCTGCACACTATCAATATAATCAACATTGTATCTTAGATAGGGATAATTACGGAAAAAGATACCATGTGGTCAATTTTTTTGACCGAAATAAACAAATCGCTGAATATAGTGATTATATAGTTGCATTCATACCAGAGGGATACAATTCAAACGGCACATTAGATACAATAGGTCATGCTGAAAAACTAAATAAAAAAGTTGTTATTTTGGATTAGACTTATACTTATATATATGTATATATGGAGATTAATATGAAAAGTAATACAAAGCTTACATCCGTTAAAATCATAAGTGATTTATATAAGAGATTTAGGGGTGTTGCTTTAAGTGAAGAATTCACATTACAAAAGTTAGTAAATAGGTCAATGGACAAATATTTAAAGAGTGAAGAATATAAAAAGTCTATTGTGGAGTATGATGAACTGCAGATTAGTGGTAGTAATTTTTAAAAAGTTATAACAAAGAGGGTTATATGTCCAAAAAGAAAATTTTGTTACTTTCAGATGATTTAAGAATGTCAAGTGGAGTTGGTACAGTTTCAAAGAACTTTGTGCTGGGAACAATAGATAAGTATGATTGGGTTCAGGCAGGTGGTGCTATAAAACACCCCGAAGAAGGTAAAGTGGTAGATATGCAGGATTCAATTCGTGAAGAAACTGGAATAGAAGATGCATATCTTAAAATATATCCAATAAGTGGTTATGGAAACCAAGAACTTCTTCGACAGATAATGAATATAGAAAAACCAGATGCAATATTACATTATACAGACCCAAGATTTTGGGTTTGGTTGTATCAGATGGAACATGAACTTAGACAACACATTCCTATATTCTATTATAATATATGGGATGATTTACCTTATCCAAGATATAATGAGTTTTTCTATGAATCATCAGATTTGATTATGAATATATCTAAACAGACTGTAAATATTGTAAATAATGTAGCAGAAACGAAACCAAGAACAGATTGGGATTGTACATATATTCCACATGGTATTCCTGAAGATAAGTTTTATCCTATTGGAGAATTAGAGGTACAAGAATATCAAGAATTAGAACTATATAAAAGAAAAATATTAAATAATAAAGAAAAAGATTTTGTAGTATTTTGGAACAATAGAAATATTCGTAGAAAACTACCTGCTGATGTTATCTTAGCATATAAAACATTTTGTGATATGTTACCTAAAGAACAATCTGAGAAATGTGTATTGATAATGCATACACAACCAGTAGATAATAATGGAACTGATTTACCAGAAGTGGTTAGAAATATTTGTTCTGATTATGATGTTGTTTTTTCACACGAAAAATTAGATGATAAACAATTAAATTTTATTTATAATATAGCAGATGTTCAACTTAATATAGCTTCTAATGAAGGATTTGGATTAGGAACTGCAGAGGCAGTAATGGCAGGAACTCCAATTATTGTAAATGTCACAGGTGGGTTACAGGATCAATGTGGGTTTAAGTTAAAGGGGAAACACGTCACACACGAAGATTATTCAGAAATACATTCATTTCATGATGATAAAAAGTGGAAAGACAATAAAGATTTAACTTGGGGTGAATGGGTAAAACCAGTTTGGCCATCAAATCGTTCATTACAAGGTTCAATCCCAACACCATATATTTTTGACGATAGGTGTAGGTGGGATGATGTATCGGAGAGACTTAAAGAGTGGTATGATACACCATTAGAAGAACGAAAAGAGGCTGGACAAAAAGGTAGAGAGTGGATGTTAAAAGAAGAAATTGGAATGTCTGCTAAACATATGTGTGAACGATTTGTTCATGATATGGATACAGCATTTGAAAAATGGACACCAAGAAAAAGATTTACGTTATATAAAGCATAGGAGAATAAAATGCCAAGAGCAAAGAAGAAAACGACAACGACAAAGAAAACAACGACTAAGAAACGTGCACCAAGAAAATCTTCAAGACGGAAAACAAAAGATCGTAGACGGAGTAATCCTGGTGATGTTTTTTGGACAAAAGTTATAAACGGTTTTAAAAAAGTTTTCGAATCACCATTTAAATAAGAGGGATAGATGAGTAAACCATTAGTATTAGTTACAGCACCCGTAGGCACGAGAAGTGGTTATGGTTCTCACAGTAGAGATATAGTTAGGTCATTAATTGCAATGGACAAATTTGATATTAAAATTTGGCCAGTTCGTTGGGGGGCAACACCACAGAATGCACTTGATGAGAAAAATCCATATGATAAACCTATTATAGAGAGATTACTGCCGAACCCAAATATGGATAGACAACCAGATATTCATTTTCATATTGTAGTTCCAAATGAATTCCAGACAATGGGAAAATATAATATTGGTATTACAGCGGGATTAGAAACTACAGTTATGCCACCTGAATGGTTAGAGGGATTAAATAGAATGAATTTGAATATAGTTCCTGCTAATTTTATTAAAGAAAGTTTATCAAAAACAGTATTTGATAAACATGATCAAAATACGAAAGAAAAAATTGGTGAAATTAGATGTAATTCGCCAGTAGAGGTTTTATTTGAAGGTGCAGATACGGAAGTTTATAAAACAACTAAAGAGTTTTCCAAAGACCTTGTAGATACTCTCGAAGAAATAAAAGAAAATTTCTGTTTTCTATTTGTGGGACATTGGTTACAAGGTGGTCTTGGAAACGATAGAAAAGATTTAGGTATGTTAATAAAAACATTTTTGGAAACATTTAAGAATCAAAAGAAACAACCAGGTCTCATTATTAAAACATCAGGAGCAACACCTTGTATTTTAGACAGAGAAGATATACTTTCTAAAATTAAACAAATTAAATCTACGGTGAAAGGTAGACTTCCAAATATTTATGTATTACATGGTGATTTAGAAGATGATGAAATGAATGGATTATACAATCATCCAAAAGTAAAAGCTCATGTTTCATTTACTCACGGAGAAGGATTTGGTCGTCCATTACTTGAAGCATCATTATCAGAGAAACCTGTAATTGCACCAAATTGGGGTGGACAAGTAGATTTTCTTAATAAGGACGCTATATTATTACCAGGAAGTCTTAACGATGTTAAAAAAGAATCTTTACAAAAGGGAATGCATATAAAGGGAACACAATGGTTTACAGTAAATTATAATTACGCTTCTAAGATTTTAAAAGAAGTATTTGATAATTATAGTAAATATACTATTAAGGCAAAAAAACTTGCAATAATGAATCAAACTAAATTTTCACTTGATGCAATGACTAAGAAATTTGAAGGAATACTTGATAAATATTTACCAAAATTTGAAGAACAACCTATACCAGTTGATTTGAAATTACCAAAATTAAAGAAAATTGGTGAGGTAAAAGAGAAACCAAAGGTAGAATTACCAAAATTAAAAAAGATATGATATGGAAAGAGTAATAGATTGTCCAATATGTTATGATTCTGATACTTGTTTTGAGGATATTCAAGAGAAGTTTAAGTCTTATATGTGCTTTAATTGTGGATTTATGAGTAACACCGCGTATACCGAAGAGAATTCAGATAAAGTTGAAAATACATCTCAACTTGTAGAAGAATTGAAATTTTTTGATGAAGAACGAAAAATTTACTGGTTTCCATCAGTAGTTAATATGGGACCTAAAGGTATAATATATCCAGAGGGAAAAGTTGAATCTTGGGTTTGGAAGTATGCAGAAGTTGTTCCAATTAAAGAAGAAGAACAATTAGATTATCCAATTCCAGGTGAAGATGATAAATATTATACAGAAAAACTTGATGTTGAAGGTGCAAAAAGTTATGGTCAATATGAATTTCTTGATGCCTGTAAAGAAATGGGAATAACAATGGAAGTTCCTAATGCCTAAAATTGGAACAAATTGGTCACAAGTTGAACCAGGTGATATTGTTTCTTTCAAATATCAATCGGTAGTAGATAAAAGTAAACAGGCAAAAACTTCTACTATCTTGGTATTGAATACGAGATTTCAAAAAAAATTAAAAAGTGGTGATACTGGATACTATTTGAATGGAATGAAATTAGAAGGTTCTAATATATCAGTATTCGGTAATAAAGACGAGGCTTGGGCTTTATTAAATGAAATAGGTGAGTTGGTAATTGTAGATTTAGACAATGAGATATATAAGACGAACATTGAGAGGAGATATATTGGAACTTGGGGGGCAAATGAAAAGTTATATGAAGCGATACAGAAAACACCACAAGGAAGAAAGGCACAATTTAGAACATATGATTGGGATCAAGTTAGAAAAAGTGCTGTATTTCTTGAACCAATAAAACTACCTAAGAAGAAGGTGTTATTGCTAGCTGAACAGCAAGGTATAAAATGAAAATAAGTTATGGAATTACAGTTCATAATGAAGCAGATGAATTAAATAAGTTATTAGAATTTCTCATCCATAAAACACGACCAGAAGATGAGATAGTTATATGTGATGATTATTCAAATGATGAAACACAATTTGTAATTCAATCATGGGTTCAGCAATATGGACACGATGATATGAAAGTTATAAAAGTTTATCAGAGAAAACTTGATGGTGATTTCGCATCACAAAAGAATTCAGTAATAGAAAATTGTGATGGAGATTATATTTTTCATATAGATGCAGACGAGATTCCACATGAGAATCTCGTTGATATTTTACCAGAAATGTTAGAAACAAATGATGTAGATTTGGTGTGGGTGCCACGAGTAAATACAGTAAAAGGATTTACTGAAGAACATCGTATGAAGTGGGGATGGAGAGTAACAGAAAAAGGTTGGGTAAATTATCCAGATTACCAGGCACGAGTATTTCGTAATGATGAAAAGATAAGATGGGTAAGACCAGTTCATGAATATATTAATGGTTGTAAAACATATGCACATTTACCACCACAAGAAGAATTAAGTTTGTATCATCATAAAACAATAGAAAAACAAGAACAACAAAATGAGTTATACTCGAAAATACTTACCAACAATTAGTGAATTAATAGATAGACTTTCTATAGTTCAGTTAAAGGAAGTCTTTATACCAGAACATAAAGAAGAATATGCTAAAGAAATAAAAGAGATAGTAGAAGATTTAGATGAATTGATATACTGGGAGAAACCAACTGGTGAAATGATTAGAGCTATTGTAGTGTTAGCTCAAATGAACTTACATATTTGGCATAATGAAACCAAATATAGGGCAGGTGAAGGTGATGGTAATCTTGGATTAACTCACGGATTAAATGGTATCAGAAATACTGCAAAGAATAAGATACAAGAAAATCTTGTAGAAGGTGGAAGAAAAGATTATAAAGTAGATTGTATAGCCGAAGAATTTGATGATTGGGAAGTGAGTTGGTAGATGTTTAAAGAAACTCGTGAAAGGTCAATAAGAAAGTCCGTTGGTTGGAGAGTTGTAGCATTTAGTAATTCTTGGATGGTGTTGGCATTGGGATTAACTGATATACCACTTTATAATGCAGTAATTATGAATGTAACAGGTATAGTATATTTTTATTTATATGAACGATTGTGGAATAAATCTCAAAAAGGTAGGTATTCGGAGTGATATTTTGGAGAATTGTAGATAATAAAGTTCATCCAATTCAAGAAACAGATAATCTTGGGTTTGATAAATCAGAGGGATATAGAATACCCGATGAATATTTAGATAAACAAGAGTTTATGGTTATGAGAACTGCTCACGGAATAGGTGATTGGGGAATTATATCAGCGATGCCTCGTTTATTGAAAGAGAAGTATCCAAATTCCAAGGTAGTTGTTCCATCTAAAAAACTTCTAAAAAAATTATATGGTCAAGACCACAATAATGTTCATGTGATATTTGATAATAATCCATATGTAGATGAGTTTGTTGATGAGATAGATGGTGAGGTATTCCATGACCACTATAGAGTATATGATGAATTTAAGATATCTATACCTTTAATTAAACAAATGTTAGAGTTTTGGCAGTTCACAGAAGAAGAAATGAGTGATTCACAACCAGAAATGTATTGGACAGACGAAGAGAAGGAGTTAGGAGATTCCATCATCCACGAGGTCGCCGATGATAGTGAATTTGGTTGTCTATTAATGTCTGATAGATTTGGAACACAAATGGGAAAACACCATCAAGAGAGTTATGATAAAGATACAAAAGTAATGTCTGAGGTTTTAAATGATTATGTATTACCATATTTTTATTATACATCAAAACCTATTTCAGAAACACCTTTTGATTTTATAGACAAGGCATTGGATATGAGATATATTGATTTAAGGATTCAATTATATATTAAATCAAAGGCAAAAGTAAATGTTAGTAATCAATGTGGAACTAATCATTTAATGGTAAGGTATTCTACTTGTTATGAATCACAAAGACAATATCCAATAGCACATAATTTTGTAGAAGGGGAAAATTATTTATAATGAAGTTAATATATTCAAAGGTAGAACCAGATAAGTTGTTACATATCATACATAAAGTAGATGAGTTTTATACTATAGAAGAAGGACATAGACGAGATGTAGTAGGAGAAAAGGAATTCATTCAGTTGTCAGCACTAAATATGAATGAAGGACATACTTTTAAACCACACCAACATATTTGGAAACCTGGTGAAGAATCGTGTATAGCACAAGAATCTTGGGTAGTAATAAAAGGTAGTGTTGAATGTAATCTTATGGATACGGATGGAGTTACATTATCCAAACCAATATTAGAAGTTGGCGATTGTTCTGTAACTTTGGGTGGTGGTCATACCTATTTAATATTAGAAGATGATACATTAGTTTACGAATATAAAACAGGCCCTTATAAAGGACAAAAGAATGATAAGGTTTTTTTAGATGAAACTTAATATAGGTTGCGGTTGGAGAGATTTCGGTAAAGATTGGATTCATATAGATGGTGGTAATTATGACCATCTTGATTCTGATGATATTTTCGTTACGGAATATAAAAATAATTCTGTGGATTTAATTTATGCTTCTCATTTTATTGAATATTTTGATAGGGAAGAAGTTGTTCCTTTATTGGAAAGGTGGAGAGAGGTTTTAAAACCGAGTGGAGTTATGAGATTGGCAGTTCCTAATTTTTCAAAAATAGCATCTTTATATATTAAAGGTTATGAACCATATGGTATGGATGATTTTGTTGGTTTATTGTATGGTAAGATGCCAATGGGTGGTGAAACGATATACCACAAAACAGTATATGACTTTCGCAGTTTAAAAAGTCTGTTGGAAGGTATAGGTATGAGAGAAGTAAAACATTATGATTGGAAAAAAACAGAACATTCAGAATTTGATGACCACTCACAGGCATATCTGCCACATATGGATAAAGAGAAAGGAACTTCAATGAGTTTAAATATGGAGTGTATAAAATGAGTTTTGATAAGATAAGAGAACTTGAGAATAAGATAGCAAAATTTTATGGTGCACCACATGCAGTAGCGATAGATTGTTGTACTCATGCAATAGAATTATGTTTGAGATATAAAAAGGTAGAGAAGTTTACAGTTCCACCAAATACTTATCCTTCAATTCCAAATCTGGCAAAAAAGATAGGGATTGAATTTGAATGGGAAGAGAAAGATTGGGAAGATTACTATTATTTAGGGGGAACAAATATAATAGATGCGGCAGTATTATGGAAAGAGAATAGTTATATTCCAAATAGTCTTATGTGTTTGAGTTTTCAATATCAGAAACATTTGAGTCTCGGTAGGGGCGGAATGATTTTAACAGACGATGAAGAAGCAAAGGACGAGTTAAAGAAAATGTCCTATGATGGTAGGTTACCTGATATACCTTGGAGGGATCAAAATATTAGTAGTATGGGATATCATTATTATATGACACCAGAAACAGCTAGTTTAGGATTAGAGAAATTACCAAAGGCAATAGAAACTAAACCGAGAGATTGGGAATTAGAAGATTGGCCAGATTTAAGAGATATGGAGCTATATAAGTGAGAAGTATTGTTTTGAGTTGTGATAAATACCATCCTTTATCTGAACATATGGTAGTTAGTTATAGAGATAAATGGCCATCACATAATTTTAAGTTCAATATACCTTGGAATGATTCTAAACCTATACATTTATTAGAAAAATATTCTAATGAAGTAGAATTAATACAGACACCGATAGAATTTAAAAAAACTATAGGTTCGCTGTTAGATAAAGTAGATGATGATGAATGGATTTTTTGGTCAACTGATGATACATATTTAATTTCTGTTGATGAAGAGGAAGTAAATATTACTCAAAAATTTGTAGAACAATGTGATGAAGATGTATTTGGTGTTACATTTGGATATATAAGACACGTTCCACATAGTATAGATGAGAAAGATACAGTTGAATATGAAGGATTAAGGTTTGTTAGGAGAACACGATTAACTAATCCTTGGGCTCCACAATATTGGAGAGCCAAGGTATTGAAATTTATGTTTGAGTCTATGGAAGAAGCACCAAAGTATAAAGCAAAACAGATGGATTATATGTTAGGAGATTGGAATAATCACACATCCAATGCATTTTGGGATATAATAAATCAGGGTAAATTTTATACTCTTGATCACAATGTAGGAATTTGGGGTGAAAGTACAAAGAGGGGATTAATTACTATAAATTGTGCTGATAGTTTTAATAATTACGGATTAGAAATTCCAACTACCTTTGAAGTTTCTGATTCTTCAATTTTTTTTGATGATTAAAAGGATATAAAATGAAAAAGAAGGCGTTTATAACAGGAATTAATGGACAAGATGGTAGTTATCTTGCAGAGTTGTTGTTAGAAAAAGATTATGATGTATATGGAATAGTAAGAAGAAATTCTATAGCAGAACATCAAGAAAGTAGAATTGACCATTTGGTAGGTAATGGAGTTGAAACAGAGTATGGTGATTTACTTGATGTAAGTTCATTAGAAAGAATGATACGGACTATTCAACCCGATGAAATATACAATATAGCAGCACAAAGTCATGTGAGAATTAGTATGGATATTCCACAATTTACAGTACAAACTAATGCACTCGGATTGTTAAATGTATTAGAGGCCTATAAAAATAATTGTCCAAGTGCAAGATTCTATCAGGCATCATCTTCAGAGATGTTTGGTCGTTCCGTAGATGAAGATGGTTATCAAAGAGAAACCACACCGATGCACCCAACAAGTCCTTATGGATGTACAAAGGTATTTGGATTTAATATGGTTCAACATTACAGAAACGCTTATAAGTTATTTGCAAGTAATGGAATATTATTTAATCACGAATCACCAAGACGAGGTTCTAATTTTGTAACTAATAAAGTTGTAAAGGCAGCAGTTGAGATTTCAGTTGGTAAACGAGATAAACTTCCACTCGGTAATTTAGATTCTTATCGTGATTGGGGACATTCAAAAGATTATGTTCGGGCAATGCACATGATATTAAATCATACAGAACCAGATGATTTTGTATGTGCTACTGGAGTAACTAATTCAGTTGGTGATATGTGTGATTATGTATTTAATAAGTTAGATTTAAATTATAAAGATTATGTTACAGTAGATGAAAGGTTTATGAGGGCCGAAGAATTGAAATATTTAAAAGGAGATGCCACTAAGTTGAGAATGGCATTTGGTTGGGCACCTGAATATACATTTGAGTCTTTAATGGATGAAATGATTGAACATTGGTTAGATATTTATAAATGAGGTTACTTTTAATTTTATCACAATACAGAATTAGTGAAAAGATTTTACCAGTTATTCCAGAACTTAAAAAAGAATTTGATTTAGATTGTTTGTTAGTTTATCAAATGAAATCAAATCATAAATGGCCAGGAGATAGAGATTTAAGAAAAGAGTTTTATAAAAATTATAAAGATTACTTCAATATAATTACAGAAAATAGGAATCATTTTGATTATGGTAGTTATGATTTAATTATATCAGATGATAATAGAAATACACCTAAAACAGGGTTGAATGAAATATATGAAAAGAAAAGTTGTTTGATGATTGGTTGTTATCATGGAGCTGGAGAGAAATGGAATAATGTTAAATTTATTAAAAGGTCAACTGGGACAGTTTTAGATTATTGTTTTGTGATGGGAAAGTCAGATGTAACTACTGATGTGAGTATACCAGTTGGTATTCCATCAAATGATTACTTACATTTGTATCAAAATATGGATAAGAAACATATTCTCGTAATTGTAAATTTTCTTGGTAATAGGATCTGTCCGTTTGAAATACAATTAGATGAAAATTTTGTGAAAGAGGTGGATTTTATTTCCTTACAGAATAGATTTAAACTACCAATTATTTTTAAATTAAAGAGTAGACAAGACGAAGGTATTGGTGGGTATAAGAGAAATGAAAATTATTTAAATTTTATTTTACCAGATAAGCTTGATTATAAAATTTTATGTGATTATGAAGATATAGATACATTAGTATCTGAAAGTAAAATTGTTATATCGGCACCATCAACATTGGCATATAAACCAATTCAACTTGGTATTCCAACAATATTAATTAAGAATAGTGGTCAGTTGGGTAATTTTGGAGAATTTAGGGGACTTGTAGAATTGGATAAAGAAAAAGTTAAAAATAAAATAGATGAGATGATAGAGAACCCAAAAGATGTAGATTTTATAGAAAATACAGTTGAAGGTGGGTTAGATTTTAAATCTACAGAAGTTTTTATAAAAGAAGTTAGGAGATATATATGAAAGCATTAGTTACGGGAGGTGCTGGTTTTGTTGGCACGAACTTAATAAAGAGATTATTAAAAGATGGACACGAAGTAGTATCAGTAGATAATTATTCTACTGGTGATAAGAAAAATCACCAATTAGGTTGTCGGTATCATGATTTTGATTTATCAAGTTCACATACACTTGGAATTTATGTAGACCATGGTAGTTATCCACAATGGAGAGATGATGAGTATGATGTTATATTTCATTTAGCGGCCTTGGCAAGAATACAACCATCATTAAAAAATCCACATGAAGCACTTTTTAATAATTTTGTAAGTACTCTCAATATATTAGAATATGCAAAACGAAATAATATAAAAGTAGTATATGCAGGTTCAAGTTCAGTTCATCATGGATTATATGGCAGTCCTTATGCCTGGTCAAAGTTTAGTGGAGAAGATTTATGTAAATTATATAATAATGTATATAAGTTGGATACTACAATATGTAGATTTTATAATGTATATGGACCTCACCAAGTAGAAGATGGAGTATATTCTACATTGATGGGTATATTTCAAAAACAATATAGAGAAGGAAAATCACTAACGATAGTAGGAACAGGAAAACAAAGACGAGATTTTACTCACATTGATGATATTGTAAGTGGTTTAGTAAAAAGTGCAGAAGAGTATTTTAAAGAGTGTGAAATATTTGAGTTAGGTAGTGGAGTAAATTATTCTATAAATGAAATAGCTGATATGTTTGGTAAAGACTATCCAAAGGAATATATTGAACAACGACCTGGTGAGTATGATGTTACTTTAGCTGATTATTCTCATGCTCGTGATTTACTTGGGTGGAATCCAACAAGAACACTACAAAAATATGTTGAAGATTTTGTAGAAACAGAAAAGTTTTTTAATGAATAAAGTTTATAAGGTAAAATAATGATAAAGGTAAAAATTAAAGAGACTAATAGTAATCCGAGTATACTTCATGGAAATGGAAAGGCAAGTAGATTACCAAACGGAGTATATAATAATTTAAAGTCTAAGTTTTTAAATACACAAACACCAATTCAAGATAAAAATGATAATGTTACTATTGTCACTTGGAAAGGTGGGAAGTATGCTAATCAAGAAACTATATTAGAAACTTGTATGAGATATTATGATCATCCGATTGTTATATTAGATTGGCCCGAGAATAAACATTTTTGGGAAGGTTCAAAATTCAAAGTTACTGGTACATTAGATGCCATTAAGCAAGGATTAGTAACAACTGAATATGTGATGTGGTTTGACTGTAGTGATGTTATTTTGTTAGAATCTCCATCAGATATATTAACTAATTATCAGAAACATTTTGAGGATTATGATTTGGTATTTTGTGCAGAGAGAAATCACTATCCAAAATCTGATAGAATGACTGCAGTTAGCACAGATATAATCTCACAATATGATAAAATTTATGAGTATGATAATAAATCGTCCCCTTCAACTTTTAAATATTTGAACTCTGGATGTCTTGTTGGAAAAACTTCTAAATTGCAAGAATTTCTTAAAGAGGCTACAATAGGATTGGATGAAGATATAAATGATACTGTTATGTGTAGAATTGCACAATATAATATGAGAGATTCAGTTACAGTTGATAAAGAATGTAAATTATTTGCATGTTTATATGATGTAGGTCCAGAAGATGTGGAAATAGAAAGTCATGAGTAAAACTGCAATTTTTATATCTTCGAGAAATAATTATTCTTTATTAGAATCATTTTTAGAAAGAAATCCAGATTTATTAGAATTAGATTTTTTTAATGTAGATGATAACTCAGATGAAGAAGAACAATCTTTAGGTAAAGAAATTTGTTTAAAATATAAAATTCCATATATACAAAATAGTGGACGGGGTTTACAATGGTCAGCTCAAACTATCATTGATTGTTTAGATGATGATTATGATTTTTTAATTTGGACAACCCATGATTCATTTACGATATCTGAAAATTTTTATCAAATATTTAATACAATTAAAAGTACATTAGGAGACTTTGGTGTAGTTGGGTTTAATATTTTGGGACCACAATGTGGTATATCACACCCAAGTCAAATTACAAAGACAACACTTGGTATGTTAGGAAGGGCACCATTGGCAAATCTTCCTGGACGAGGTGGTTGGTATAGAACACCAGATATGTTATTGGATTGGGATACTTGGGGTGGTCTTAATCCTATTGCTATAGAATCACCTGTTGATATGACATTGGCAATAAATGTAAATTTGTTTAAAGAATATATTAAGGTAACTGATAATTATCATCTCTTTTGTGCTTGGGATGACATTTGTATGCAATTTTTAGAAAGTGGTGTTTATAATGTAACACTACCTTACTTACAAGTTTATCACGACCAGATGTTTAAGGAAGGTAAAGTACCTGTTAAATCTGCCGGTGCTGCTAAAAAGGGAGATGTTAAACATTTTGGTCATTATGGTCCACATTTTGAGTATTGGACAGCAAGATGGGGATGGGACAGGGATGATGTTAGAAATACATTTCCATTAGAAAAATATAAAGGAACTTTGATAGGTGATTTTTTTGAAATGAACTATAAAGATGGACCATTAAAGGTATTTAAATGAATATACTTTGTATAACACCAATAAAACATCTTGAGGGAGTTTATGAAAAGTTATTAGGTTGCGGTGAGGTTATTTACGAACCAGATATAGATAGAGATACGCTAAAAATAATGTTAGATGTGTTTAAACCTGAATACTTATTTACGAATCCAAATAAACAGAATTTTTTATTAGATGGTGATATATTAAAAAATGGAAAACTAAAAGTAATTAATACAGTTTCAACAGGACTTAACCATATAGATATAGATTATTGTAAAGAACATAACATAGAAGTTTGGTCATTAAAAGATGATTATGAATTAATAAATGACCTACCATCAACATCAGAATTAGCATTTGGTTTGATGATGTCATTATTGAGAAACATACCAAAGTCATTTCATTCAGTAAGAGATGGTAATTGGGATTATGAACCATACGTTGGTCATCAAATCAAAGGTAAGACTATTGGTGTGATTGGTTATGGTAGACTTGGTAAAATTATGTGTCGGTTATTTGATGGTTGGGGAGTTGATACATTTGTTTACGACCCGTATACAGATGTTGATGTTGAAAAAGATTTCGAAGTTGATTTAACAACTTTGTTAGAATATTCAGATGTAGTTTTTTTACATACTCACGTCACAGATGAAACTCGTGGTATAGTAGATGATGAGTTTTTATCTCAAATGAAACAAGGAAGTTATTTAGTGAATACGGCACGAGGTGAATTAGTTGATGAAGATGCAATAATTAAATCTATTAAACAAGGACATTTAAAAGGTTACGGAACGGATGTAATCAAAGATGAGTTCGGTGATATACAGAATAGTAAGTTAGTAGAGTTCTCAATCAACCCAAATAATAATGTAGTTATAACACCACATATTGGTGGGATGACTATTGAAGGACAAACAAAGGCCTATACTTGGGCAGTTAGGAAGTTTAAGAATATATGAAGTTATTAACAATAATACCAGCAAAACTTGATTCAAAGAGATTAACAAGAAAGAATATCAGAGATTTAAATGGGAAACCATTATTTTTACATTCGATAGATTATGCAAAAAATACGATACATGAAAATAGAATAATAGTTTCATCGGAGAGTAAAGAAGTAGAGGATTTGGTACCTGAAGATATATTTTTTCATCAAAGAAGTAAAGATTTGTGTGGGGATGTGGAAGTAGTAGATGTATATTTGGATATAATAAAAGGTATTAAACACAAGTTTGATTATGTTGTATGTTTACAGCCAGATAATCCTAAGCGTAGTAATTCTTTAGATGATTGTTTGGATTATATGATTGATAATAACTATGATGATTTAATCACCGTAAATAACGAATATAAAAGAAGTGGTTCAGTTAGAATTTTTAAGTATGGGTATTTAAAAGAAGGACTTGTTAGTAAAAGAATGGGTTGTATTAGAGATAGTGCAACAGATATTCATTATAAAGAAGATTTAGAGGCATTATATGACTAAAATAATATCAGAAATAGGTTGGAATCATATGGGGGATATGGAATTAGCAAAAGATATGATTGCAGCAAGCGTAAACAATGGGGCAGATATGGTCAAGTTTCAAACTTGGTCAGTAAAGAGATTAAAACACGGGCCATGGGACGAAGATGGTAGGTTAGAAATTTATAAACAGGCAGAATTATCTAAAGATCAACATTTAGAATTATATGAATATTCTGATAAGTTATGTATACCATTTTTCTCATCAGTATTTTCAGTAGAAGATGCAGAATTATTATCAGAGGTTCAAACGGATAGAGTAAAGATTGCAAGTTTTGAGTCAAGGAATCCAACTTTGTTATCTTATTGTGATTCTCGTTTTGATACGGTTTATATATCTACGGGAACTTCATCAGTAGGGGAGATAGAAGAACATCTTGATTATCTTCCAACGAGTAATGTTGTTTTGTTACATTGTGTATCTTCTTATCCATTAGAATCAAAAAATACAAATTTACCAAGAATTAATTCACTCAAAAAATTATGTGATAGAGTTGGTTATAGTGACCATACATTTGGAGTGGAAGGAAGTAAGGCCGCGTTGGAATATGATATAGAAGTTATAGAGAAACATTTCACATTAGACCATGATTTACCTGGTCGTGATAATAAATTTGCTATATTACCAGAAGAACTTAAAGAGTTATCTGATTATATTAAAAGACGTGAAGAAATGAATATAAGTCATGGTGATGGTTATTTAGAATGTGAACAAGAAGCAAGAGATATAATGACGGGAAGATTCGATGGTTAGTGTTATAGTTAGAACAAAGAATGAAGAAAAACATATTGGATATTGTATTCAATCTATTACTGATTTCATTGGTAAACCAGAAATTATAATTGTAGATAATGATTCTACTGATAATACTATACCGATTGTAAATAGATTTGAATATCATGATTTATCTATATTTGAAATATCTAAAAATGATTATACTCCAGGTAGGGCATTAAATTTTGGTATTAAAGAATGTACTGAAGATTATGTTATAATACTTTCTGCTCATTGTGAAGTTGTAAAATTTGATTTTGATTTATTAAAAAATAAATTAGATGATGATAAAGTTGTTGGGGTATGGGGAAAACAGACACCAATATGGGATGGTAAGAAGATATCGAGACGATATATGTGGTCTAATTTTGGTGAAGAATCACAGACAAATTATTGGTGTGAGTCGGAAGATAGATATTTCTTTCATAATGCATTCTCTGTATTTAAGAGAGAACATTTAGTTAAGTATCCATTTGATGAACATTATAGTGGTAAAGAAGATAGATATTGGGCAAACGACCAGATAAAAAATGGATTTGATATATTTTATGATTCAAATCAAGAAGTTAAACACCATTATACATCAGGTGGTGCAACTTGGATGGGTACGGGATAATGACTACAAAAGTTATCTATACTGCAATAATTGGTGGTTACGATACATTAGTAGAACCAGATTACAAACCCGAAGGTTGGGATTTTGTTTGTTTTACAGATAGAGATTTAGAGTCAGATACTTGGGAGATTAGAAAAACACTTCCACTTTATACAGACAATACGAGAACAGCTCGTAAACATAAGTTATTAACACATAGATTATTTCCAGATTATGAATATAGTTTATGGATAGATGGTAATATAAAAGTAAGAAATGATGTGAATGAATTGTTAGGTCATCTTGATGGTTCTAATTATGCAACCTACGACCATTCTCAGAATCGATTAGATCCAAGAGATTGTATTTATGATGAAGCATCTGCAATACTTCAATTTGGTGAAATTAATATGAAAAGAAATCCTGAAAAAGGTATAAAATGTTTTAAGGATAATCCTAAACTAATACAAAAACAGATGGGGAAATATATGGATATGCACTATCCAAGAAATAATGGATTAGTAGTTCAGATGGAAGTTTTAAGACGACATAATGAACAGGATGTAGTTGATTCTATGGAGGATCAGTGGGTTGAGTTAAAGTATAATAGTAAGAGAGAACAGTTGAGTTTTAATTATATAGCATGGAAAAATAAATTGAAGTTTAGTTATATTCAAGGTGATTCAAGAGATAATAAATATTTTTTGAATATGGGAAAACATAGGGGTAAGAAATGAAACCAATTTTATTTGTTCATGTTCCAAAAGCAGCAGGAAGTACTATCTACAAGAGTTTTAATTTAGAGAGAGTAACAAAACATGCAACATTAAATTACTTACAGATAAAAGATGAAATTGATGTAGATGGTTGTTGGATTATTGGAACGGTTAGAAATCCGTGGCAAAGAATTTTTAGTTTGTGGAATTGGACTTGTAGTCTTGCAAATCCAAAACATGGATTAGATTGGAAAGAGTGGTTATATGATTCACCTTTAGTTGGATATCATTATAGAGATGAATTAAATAATAATCCACTAAAACAGGTAAATTATTTTATTGATATGAACGGTAAAATTAAATATGATGAGATAATTAGAGCAGAACACCTTGAAAAAGATGTGTGGAAATCCACTCGTTTAAATGGTGTTTCTACTAATCATTATGCGGGTGGAATAAGTGGAACTTCGATAGGATGGAGAGATCATTACGATGAAGAAGATGTAGAATATGTAAGGGAACAATCAAAGTGGGAGATAGATACATTTGGTTATAAGTTTGAGGAAACTGAATGAGTAATGTAGTTTTTATACCCAACATTGATTTAGGTAATGGTAGAAATAAGTCATATAGTTATTCTATCAATAGTTGGAAACAATTTTGTGATAAATACGATTGTGAATTATTGGTATGGGAAGATTTACTCTTACCAATAGAACAAATGAAAATAACTTGGCAACGATATTATATGTTTGATATATTGGAGGCAAATAATATAGATTACGACCAAATATTGATAGTAGATGCAGATACAATAGTTCACCCTGATTGTCCTAACTTTTTTAATGAAACAGATGGTAAGTATAGTGTGGTTAGAAACAATGGTAGTTTTGAGTGGGTTAGAAGGTCAATGGATGGATTTTCTAAATTATTGTTTAATGGAGAAGTTCCGTTTAAGGTATGGGATTATATAAATTGTGGATTTCAGATTGTTAATAAAGACCATAAAGAATTTTTTGAATATGTAAGAAATTATTATTTAGAAAATCGCCAAAGTATACAGAACGCAATAGACCAAGTTAGGGCTGGAACAGACCAAACAATAATTAATTTTTTATTGAGACAACAAAATGTAGAATTAAATTATTTACCTATTTGTTATAATATACAAGATTTACACTCTAAACAGTTATTGTTTATTCATCCACAAATGTGGTTTGAAGATAAATTAATATTTGAGAATTGTGGTTATGTATTTCATTTTAATGCAATACCACCAAATGAAATGAGCAGAGATGCCAATTATTGGATAAAGAGAACTTACGAGGAGTTTTATAAATGAAAGTAGCATTCTTTTCAGAAACAGGTAATAACCAAAGATATCCAAGAGATTTTCCAAATGCTCGTACAGAGGTAGCGTGGTGTTTGGCATTAGATGCTCCAATGTGTAGTTTGAATCCATCTACAAAAGAGAGATTAGATAATGATTATGATTTGGGTATCGTGATAATTCCTAAAAATAATCCTGAAAAGATTGATTGGACTTGGATAAGGAGTAAATGTAAAAATGTTGCAGTAATGCAAGAAGGCCCACATTGGTATTTCCAAGACTATCAGATAGATAAACAGTTTCATTACTATAATGCTTTAATGGAATCAGATTGGGTGTATTGTCATAATAAATCTGATGTAAATTATTATAAAGGATTAGGATGTAAAGATGTAAGAGTAATGAGAAGCTTGATGATAACAGAAGATTTAATACCAAGAAATGAGTGGGGAGATGTAACAATCATTGGTGGTAATATGGTTAGTTGGTATGGTGGATTTGATTCTTTTATTATAGCCAGAGAAATTGGAGATCCAATAGTTGCACCATCAATGGGAAGAAAACAATCACAAGAAGATGCGATAGAAGATATTCAGTATCTTCCATATTATACTTGGAGAGAATGGATAAATGTTTTATCACAATTTAATATAGGTGTTCATTTAATGAGAACACATGCCGCTGGAACATTTGCTATGAATTGTGCATTTCACGGAATACCTTGTATTGGTTATGAAGGATTAGATACACAAGAAACTTTACATCAACATTTATCAGTAAAAGTTGGTGATTTAGATAAGGCTAAACATTTAGCTATACAATTAAAAAATGATGACGGTTTTTATCAAATGTGTAGTAACAGTTCACAAGAAATGTTTAAGAAGTTTTATACAGAAGAAAAATGGTTAGAAAATTGGAATAAACAATGGATAAAGTAATAAGTTTTATACAACCGAGTAGAAGTAACCTAAAATATCTAAAGTGGTCTTACAATAGTATCCGTAAGAACTTAGGATACAGACATGAGATATGTTGGGCAGATGACTTTTCTGATGACGGAACATGGGAATGGATGAAAGAGATAGCGGATAAAGATATCAATGTAAAAATCCATAGAAACGAAGGACCCACAAGATTAGGACATACAATTCTATATGATACATTAGTGGATATGGCGTCAAATGATATTGTGATGATATACCACGCTGATATGTACGCTTGTCCTAACTTAGATACAGAGATGATTAAACATTTAGAACGAGGTAAGGTAGTAAGTGCAACGAGAATAGAACCACCATTACATCCAGATGGACCTGAAAAAATACTTAAAGATTTTGGAATAGAACCAGAAGAATTTGATGAACAAGGATTGTTAGAATTTGTATCAGACCATGTTGGAACACGAGAAGATGAAACGACTCGTGGTATATTCGCACCGTGGGCAATTTACAAAGATGACTTCTTAGCAATCGGCGGACACGACCCATTATACGCCCCACAAAGTAAAGAAGATAGTGATATATTCAATCGGTTTGTATTGGCAGGATATGATTTAGTTCAGACTTGGAAAGGATTAGTATATCATATGACAAGTCGTGGTTCAAGATTCAAAGATGGAGCAATGAGAAATCCAGCGGGACAAGTGTTTATGAAAGGTAGGGAAAGTAGTGAGTGGTTGCAGCAAAACCTCCGTAGCACTCGTAATTTCATCCGCAAATGGGGACATATGGTTAAACATGATGAATTGATGTATCCCATCATTCCACCCAAATATGATGTAGGATTTATAGTTGAAAATTGTGATGAGAATTTATTGAAAGAATTAGAGCCGTGGTGTTCTAATATTCATGTTACATTAAATCCCGAACAAATAAGAAATTACATAGATAAGGAACAACCAGATACTCAGTTCAATCTTACTGAAAAAATATTATATCATTCTCAACCAGTAACAAATAATGTAATTGTTAGGTTTGATATACGACTTTTAACGCCCCAGAATTTTCAGATATTAGTGAACTTATCTCAGATACTTAAAGAAAGTGGTGAAGTTGGTGAGATGGAACTGGAAATATTTAAGTTTAACATAAAATCACTTGATAGTTATGAAGGAGAGTTAATAAATGTCATATAAAAAAATTATTATTTTAGGTCCACCATGTGTGGGTAAGACTACTTTAGCATATACGGCTTTAAAAAACAAAATACCTTCATTTACCACTCATGGCCTTCGGGGACACCAACTTTCATCCATGGCTAAAGCTGTAATTAATTTAGATATGTCGTTATTTTTTGATGCAGGTGGATTGATGATTGGTAATTTAAATCATAAATACAAAAATAACGGGTTCGGTATGAGAACTGTATTGTTATTACCACCAAGAGATGTTTATTTAGAACGAGAGAGAATAGAAATTGAAAGGTCTGAAAATAGGAATCAAGATGGTTCAAGTTATTATGATCAACATAGGGATAAAGAATCAGGAACATTTGATTTAGTTATTAAAGATGTTTTATCTCCACAAGAAATTTTAGATTATATTATTGAAAAAACAGGATTTAAAAATGTCATATAAAAAATACATTACAGAAGTTCCAGATTTTCCAGAAGAAGGTGTGAATTTTAAAGATATATCACCCTTATTGGCAAACGAAGAAGTATTTGGTGATACAATAGTAGAGATGAGGAATTTGACTCATAGAGTACCAGATTATTGGATTGGAATAGAAGCTCGTGGATTCATATTTGCATCAGCACTGTCCGCATATTGTGGTGGTGGACTTGTGATGTGTAGAAAGGCTGGTAAACTACCACCTCCTGTTACACGAAAAAGATATCAATTAGAATATGGAACGGAGTGGATAGAAATGAAAAAGGGTAGTGGAACAGCAGTTATAGTAGATGATGTATTCGCTACAGGTGGAACATTACAGGCAACTAATAATTTGGCTAAAATGGTAGGTTATGATGTTATAGATAATTTGGTATTAATAGATTTGTTATATGTTCCAACAGTAGAAGGTTTTAATTTTAAAGTAAGGAGTTTAATTCAATATGAATAAAAGAAATATAACAATATTGTCAATGATAATATTGGCAGTAATAACAAGATTGTTACCACATCCACCAAACATGGCACCAATAACAGCAATAGCATTATTTGGTGGTTGTAATATTAAGGATAAGAATTTGGCTTTAGCATTACCATTAGTGTGTATGTTTATAACTGATTTATTCTTGGGATTTCATATGATAATGCCGTTTGTGTATATGTCATTTATGATGATTTCATATATTGGTATAAATTCTAAAAAGATTGGTAACGGAACAATATTTGGTAGTTCACTATTATTCTTTTTGGTTACAAACTTGGGAGTTTGGTATTTAGGATATCCAAATACATTGGCGGGGTTGGTAAGTTGTTATACATTAGCATTACCATTTTTTGTAAATACGATTATAGGTGATTTATTTTTCACCCATAGTTTAAGTTATAGTTTTAGTAAGTTAGAAGAAAGGTATCCAGTTTTATCAATATGAATAAACAAGATGTTTTAAATTTTATAGCAGGAGTTGTTGTAGGTTTTATATTGTTCATGATTACAATAGAAACAGAGATGACTAAGTTAAGAGTTCAATATAATAGAATTTATAAACTTACTGTAGAAATGGAAGAACAACTTATAGAATTGAGAGAGAAACAAAATAGTAATAAGGTTTTTGATAAAGAAAAAAAAGGAATAGAAATATGAGTGAATATTCAGGATGTGATGATTTCAAACCATTAATGGTATCACATAAAAGAGCGTGGTTTGGTGAAAAGTTATTTGTGGATACATATGGTAGACCACCTAACTTATCAGACGTTCCAATGACTTATATGACACGAAGTGAAGCGTTTAAGAAACGAGGTTATACTCGAAAACAAATCAATGAACTTTGGGAACAGAGTCATAAATAATGAATAGAGAAGATGTATTAATTGTATGTGCACTTGAAATAGAAACACAAGGTGAAATGGATGATTATAGTGTGTTGTATACAGGGGTAGGTAAAGTTAATGCCACATTTAAATTAACAGAACGATTGTGTGATTCTAATTATTATAGTCTTAAACCAAAACTTGTAATTAATTATGGAACCGCTGGTTCACGAAAGATTAAGAAGAAACAATTAGTAGATTGTACAAAGTTTGTTCAGAGAGATATGGATGTTACTGGTCTTGGATTTATGAAAGGACAGACACCATTTGAGAATCTCGTTCCAATTATATTAGATTATGACCATGTAAAATTTAATCCTATTGGTAGAAAGGCAAGTTGTGGTAGTGGAGATAACTTTGTAGAAGATAGAACAAACTATTATGGTGAAGTAGTAGATATGGAAGCTTACGCGTTAGCCAAAGTATGTCATCATTATGATATCAATTTTATATCATTTAAATATATTACTGATGGAGCAGACGAACAGTCCCACGAAGATTGGGAAAAGAATTTATCTGATGGAATTAAAGAATTTAAGGAAAGAGTATTAAATAAAATTCGATGACTTACTATTTATTACTGGAAGGTGATTCCGAAAAAGATGTTTATTTTGACTCAAATGTTTTAGGAGAAGAAAGTTTTGGAACGTTTTATACAGGTCAAGGTATGGTAGCCTTAACCAACATTGTAGAAAAGAAACCTGAATTACTCGAAGTCATCAAGATTCTTGATGAAACTAAGAAATCGTACACCCTTACAAAATTCTTTGACATTTTATCTAAATTAAAGATAAAAAGTACTTGACTTTTATGTGCTTATTTTGTAAGATCGTATATAATGGAGAAGTATAATGACTGATTGGAAACATTATGAAGAATATGAAGAAGAAATTCATAACGAGATTAATAAGAAATTTGTTAATAAAATCAAGAAAAAGAAAACTTGGAAACAAATTACCGAAGTCAAGAATGATAGAGAACACTCCAAAAAACAATGGCAAAAGAAAAGGAGAAAGTCAAAGAATGAAAGTAATAACGAGTAGTCTTTTATTTCTATTACTCTTTGGATGTTCTGATTCAACATCGTTTGAACCAGTAGAACCAGATGTAATAAGAGTAGAACTTAATCAGGGGTTAAATGAAGATAGTAATGGATATTATCACTTAGAATTAGGTGATACGTGGCAAACCTTACATAGACTTAGTGGAACAGCATATATAAATGATGAACCACTCGAAGTATTAAAAGTATATTGGGAATCATCTCATTATTGGTATCTTGGAGATACTCTTGGTTACATTGTTAATAGATACTTAACGAATGATGGAATTTATGTATCAGTAGATACTTCATATGTAACAGGGTTTAATGGAATGGAAGTTCCTACAATCAATCCAGCAAGTTATAGTAACGCTGAAGGTGAAGTAAATACAATGTTTGCACCAGTTCAAAGTATGGAAGATGATACGGTTACAGTTAGAATGTATTTTTGGAACAACGAATATGAAATGATAGATGAGGTATTTTATATTGTATTAAATTAGGAGAACGGATGTGAAATATGTGTTGGTGGATAATACGGATAGTATTAACACTTCAGTTGATCTTGCTAGTAATGTAGGTTTAACTGGTGCTAAAACTTATTTTTTAGGAATTAAAAAATTAGACCCAAAAGAGTTTAATAAGTTATGGAAAGTAATGACAAGAGATGAATATGATAGACAATTTCATTCTTCAAACAGACCCCCATCACATCAAGGAATTAGATGGTGGGAAGAAGATAAGGAAATCACGGATAGTGAATTGAAGTATTAACAAGGAAAAGGTTATGAGTAAAGAAGATAAACTAACTCCCGAACAAGAGAAGGAGTTAATCATGTTATCGGCTGAAATCGAGGCCGAGGCAATCAAAATGAGAATGGATTATGAAACTAATCCATCAGAAGAAAGTGGCAGTGTAGTTCACATACACCAAGAAAGTTCACTATTAAAAGATGAAGATGAGAAGTTAGATGATGTGGCTTTAGTTAGTAGTAGTAAATTACTTGCCAAAGAATTAAAAAAACAGAAGAAAAAAGGAGATAAAAAATGACGGATGTATTATGGGTTATAGTTGGAATCGTTATTGGTTCTATAGGTGGAATACTTACTATTTCACTTCTTACAGCAGGTAAGACCGAAGATTTGTATACAGAAATTTCTAATTTGAACAATGAAGTTCAAGATTTAAGAGTTCAACGAGAATTACTTAAAGAAGAAATTGAAAGGTTAAATAAACCAAGACGGAAACCAACACCGAGAAAGAAAAGAAATTATAGACCACGAAATCGTAAAAAATAAGAAGTTTATAATTATAATAGAAATGGAGAGTTATTGTGGCTAGTTTACCAACAGGACCAGATGAAATACATGGTGGAGATGGATTGCCCGATTGGATGCAATTTACCATTACAGTTGCCATGTTTGGAGTTTTTGGTTGGATAATATGGTTATTATTTTCACCAACAATGACTTTAGATGAGAAGTTTAGAGATTTACTTAATATTATAGTTGGTGGATTTTTAGCATCATTTGGTAAAGTTGTGGATTTTTGGTTTAAACACGATAAGACTACTAAAAGGAAAACTCAATGATAGAAGTTATAATAAACTTTATTAAAAGTCTATTTATTAAAGATAAAGAAGAGCCCACGATGGAGGCACTTCATAATATTAGTATTCCAATGGATACAATTACTAAAGTGGAGAAAGAAGAAATGTCAAAATTCGATGAAATTATAGAAGGTGTATTAAAACACGAAGGTGGATATGTAAATGATCCGACAGATTTAGGCGGTGAGACTAATTTCGGCATAACTAAACGATTCTATCCCGATGTAGACATAAAGAATCTTACAGAAGAAGGTGCAAAGGAAATCTACAAGAAAGATTATTGGGATAAGAACAAAGTAGATGATTTACCAGATGATTTAAAACATATCTATTTTGATATGTGTGTGAATCAAGGTAGGGGAACTGCCGTCAGAGTATTACAACGGGCAATAAATGGTAAAGGTGGTAAAATAGCAGTAGATGGTGGATTTGGTCCAGGTACTAAGGGTGCATTAGCAAAATATAAACCATCCGTAGAGAGAGTTCGTTGTTATAGATTAAAACATTATTATGATTTAGTTAATAAGAAACCAGAACAAGAAAAATTCTTATTCGGTTGGTATAGAAGAGCATTAGAAGTATAACTTTTTTATATATACTATATTTATTATCGAATGTGAAAGATTTCACATCACCTGAAGGATGGGGAGCATAGTTACTTGACAGGAAATACTCTTGAACACTCATTCGCGATAAAAGTGTAAAGTTTTTTCAAAACAATTACACCCGCTCTACTTCAGACCTGATGTGACCACTAACAAATAAAAAATAATAAATGGAGATTGACCGTGAGTGATTCACCCAAATGGTATAATAACATGGAGAAGTTTACCTTGAACGGACAAGACAAAAAAGATTTAAATGTGATATTAGAAAGAATGGAACAGGCTGATAAAGACCGTGACCAGATGCATACTGATATCAAATTCATTAAAGAAAATTTATTCAATCCCCATGAAGGATTATGGCAAGAGTCTAAACAGAATACTCAGTTTAGAAAAGATACTACGAAATGGCGTGGTATAATTGGGGCAGGTTTCGTAGGGTTATTTTTTAAACAAATGTATGATTTATTTGTATAAGCCGTAACATCTCGAGCTCTGTTCGGCAAGATTTTTATTAACGCGTGTTATAGGAGAGTAATATGAAGAACATATTAAAACTCATCCTTTCGGTATTTATCTTCTTTGGAGCAGTACCTACAGTATCATCGATGGACTATAGTGAAAAAGCCAGTATGTCGGAAGAAGTAAAGAAAAAGAAGAAGAAAAAAGGTAAGAAGATACAAAAAGGAACAAAGAAAAAGAAGAAGGGATTCTTCAGTAAAGTATTTGGTTCTAAGTAACCAATTCCAAGAGAGCCTCATTAGATAATATAGTGAGGTTTTTTTGTGCGTTATATATATTATAGTAGTTATGTGTGAGTTATGTGAATTAAAAATAAAAACAAATATTTATCTTGAAAATGAGTATTTTATAATACTTGATTGTATAGATTGTCATGTTCCTATGATAGTTTGGAAGGAACATACAATGTTAGTGCCAGAACCAGATGAACAGGTAATGGAAGGATTTTTAATTGAATGTGGTAGACAATTTTATGGTTATAATAGTTCATTCTTTATAGATAAAAATCAACGGAAGATATTTGACCATTTACATTGGCATGTTAGATTAAATTCATAGATATATATTTATGGTTATGAAGGAGAAAAAATAATGTTATTTGCAACTATAGGATGTTCTTTTACTCGTGGTGAAAGACTTTTTTATCACAGGTATGTAGAAGATGATGAACTATCAACTATTAATGAGAGACATAACGGCAAGGGAACGACACCTATTCCCATTTTTGGGCAAATATCTGATAAGGATGGAAATCATATGAAACATGCAACTGAACAAGATAAACGATTTCAGTTAGATATTTCATATACAGGACTATTATCAAAAAGGTTGAATTGTGATTATATTACTAAGTCTGGTGATAATTTAGGTCATTTAGATTGGGTCATACCAGAATGGGTGAAAATGTCAAGGACTATTCCTGGACGGAAGTTAGATTTTATTGTTTTACAATTAACTGAACCACAAAGAGATCTTAAAGAGTTTTATGGTGGTCATGATGGTCAAGAGTTTTGGGATAAACTGGGGTCTATTTCTACACCACCCGAAGAAAAAGAGAAATTAGAGCATCATTTAGAAGTGGAAATACCAGAACTAACAGTTAAGAAAGTTTTAGAGGCAAATAAATTATGTAAGGATAATGATATTGATTTACTTGTTTGGAGTTGGACAACTCCCATAGCAGAAATGTTAAAGGACGAAGATTTCTTTGTTAAGATAGAATATGAAGGTAAAGAACACATTTCATATAACCATATGAGTGCATATGCTTCGGTGTCAATTAATCAAGTTTTTGATAGTAACGATACTCATCCAAATAAACTCTTTAACAGAGTATTATATGATTCTATTATAAGAAAGTTAAAAGAAAAGGGGATTATTTAAATGAATAATTTATTTATATATGGGTGTTCTCATTCTGTCGGACATAATATTCCTAATGAAAAGTTTTGGGGATATTTGTTATCTCAAAGATTAAATTTAAATCTGGTGGGAACTCTATGTTCTGGTAAAGGACTTGGACATATCATATCTTCTTTGTTTAGAGATATTTATAATAAGAGTATTAAAGAAGGTGATGTTGTGATTTGGAATACTTCATACCCGTCAAGATTTACTTCACCAAAGATCAACTCGGATATTTACCACTTCATCCATGGACAAGATTCACTACAGAGAGAAGAATATAAAATAGTTGATAATGGTAAAAAGAAACGATTATGGGCAAGTGATATGGATATGGTTAATTACTGGTTTCAAGAAACCGTAGTTGGATATGATATATTAAAAAGTATGGGTATTGAAACTTATCAATGGACTTTACTTGGAATAGAAGAATTGAGTGGTTTATTAAAAATGGCACATAAGTGGAGGCCGTCAGAAATGGAATTAGATAGACCTATAAGTTCGTGGGAAAATTTAATACCATCACCAAGTGGATATCAAGACTGGTCATGGTTTATAGAATCAAATGAGTATATGATTGGAGAATTCCAAGGGGGTATAGATGCACATATGAATGTAAAAGGTCATGAAGTATTTTATAATCATTTTTATAATAGGATAAAAGAGATAAGAGATAATGGTAGAAATAAGACATAAAGAAACCAATGAACAATACACGTATATTACTCTTGATTCAATTTTAGATACAAGTTGTTTGAAAGATACTGATGGAAAGATGAGGAAAAGTTTAGAGACTATATATAATAAGTCTAATGATATATTTCATTGGCAAGACGATGAACGGGGAACAAGGAGTTGTAACTCTTTATCGGGTTCACTTGAATACCATAAATCACATGGAAGGAAGCTTACT